AGTCCTTACAGACAGTCTCTGTCTCTATCTTTAGGGAGAAATCTCCTGTGAGAGCTTTGGGATATACAAATGTTAAAGGACACACCAGAGGCCCTCGTGTTATTGCGGGTTCGCTTGTAGCTACTATCCTCGCAGATCATCCTCTCAGGGACCTGTTTAATGAGTACAAGTATGATTTTAGTTATGATGCAGGCTTTGGTGGACCAAGGAGAGAAGGAACAAATTTAATGTTTCCTGATGAAATCCCTCCTTTTCATCTAATTATTACCTACGCTAGTGAGCTGGGGCATCGCGCTAGCTTTGCAGTTATTGGTGTGGACCTAGTGAGTGATGGTATAGTGACTTCAGTAGAAGATATGATCACAGAAAACACTTACCAATACAAGGCTAGAGACATTATTGTCTTTCATCAAGATGAAGCCTTTGACATAGAACGCCAACCAGATATAGACGATGCGGCTTCTACTGTGGCCAGTGTTGAAACAGATAGCACACTATCTGTCACAAAAACTCCTACTGGAAGATCTGCTAAAAACCAATACAGTTATGGAATAGGGGATGGCCCCTATAGCAAATACAAGGGTAACTGATGGCCGATTATAGTTTTGTTGAAGAAACTTCGTATTCATACGATTATTTCAGTGGGGCGAACATTGGTCTCTTTATTGGTTCTCGTTTACTAACAGAAATAGTTGGGGTTGAGTTCCAGCTTATTCAACTGAAGAGACCCATCTATGGTTATGCTTCTTCTCTATATGATGCAGTTGCTCCAGGGATCGTACAGGTTTCTGGTGTTTTGCATATGAATTTTCTTGATGGAGCACGTCTTCCTACTCTAATAGACATGGCTCAACAAGGGAGTGGTGGTGAATCGTATGTTAGTGTATTAAATGATAAAGATCAGATAGCTCAAGTTACAGAGCGAATAGACCCAAATAGCACCATGCCGGGTCTGAATAAGGAGGTGCGCGCCTTGCTTGTAGAAAGGTACTGGTCAACTCCAGACACAACAGTAGTCCCGACAGCTTTTAAGCGTCCAGACGAACATTCGCAATCTTTTGTAATTAGGGTACAATATGGTCCTCCCCCTGATTTGGGGGCAGAAGCTAATAGAACAAGTTTAGAACTAGCAGGTGTGCATATAACAGGTTCGGCACAGACGGTGGGCGTAGGTGGCGAACCAATCATTGAATCATATCCTTTTATTGCTAGAGAGATAAGATAAGGAGCTTTGTAGAATGGCAAGTACGAGTACAATGGCTAAAGAATTAGCCAAAAAGAAAGCAGCTATGGAAGCTGCACAAATGGCACCAGAGAAAGCGGCACAGCCGTCAGCGATGGATGCAAGAATGGCAGAAGTAGAAGCCGCAAGAGCTGTTGCAGAAGGTTCTCCTGTTGTCGAAGAACAAAAAGAAGCTACTGCACCCGCAGGTCCAACTCCGATGGATTTGCTTCTTCAGTTAGAAAATGGCCCGTCAGAGGCAGACCTAGTTGCATGGAAAGCGGCACATGGTGATCTATATGTTCTTCCTCTTCACAGTAGTGATGTTTTTGTTTATCGCTACCTAAAGCATTTTGAATGGTATAAGCAACTACTTGCGAATGAGAAGTTAGTCCAAGACCAAGAAGCGCTAAAAGATGCTGTTGTACAACGTTGTGTCCTCTGGCCCGCAATGGCGGGGACCTCCGCAATGACGAAGCAGGCTGGACTAAGAGATCTTCTTTTCGAAGTAATTATGCAGTCCTCTTACTTCATTGAGCCTGAACGTGCGATGAGTCTTGTAGTTAAGCTATAGAATTCTATGCACCAAGACATTCTGGATATGAAAATATCCAAAGGTACAGAAGTCTATGGGTTGACACTAAGAGATGGACAGATTGTTCCTTTTCGTCTTCTAAACAATAAGGAGCATTCTCTCTATCAATCTTCTCTTTTGAATGGAATACCAGAATTTGAAATTTGGATTCACGTTTTTCAACTATGTGTTGTTGGAGATTGGTGGAAGAATCTTCTGAAAATGGAAGAAAGTCTCTTAGAGAATCTTGAATTGCCTGCAGGGATTATATCCACTGTGGGCAAATTCATTTTTACGGCCTCGAATATTGATCAATTAAATGAACTACAACAAACCCTAAATGTTCAAAGAGGTTATGTTGGTACTGTCGATTGTCAAATCAAGTCTGTCATTATGCAAGTTTTCCCCTCATACAATCTAAAAACCTTGGAACAAACTGAATTCCAAGAACTGATAAGACTGTTTGCTATGGCCGAAAGTGTTCTTCTAGAGCGTGGTATAATTGAAAAGCCATATGAAATTACAGCGAACAATCAGAATGTAAAACAATCGGGTGTTCTCGATTCTCGTAAGATAGCGGAAGAGACAAGAGCCTTAAGGAATATTTAATGGCCGTATCAAGAGAGTACCAACAAAGGGCTCAGAGACCTACTTGGTCATCTGAGCCCACTGTGTATGGGGGTTCCAGTCCTTGGGGCCAAGTTGCGCGTACTGGGGCCTGGACGGCTGCAGGAGGCGCTGCTCTCTGGGCAGCAGGACGTAAGACCTATCAGGGCGATACGGGCTTTACGTGGCTCTACAGAGGCCTTGCTGGCTTCGAACAAGCCATTCCTTTCTTTGGTCCTACCCTCAGACTACCAGGTATTGTCTCTCCGTTTGTTGAGCATGAAAAAATTGTTGGTGGTACCGTAAACATTGCTACCAATTTCCTTGGAAATAATAGAAGAAATACAGCAAGATATATTAGTCAAGTCACCGGTATGTCTGAAACCCAATTGGCTGCTCGTGGCTTCCATGCTCGTGATGCCGCTATGCAGTTTCATAGAACCGGTGAATTTAGTGGAAGGCTAACCCTCAACGGCCGAACTTTAGCAGACAACATATTTCTTCTAAGAAGAGGAGATCCACTAAACTCCTCTTACGATAGATTCTTTGCGGCACATCTTTCTCTTGTTGACGAAGACCTCCATCAACAATTAACCTCAGAGAGATCAGCATATTCTGGGGCTCCAAGGACACAAGCCGAGGTCAATTTAAGTCGAGCGGAAGACTTAGCAATATTAGAAAGACAAAGAGTCCGCCAGCTGCCTGAGTTTGTTCCTGCTTCTTCCCGCGTCTCTCTTCCTCATTTTGGGGAATTGAGCCCAAGGACTGGTTTTGCTCTTCAGTACGCACGAACAGTTGGTGCGTTTGCTAGCCAACGTCTTAATCAATTAGTTTCTACGTTTATAGAAGAAGTTCCTATCCTGGGTTCTTTTCTTCCTAATTTTAATATGGTTGTTAAAGAGGGGTCTTTCTTTAGCATGCAAGCGCGTTATGCAAAGCTTGGCGCGAAGATTGGTATTGTCGGATTAGGCTTATCTACGGCTGACTGGCTTCGAAGAAACGACGAACTAGGAAATTTTGTTTCTGCTGGTGCTTATGGTGCAATGACTGGTATTATTGCCAGAGGTGCTTATAGTGCTTCTCCTCGAGTTTCTGCTTTGGTTGGGGCAGGTACTGCGCTCGCTACCCTTGCTCCTGTTTTCGATGAAGGTATTTTGCCGGGCCTTGGAACAGTCCTGACCAGAGGAAACCTTTTTAGATCACATATGTCTCATGCTTTTGGTGGTGTATTGCCTTTTATCGGAGCAGGGCACAGAGAATTAGCAGACTCCCTTCATCCAATTGCCTCAAAACCGGAAACTGCTTTGTTGGCCGGTCTTGTTGTTGGTGTTGGTGGGCGTAAAATGCTTAATACCTTTGTAGGAGAGAGTGCTATTCGATCAGCAGGATTGGCTGTATCAGAAACACGACCAGTTCACGGTTATTTTGATCGATGGAGAGACTGGGCTTCTCGAATGAGAACCAGATCTCCAACCACTTTAACAGGCTATCTCGATGCTGCGAAGGAAACCTGGAATAGTGTAGAACAAGACATGCTTCATGGTCTTTCTAGCGAGAACCCAAGGATAGCACTTCAAAAATCAATCGATGAAAGATGGGCAGATTATATCAACCAAGGAGACGGGTTTCTTGGTAAAGGGTGGAGACAAACGAAGGCCGCCTTCACTTCTGGTGGTGGAAAATTATTAGAAGAGTTAAATAGATCCACTATCTGGTGGAAGAATCGACATTTGCCATTGCGAGGCGGGGCTATTCGGTTCTTAGCGGGTGCAGGAGCATGGGCTCTTGCAACAGGTCAGTTAGCTTCTAAAGAAAGTCCAGAAGAATTAAAAGCACTTTATTCCGGAGACGAACAAGTTGCTGTAAGAAGAGGTAGGCTTTGGGAGGCTGGAGGAACACCTTATGAAGGTGCTGACATTACCCACCACAAACCTCACTGGTATCCATTAATGATGTCAAGAGCTGTTGAAAAAGCAGCTTGGGGTGTAACAGAAGACCAGCTTTCTCCTTTACAAAAGTTCTTTTTAAAGAACTTTACATATGAGTTAGAGCGACGCAATTATGAAAGCAGACCATACCCAATTACGGCAACTGCTTTTAATGATGTTCCTTTTGTTGGAGAGATTCTGGCGTCTACTGTGGGTAGGGTTCTAAAACCACCCAAGCTAATGCATCTTGGAGAGTGGGTCCAAGTAAGCGAATCTGGTGAACTTGAAATGCTCCATCCGCCCGATAGTTTATCGACACCGCCAATTCCAGAACTAGGCGGTCTGGGCGCTGCTGTCCCTGTTTCTCCTTTCTCTCCCAAGAATCGATTTTCTGATTTCTTGTACAGTAGCAGTGAACAAGCAGGTTTGGTTGGTTTCTTACAACAGACTTATGTCGGAATAACTAGTGGTGGAGATCCAAGATTATTCTCTCAAGACACAAGACTCCAGTCTGCAGAACAGATTTCTAGCATTAGTAAGAAATTTTGGGATATGGAACTAGGCGGTCTTCTGTTTGCCTCGGAAGCTATTCGTCGATATTACCCTGCAAAGGGTTCTGAAATCAAAGAATACAACCCGATTCCAAATGCGATGCCTTCTTGGCTGCCAAAGGATTTGAGAACGGGAGATCCATATAACATTCCATATGGAGAAGGGCGAATGCCTGGGCCTGGGTATGCAGCCCTGCACCCTGAGCTTGAAGGATTAAATCCAGAAGACTATCCCCTTGAACATAAATACAAGATTCTTTCTGATGTAGCCTATTGGTCTTCTGAATTCAGAACAGTTGAAACACAAATCAATAGAAGAATTGAAGCTGGCATCTATAGCGAAGCTACATTGGCTAAACTGAATAGAATTGATCAAAGATTAAAGAATAGAAGAAATAAGCTTTTTGGTCAAGTCACTGATATGAATGAGCAAACAAAAGCAAAAGCTTTTTTTAGTGGCGCCGGAAGAGGATGGACAGTTGCATTCAAAAAACTTGTTGCTCCAGTCGAATACCTGTTCCCGTTTGGCTTCCGTCCATTCAGTAAATTACTCTCAGGGGTAGAAACCCCTGTTGAGCATTATGAACAATATCATATGCATGGTACTCAATTAGCTTTCTGGGACAAGCCAATTCGTGACTGGGTTCGTCCTGCCTTTAATTCTTTTAGGGGGCTTCTTGGATTCGGTGCACCTTCTTATCTGCAAGATGTAAGAGATGTTGAAGAACATTTTGATAAACTTGAGTATTTAAAGTGGAATCTCCTAGCAAAAAATGCTTTGAATGAAGGAGACAGCTCTAAGGCGCAAGATTATATTCGTTTACAAAGCAATACAGTAACTGGCGTTGATGCTTTTGGTGATCAGAATATTATCCGTGCAGCCCTCCCTGCAGTACAAAGAAAATATTTTGATGCATTTTCTTCAGCGCGATCATTAAGCGAAAGAGAAGAAATTCTGCAGTTGATTCCAGAATCTTATAGACGTATTTATCAAGCCCAATGGGCTCGCATGGATGCTGAACTTTCTGGAGACACAGCAACATTAGAACGACTACAAGAAGCCTATAGCGCATACCAACCAGACCCGGCTGAGGTTATTGCTTATTTTGATGAAAAGGGTGGCATTCCCGACCGCTCTTGGCTGGGCTTTCATCCAGGTGTAGACTTAGAGGATGTTAAGTTAAAGTATGCAATGTCTGAAGGTATGGATATTCATGATTTTGGTTTCTGGGATAGTCATGTCAGGCTTCTTGCAAGAAAACCATACATCAATGAAGAGATGGTTGATGAAATGATGTCTCCAAAAGAAAATTCAAACGATGTTCGTAGGATAATCGACCAGACAGCCTCTGACTTTGGTATCATAGACTATGACCTTGAGGTCTCTGATGTAAGATCTAGTCAAAGTAGAAATGATGTTCGTCTCAATATAGAAGACTCTCGTTTTGCTATGAGAAAGAAATATGAGGATAGATTCAAATGAGCAATGATTTAGAACAATCAGGCTTAGGCGGCATTTTCTCCAGCATGGGCACTATAGTTGGAATGGCTCCTGCATTGGGTGCCGCAGCATGGACTATTTCTCGAAATCAAGACGAGGTTGTTGACGCTCTTAAAGATATTGGAGCATGGACGGACAGTCTTTTTACAACAACGAAAGAGGGGAATCTGCCTTCTCCTACTCCATCGCGACCAAGCTTAACCTTACCTTCTCGTAAATCACGAGGCTTCCGTGACTTGGGGAGTTTAGTCGCTGAGACCGCCGGGCGTTTTCAACGGCACAGCAGCGCACAGCACGATGCTAGTTTAGCAAAAGAAGTTATAGACTTTTCTAAGAAAACCTCAGCAAAAGAACTTCCTCTTCTTCGCTTGGCTGCATTCTCAACAATGCTTGACCCTACCCACAACAGAAAGATGGATACAATGGCTGATGCTGCCAGATATCTCTCTGGTGCTAGTGCTAATGAAATAGGAGAGTTTTTAAGAATCCAAGGAATCAGTCATCGTAGTGTTTTTGGGAAACTAAAGAGCTTGAAAAGAGGCGGGGTTTCAGCTGAACACATCTCGTTTACTGGACTTTCTCAAGGCATGGGGGCGGCTCGAAGAGATTACTCATTACCAGCCCCCGTTCTGCCAACAGCAAAAACGACGAAGCCTGTCAAGTTTCTCTCTGGTGCCCAAGCTGTTGGAGAGTTTGTTAAAAGTGTTCAAGGTGTAGAGGTTTTTGGTCTCGATGTTGAGACTTTTGGAACAAAACAAATATCTACCGTTCAGTTAGCGACAAATGAAGGAACTTGGATTATTGATGCGAAAACACTTTCTTCTTTAGAAGTATTGAAGCCTATCTTGGAAGGGCCAGCAACAAAAGTAATCCACTATTCTAAGTTTGAAAAAGAAGTTCTTGAAAAAGCTGGTATACAGCTTGACAATGTGTTTGATACTTTTGATGCCTCACAGCAAAAATATGGCAAGACAAAAGGTTATAGCCATAGTCTTGCCGCTTTGGTTGAGAGAGAGATGGGGGTTAGGGTAGAAAAACTTTACCAACAGTCAGACTGGAGCCTCAGGCCTTTATCTGCTCAGCAAATGCAGTATGCTGCATTAGATGCAGAGCTAATGATAACTCTTCATGACAATTTGAAAAATGGAGGCACTCCTCTTCCAAGTAACAAAGGATTCGGTGGTACTGGTGTCTCATCCCGCGCTACTACAGATATAGAAAGAAAACTAGTAGCAAGACGACTTGGCCTTGACCAATTACCCACAGGAGCTTCTCTTGAAGTTGATACTCTGTTTCGTCAAGGTGCTTTGCATACTTCTGACCCTGGCAATTACTTCCGTGTTCGGTTGTTTATGGAAGGGACGCACCGACCTTTTGAAATGATCCTCCCAGGAAAACATGCAGGGAGTACTTATTTAACTTCTAATGGCAGTGCTTATACAATGTCAAGGGTTGGAATAGAGGGTGCTGAAAAAAGTGTGTCTGGACGCACTGCTCTATGGGAAGCAGGAAGAGATATTTTCGGAAGAATTCTTTCTCCCCAGACTCGACCCTGGGAGCGACGAAGTATTCTAAGATCCGGAATGGAGAGAATTTCAAAATTCTCTCGCTACATCACTCCTGGCTCAACAAGTGGGGCAGAATTACAGAATGTTCTTCAGTCTAATCTTGCTGTGTCTAGAGAAATCTATGAAGATGTTAACAATAAACTTTATACAAAAGATAAAGACAAAATCGTGGCCCGCCTTGGTGGGTCACCAAATGTGCACTTGATGGGTCCTGAGCAAACAGCGGAAGGTATGTTTATCATGACCAACAAGCAAAATCGTCTTGCTTATGATTGGTATTCTGGACTTCCTTCAGAAGAGGCTCTTGCTGGTCCAAGTGGAAAGGTTTTACAAGCAGAGATGGAGCCTTTTGTATTGTCACGACCCTATCAAAGCTTCAGAGAGATATCAGTTGTACTTCCTACAGAAGTACAAACAGGACAAGGCATTAGTCCGCACATTAACGGTGGGTGGAAATTAGATAAGAACAAGGGCGCTGCGATGCGAGGCGGACCTTTGAAGGCTTTTAACCGTTGGATGCCAGTAAACCCTGGGGCCAAATTTGAAGAAGAGCTGCTCGGAAAATATGGTTACCTAAACCCACATGCATTAACTTTTGAAGTCATTGATGATAAGAAAGTGATGACTCTTGAGAAGAACCTTTCTTTGCTTGAGGGTGAAATGTATCTTCATGAGAAGTTTAAAACAAGAACATCTAAAGGTGGGTACGGAATACGGTTTGCTTCGCCTCATACTCAAAGAGTTGTTGGCGCTGGAGTTTCTTCACCTTTTGTAGATGATTATCTAAAGCAAGGTCTTCCTGATATGGATTTGCCAAAAGGTGTTTTCTTGGGTCTTGATGCAGAGACTGGAAAGCCGATCTTTTCCGTTCGAGGACGAAGAATGCAAGACAGGCTTATTGGAGTAACAACAGACGAGGCTGGAAACAGAGTTCTCCAGATGCAACGTATCTTTGGTCTTGGAGAAGGAACCAAACTACAACAAGGTATTAGTGGTGGCTGGAAAACTACTCTTAAATTTATTGATGACAAAATGATGGGTACGATTCTCGGCCGCATTAATCCAGCAGATGCAGATAGCGCTGATTATAAACTTTTATCACAAGGAGTAGAGGCAGTAACCACCAGCGCGACATCTGTAAAACAAGGTGCCTACGGTGTTAAAAGACAGGTAGCAGGTGCATTGAAGTACTGGGCATCAGCAACACTTTCGGCTGAGTCCGACAGAAGACAAAAAATGAAGGGAATTCTAGGGGTATCTCCTCTGGATTATCTTCAAGGCAAGATGGCCAAAGGGGCTGCTGGCACACTTGAAGACTTCATGAGGGCTGCTCTTTTAGAAGCACGAGAAATTGGTGTTTTCGGAAGTGCGCTCCAGACAGGCACAGCCTTTAAGGGTGCGGCTAAAGTTCTTGGAGCTAAAAAGTTCGGCGGTCTTCTAAAAGATGTTGGTCTTTCTGTTGCAGAAAGAAAGCAAGTAATGACAAGTATTGAGCAAGCTAGTGGGGTCATCTCTTGGGGTGCTTTAGTCCCTGCTGATGACCCGACGCTTAACAAAGGTCGATTTGCAACACTCGAAGCTCGCAGTCTTGATGGTTTGATGACTGCCGGCTGGAAACTGGGAGACAAAGACCTCTCTTCTGCGATGATTCAAGACCTTATGTCTGCAATCTCTGGAGAAAACAGAGGTGCTGTGAGAATGGCAGCTACTCTAAGGAGATCTCTCAGTAGTCTCCATGGAGGTAAGCTTCCAAGTGAGTCTATGAATGTCATGGGGTATGCCGACTCTCTCTTGCTTGACAAGGAGCGCCTTTATCCTAAAAAAGACTTCCTTTTAGATCTAAGAAAAGTTTCTCCCTCTCAAGTCGATGCTGTTGCTGATATTGTTCCTGAACGTTTTATGCTTCCTGGAGAAGAGTCTCTTGAAACTGGTGTTGGATATTATAGACAAAAGAATAGTGGTCGAGTTGACTTTAGACATATAACAAAAGAGATAACAAGAAATGTTTCAGGATTAAGAGATGCGAAGTCTCCAGAAGAAGCACGCTATTTTGCCAAGAAACTGAAGACGAGTATGGCAAAGTATTCTTTAGCTGCAGACAAAAGAATAACCGTCAACTCTCTTGGGCCAGCCTCTTCTTTTGTTCAGGCGGCTGGTGTTTCTGATCTAGATTTAGTTCTTAAGGCAGGGAAAGGTAGTGACGAATGGGCTGCTGCCGGAAGAACAATTGGAGAAGATCTTTTGGGAACTTTAGATCAAGTAGACCCTGGTGAGTTAAAGAGAACAGTCTTTCTTTCTCAAAACCAAGCACGAAACTTAACAAGAGGAGCCAAGCTTGATGCTGTTTCGAAAAAAGCCTTTATGAAGGGTGAATCATCAATGGCTGGAATGATTTGGCGTTTCCCAACAGTCGGAGAACAATCAACCCAGCCTGTTTATTTACGAGTTCATCAAGGTCTGGAAACAGCAGATTCTTCTAGTCGTGTTGTGATACAGAACAGAATGAAGAATATTAATATTCTCAATGAGTCCGCCAAACAACTTCTAGGAGGCACAATTGAGGCAGATCTCGGTATGGCTCCTGGTATGACCCTTGACTTTGACAAAGATATGGTTGCTATCAAAATAATGCAAGAGAAAAATGCAATTTCGATAATGACAGAAAACAAAGCCGGATGGGCAAAGTTCGAACAACAGTTTGAAGCACGAGCTGCAGAGCAACAAATTCTTTCCAAAGTTCTAAAGAAACAGATGGAACAAGTCAATAGCCAAGCAGCAATGGGTGGTCTTAGTCGGGCAGCCTATAAGCAAAGATACAGTAAAGATATTGGGCCACTTTCAAGAGCCCTTGAAGAAGTCAAGTATGCGGTTCTCACCCAGTCTAAAGATCAAGACTTTATTTCTCGAACTGTAAACCTTCTTGCCGTCGCAGAGGAAACAGGTACCCTCAAGGCTAAGAAGCTAGAGAGAGCTCCGACTCTTTCACGAGACTTGGCATCAGCATTGTCTTCAGGTGGTGGACGAGATCCTGATATTCTTAAATTTATCTCTCACCTATCTCAGGAATTAATTCCTGAAGAACTTGCGACGGGAATTGATTATTCGGTGGGCGATGGAGAGACAAGAACCTTGAAAGTAGATGATGACTATTTTCATAAGCTTGTTAATACTTTCGGGGATTATCTCGGTTCGGATGATCGAAAAGTCTTTGATGTATACAGAAGAAAGAGAGAGCAGCACGGCAGAGATCTTAGCGTTGAAGGCTTAATAAAAGCCCGAGAACTTGCCAAGAAAAGCGGAGACCCTGGTTCTGCAGTACTTGCTGCTATGCTTGGAGAAGCTGAAGCTGCTGGTGCATCGAGAGAAACAATAGAAGCAATCAATACAGAGCTTGGAGACAGAGCGCGACGAGCAGCGGGTAAACTTGGAGACAGATTCTTCGGAGCCCCTATTCTATTAGGTCTCGCAGGTTCAGCCTTGGCCTTTGGGTTGCTGGGCGATCCAGGGTATTCACCCCAGCCTTTGCTTGCAGAGGGTGAGAAGGTAGACCCCCGTATTCTTAATGCAATTCGCTCTGGAGAATTACTAAATGCGCAGCGCTCACAAGAGCCTCAAATGTCTATTCATCAGCCCGTTGGAAGCACAGACTTTTTACCAGATAGTCAATTCCATCAACCACGCATGTCCTTGTCTAGACAGGGCACATCAACAAGGATGAGTATTCGAGATGACATGAGCAGAATAAATATGGGAGGTTTTCATCAAGCCTTAAGAGAACGACTCAATAAAACAAGTATTAATAGTAGAATAGAGGACAGGAGAAGAGTCTTATCTCCAGCAGAGCTAAATAGAGAGCGTCGTAAATATGAATAATTACTTTCAAATAAATGATCTTGTTTTTGATATTCCGCCTACGGATATAACTGTCAACCATTCAAATCAACATTTCGAATGGAAGACTCTTCGTAGTTCACAATCTGCGAAGATCCCTACAGGGCAGGGAGACATCAGTGTTGGATTGAGACTCGTATTCACTCCAGGTAATCTAGATCAATTGCATCGTCTTGTCTTAGAATTTCAAAATACTCCTATTTGGTATGTAAAGAATAGATATCTTAAAAATGCAATTGGTAGTTCAATGCCAAGGCATGTATCTTTGGCTTTCACTGCCAGAGACATGAATGTTGTTTCTGTGCCTGAACTTCCTCACTCTTTTGAGGTCGGGCTAACTCTCTCCTACTTCAATTATGCCCCTTATGCTCCAAACCTAAGGTGGAGAAAGGATTGGAATATTGAAAGCCTTGATGGAAAAAAGAGAACTATTTATAATATTGAAGTAGGAGAAGAAGAGAATATCTTCCAAGAAGAGACACCCTTCTCTAGTCTTGAAACGATTAGTCAGCCCCGTTATCTCCAATTGGATGAACAAAGAGTCGATGTTACGGGATTAAATCCTTCTCCTTTTAGAGAGCCGACAACCACAGATGTCACACCAGAAGAGTCTGATATTTACCGTTACTATATTAATTATCTTCAAGCAAAAGGGCTGGAAGACCACTTTGGAGCCGCTTGGGCAATGTCAATCTTTATGGCTACCCCAGAAGCGCAAGTGATGAGATACAATACTTCTGCCTATACAAAAGGAAAAAGTGTTGTTCTAGAATGGAAAGAGTTCGGAATTCTTCCTAGTGGTCCCGATGTAGCTGCCTTAGTAAAGAATGCTACGGTAAGTGAAGAGGTCTTGGCAGAAACAAACTCTAATTTTAACTCTGGGAGCTATTTGTTTCCAACAAAAGGAACTGTTACTTCTCTCTTTAATCCTAATCGATTTCATCCTGTAGATAAAGTCTATAGGCCACACAACGGCGTTGACATCGGAGCACCTACTGGAACACCTGTTGTGGCTCCTATTGAAGGGAAGATTGTTCGACTCCGAACTGAAGATAACAGTGCAAATGGTTTAACCGTTTATCTCCAAGAAGCTGGTGGATACAAACACTCTTTTATGCATCTCAATTCTATTGAGACAGGTCTTGGAAGTACAGTTGTGAAGGGAGAGCTTATTGGAACCGTTGGAAGTACTGGACTCAGTACAGGACCTCACCTTCACTGGGAAGTTAGAAGGAATGGAGATCCAATAGATCCCTTGACTCTGAGTATTGAAGAAAGTGATTCTGCCATTGTTTTCTCTTCTGGAAGTAGTCCTGTTCCGACTTTCTCTGAAGTAGACTTTGAAAAATTGTCAGAACAGACCTCTGAACAGATGAAAGATCTGGCAGCCCAAGGCTGGCACCTTTACAAATCCCCACATGTGGCAAATGTAATTTACAGAGATTGGAAATTAATCGTTCCTTTAACAGAAGGTGAGTTCGGATCCAACAGTGCTTTTATTTGCACAGCAATGTCAGCAACACTTGGAAATCAAATAGCTACACTCCCTCTTCTTAGTCATGAAACACCTACGTCTCAACTTGTCGGAAGTTTTGAGGGCAAGCTCTTTTTAAACTTTGCAGCTCTCTCTAAACAGACAGATGATATTCCCATTGGAGCCAAAGCCCTTGTTGATATGGTTGGAATGTTACAGAAGAATGCAAGACTTTTTCGAGCAATCCCAGATTCTTGGACAGTCAATGTTTCCTGTTTCGGCTCTCGTCTCATTGGGGCTCGCCAATTTGCAGTTAACAATTTGCGTAGTGATACGATCCCTCAACATCCAGGATCTTATACTTTTGATCTTGAACTAACAGCCTCGGAACCCTTCTCTGGAGAATCTCTACAAAGTACTGGTTACTCCACTGAAGAAACGATGGCAGAGATTGTTGAAAGACTCTTTGAGAAATACATCAAAGTAGAGATTGTTGAAAGTCGACAAGACTCGACAAGACAAATGGTAAGGATGGACCCTTCTTCTTCTCAATTAAATAAAGATATTGGGGGACAACAACAAAGAGCTTTTATCGCTAGTGGAGACACAAATATAAGACATGCGCCTCCGCCTGCACCACCAGAAGATTCAGAGTTCTTAGACTCAGTGCGCGAAGCCTCTAAGATTTCTAGCTTAAAGAAAAAGGGCTGGACAGTTACTCAAAGATATACCAGAAAAGACAAGGTTGGGATGCCTTATGAACGAAAAGTTCTTCGTTCGGTATTTCAAGATCGACCCGATACAGCTCCTTCTAAACATGCTGTCGAACATGGGCACTTAGAACAAAAAGGTTACCGTGGTGCACTTCCAAGTGAGAAAGACACAGGAACCATTTATGAGAAAGGAGAAGAAAGGAAAGAAGAGTATTGGAAAACTTGGAATTTCAAATATACAGTAGACAATGTAGGTGATGAATGGTTGGCAGGAAAGCTACAAGATATTGCTCAGCTTTGTATCTTTGCAAACCTTGTTCTTTCTGATGGTCATTATCATGGATTGACTAGACAAGAAATCATTGAAAGAGCTCCTTTCTTTGGTATAGAGAAATATGTCCTTCCTTCCTATGAACAGACTACTGGGAAACGGTTAATAAACGTTCCCACTGTGGCCGGATTCTCTTATATAAACGGAGAAGAAGACTTTCTCAGTGAATTTGGAAATAGAACTTGGTCTACATTAGGAAATAGACTAATTGCTACATTGGGAACCGCACATAAATTCAAAGAAGATGATTCTTCCAATGCATTCGTTGCAGGAATTCTTGGAGGTATAGGTGCTGGCTTGAGTGCGGCAGGAGCAGCAGCCGCGGGGTTGGGCGCTTTGCTGGGTGGTGGAACTGCTGTTGCTGGAACAGGTCTTCTTGGTAGTGTTGATGCTGAGCAGATAGTGGCTCCCTTAAGCCCAGGAGCAAAAAAAGCAAAAGAACTAGAACTAATAGCCTTGATAAGAGAATTGATTGCTGGCGTTCTCCAACAAGCTTTTTTGCAAGACCCAAAAGCAAGGCTACACTCTGACTTTCAGGATATTTTTACTTCTGCTGCTACCTCAAGAAAAAGGTCTCCTTGTTATCCTGATCTTAACCTGCCAGACCATCCATACTTTGGAAGTAGTACTTTTACAGACCCTGATTTCTACTTTTACAATTATGCAGACAATGCAGGGATTGAAGGATTTGATAGTGCTGATCCAAAATTGAAGAAACAGATTCTCCAAATTCTGAGGAACAACAAGGCCTCGATGGATGCTTTACAAGATGGAACTTTCGAATCTGAAAACTTTAGAGAAGAGTTTAAGATAGGAAAGCATTTTGACGGCTCAGAAACTATCAAAAGAAAGAGTGGAGGAACTGCTAGCTACGAATCTCTTAGAAAAGAAGTGGACAATGTAGAAAAACACTTCAATAGTAAATTTAGTGGAGTAAGTCATATCCTTGCACAAGAGACAGTCTTTGAAAAAGACCCCCTTCTTGATCACAAATTTGATATTGATGCTTTAAAAGAAATTGCATATCACTCTATGCAAGACTTTGAAAGCCGAAAATACTTGTTAAAAAGAGCCTTCCCTACATTTAAACTCTATTTTATCGAAGAAGACTCTGGAGAAGAAAGCTGGTCAGCTCTTGATGACTTCTATGGATACAATGCAGTTCGGTCAATTTCATTAACAAGATCAAGGAAAATACCTGCAGACTTGTGTGTAGTAGAGCTTCAGAATGTTTCTGGTGTTCTTGACGGAACACTTCAAGGAGCTATTACTGATCTAGACTATGTGTTAGGAAAGAACACAGATCTAGCCAATCCAACAGAAAAATCAGAGAAAATGAGTGCATCTCGATCTCGAGCAAAAGAAGGGTCGGCAGAAGAAGATGTATTCAACTCAATCATTCTTCGAGAAGGAATGAATGTTCAATTACGATTGGGATATTCAAACAACCCCGACTTTCTGTCAACTGTTTTTAATGGCAGGGTAGTTGAAGTACACTGGTCAAACAATACCGATATTGTGACAATTGTTTGTCAATCATATGCAACCGAACTAGTTCAAATGAAGAAGGGAATCTCTGGAGAAGAGTTTCCTGTTGATGGCCCAGTAGAGGCTAACGCAACTCTTAGCTTTGCGACAGCATACCTAAACACAACAGATCTCCTTTCTTCAATGATTCGCTCTCCTGAGGTTATGCACTTTGGAAAATGGCAGTGGGGTTATTTGCCACAAGTGGGAGAACAACTATCAATTAATAACAATGATAGGACTTATCGAAACAGTCTAAAATGGATGACGGCAAAGAAGACTTACGACAACAAAGTCAACTCTTTGCTTTCTTCTAGTCGCGCAATTCAGCAGAATCTAACAGACACTACCGATACATTTCTTATTGATGGAATTCTTGATAGTGGGGCTAGTGCAATTGCAAATATGGGTCAAGCGCGGGGATGGATTGGAGAAGGAATTAATGCTGCAGGAGAGCTTAGACTGAAGGAATTTCTTTTAAAGAGATGGCGCAGCTATAGAGACAGTCCTGCCGACAATAATATTTATGCTCCTGATCCTGACGTTTATATTGATTATGGGTTATGGGATTTTAGTGGAGGGATGGACCATAGGCAAATTGTTTATCACCCGAAGAGCACTACTATTTGGGATGTTTTTCAAGAGATGACCTTCAGACACCCAGGGTGGGTCGCTTCTCCTGTTCCTTATGGGTCTAGAATGACAATGTTCTTTGGTATCCCCTCTCAGCGCTATTGGGCCGAAGATGCGACTCCAGCTTTTATTGAATCAATGAACAAGGCAAGAGAAGATATCAATTTAGCAGAAGATCAATTGGGGTCTTCTGCTCTCTCTGGAGCGCAAAGAAAGAGCATAGAAACCAATCTTATTCCTTCACTAACTTTATATTTAAGAGGATTGCGTCAACGCTTTAAGCCTTTCCGCAAATATCATTTTGTTACAAGCTATCACGATATTGTATCTAATGAAATTAGTACGTCTTCCTATAATATGCACAACAGTGTTGCTGTCAGGTATAACGCAAGAACCTGGGGTGGCCGCGCGCTAGACTTTATAGACGATGTTAGTAAAGCTACGGAAGGAGGAGAGGAAGAAGCCTTCGGTGAGGGCGGGCCATCAGCGAACTCTCTGAACATCGGCCTTGTGGCCGCCGGAGAAGCCGGCGGATTTGTTTGGAGATCGATAAGCAAAGGAAGGACAGAGTCTGAAGTTGCTATTTATAAATATCATCCTTACATGGCAGATGAAGATATTCTTTTAGCTGATCTGGACTTTGAAAATTGCAATGGGCAAGCAATGGCCGAACGCTATTCTTTGAAAGCGATTCAAGAAGGTCTTAAAGAAATGTATACTGGGCAGCTTACCTTATTGGGAAATCCAGAACTAAAACCTTACGATATTGTTTTCCTTATGGACAACTACAATGATATGGCAGGTCCTGTCGAAGTTGAAGAAGTTACCCACTTCTTTTCTCCAAACACAGGATTTATTTCTGTTGTTATTCCAGATGCTGTCGTTGTTGTTAATGAAATGGGGTCGACTGGATTGTTAGATTCAATGGGATGGGCGGCTCTAAAAGCGGCCGGCTCTCTTTTCGGGAATACATTAGAATTTACTTCTGCTATTGGGAACCCAACACTAAACGAAAGCCTTGCTCAAACTGGAGGAACTTTGCTCAGCGGAGGCGCTGGGATGTGGGCAGGTGTCGGTGTAGCTAGTGTAGCGACAGGTCCTGCAGGAGTTGTTGTTGGAGGGGTGATCGCTGGTGCAGGATTACTTGCTACGAATACTTTCTCGGGGACTGCGGGGCAAGTCTTAACAGGTGTAAGTGCCGCCGCAGGTAATCTTTTTATAAATACAGCAAACTTTGTCTCTCATCCAACACCTATTAGTGGAGCACAATTAACCGGTGGTTTTAGACAAATCTTAAAGAGTACAGATAAAACAATTGGCATGGTGATCCCTCTCGCAAAAGGGGGGATCCCCATGCTTGCTGGAATTCCTGAAGATATTCCTGAAAACATTTTTGATTCATGGTTGGGAAAGCTTCGTCTTTGGGTCGACGACGCAGAGGAAGGTTTTATGAATAGGCTTATTGATTTCTCTCTATATAATCACGATATCGTCAATGCATATAGTGACGATTTAAGCACATGGGAAAAATGGGCCATCACAGGATTGGGAGATGAAGGCTAATGTCTATTAAAAGAAAAACAAAAGGGGCGCAAGATCTTCAGAGAATGCAAGACAAGATCTCTAGATCTAACATTAGAGACGAAACTAATAAAATCCCTGCACAAGTTATTTCTGTTTACTATCCCGGTCAAGAGCATACAGAAAAGTATGGAGATCACCTTAATTCAAACACAGTAAGAGTTAAGGTTGAGCCCCTCAGGGGAGAGGGGTCTGGCTACCGTGCTATAATTAGGGAAACTGTGTTTCCATTAAATATGGATCCAAATGTATTCGCAAGTCTAATTGGATCTGATGCTATGGGAAGTGGTGGACTAGTTGGAGGAATAGTCGAGATCGTTTTCTCTAGATCTGCAATTTTGACTGGAGAGGCCCATCTGATTGGAATCAATTCATTAAAAAACAGCACAGATCCTGACAAATCAGATAGTCACAAAGCTCTTCGATTTGATTTAGGCAGTGGGCTTCTAGGATAAAAATGTTTGATGAACAAAAGAAAACATATAAGGTCAGATCTGACACAGAAGCTGCTGTTGAAGTTGGAGAAAACTGGGCTGCATTAAACAGTTCAGACCCTTCTTCCTTTGTCAGTGTAGCTCCAGGAGGGACTACAGTTGGAGGAGACAAAGTCTTGTTCCAACAGATGAGTCATGATATTAAGATTGGAGGATTGTCCAGTTTTAACTTCTGGCCCCTTCTTTTTATTCCATCAACTCCTGTAACCCCCATCCCTGTTCTAAAGCCTTCATTACCTCTGGAGGCTTTAAAGCCCCTTATCTCTACTGTAATAGAACTTAAAGGATTAATAACTTAATGCCTAGAGATTATGATGCTATAGATTTATTCTGGGATAGTACTGCTGGCGACTTTGCGCTTTCTCCGAATGGAGATATACTCTCAACTCAAAACGATCCTCTCTACTCTATTGCACAAACCATTGTGGACAGAGTTAAGTCTGACAAGGGTGATTGGAAGCATGCCCCATATATAGGAGCAAGCCTTGGAGACTTTGTAGGAGAAAGAAACTCTTCGGAACTAGGAGAACAAATTAGGATCCGCATTTATTCTGCATTGCAGGCATATTCTGGGATAAACACAAGCGATATATCTGTTGATGTATTTCCTCTTGGGCCTAATACGTTGGGGATTGAAATTAGCTTGGCTGTGCTTCCAACAGTAAGCAATAAATCTTCTCATGTCCTCAAGAAGCTATTCTACTATGAATATTCAGAAAATAATATCTTAGGAGTAATCTAATGGCTTTCCCAGTTAGATCTAATGACGATATCGTTGGCTCTTTTATTTCAAACTTACGAGGTAGTGGAGTAACTTTTTTACCAAAAGGATCCAAGGCTCGGGCAATTGCAGACGCTTTAGGGTCTGAGCTTTCTGTTGCTTATCAGTTCTTTCAGTCTAATTTTAATCAGGCTTTTTTAGGATCTGCAACAGGTCGTAATCTTGATTCAATTGGAAGACTTTTTAGTTTGAGACGTAAGGAAGCGAAGAAGGCGCTATCGCTTGTTAGTGAAGAAAACATTGTTTTCTATGTTGATGGCGGGGGCACTTTTGGAAGCATTAATAACGGGAATGATATCACTATAGTTGCTGGAACTATTATTGAAAGCAGAACAGGTGGTGTTGTTTCTGAGCCTGTTTCTTATCAAGTTATCTCAACAACAATTCTTAGCTCAGCTAGCACGATTGGTTATGTCGGAGTAGAGGCACTTGTTGAAGGCAAAGAACAAAATCTAGGTTCTAATACTCTGGTAAGTCATAACTTTACTTCTTATACAAATGCGGGCGTGGGCAGTCTTCTAGTTACCAATAGATTTGCTATTGTCAATGGCATTGACAGGCAAACTGATAGTGATTATAGATATGCAATTTCAATTGCAGCTACAGCCTTACAGGCGTCTAACGCCTTGGCCTTGCAACTTTCTCTTTTGTCTGTCCCTGGTGTTATAGACTTTTCTATCAACAAGTACTTCGATGGCATTGGCACAGTTGGTGTTTTTGTTGCGGGTCAAGATAATCAAACCCCAACATCTATGGTTGCACAAGCACAAGCGGCAATAGATAGAACAAGTTCTGCTGGAGAATACGTTACAGCTTACGCCCCGCCTAAAGTTGGACTAAGTTTTGTTACAAGAGTAAATACGTCAGAACCCTTGACTGCAGATGAAAAAATAAACATGGAAGAAGATCTCTTGGTCTCTATTTATAATTTCTTTGCAGACCAGGGCATTGGTCAAGAACTAGATCTCGAAGGGCTTGTCCGAAGAATGCTTGCAGTTGATAGTCGAATTGTTTCTTTCGGAACCAGACCCAATAAAGATTTCTTTGACGAACTTTATGTTTACAGGGCTTCAGACACAGCAAACCAAAGAAGAAAGACGCAACTACTTGCTGGGCGCTCAAAGATTACATCTTCCCTTGGTGTTGATTTTGATGGATACAAGATAGAAGATCATGAGATTGTAATAGCAGAGACTAGCCTTGTACAGCCCTTTCAATTCTCTTTCTTGAGTGTAACTGAATAATGAGTAACCTTTCCTGGACTACACAACGAGCACTTAACAATTTCCCACGTTGGTCTCGTGCAAGAGCGAGAGCAGACTCTGTTGCTCATGTATTCATGAATAGTGGTTTGTCCTTCATGGACGAAATTCTTGAAGAGTTACTAAGAGTTGGGAATAATTACTTTATTGAAAAGACAGACTTAAATGAGCAAGCCTTTGCTTATATTCTTCGTGTTGGTCAGGATTTTGTATTTTCTTCAACAGAACAAAGAGTTGGAAAGCCTCTCTGGACTGCTCCTACGATTGTCGCATTGTCGGGATCTGAGTCTATAACAATCAGTCCTTCGAATGCTTTTTCGTTCTATAGCATTAGTAAAAAGAATGTATTTCCAACCAGGTTGTCAACTACTCTTTTGTCTAGCTCTTATTCAAACACAATACTAGAGAGCACAAGTCTTCTTGGTTTAGATAACGCTGTAATTAACGACACAGGGTTACAAGATTTAGGCCATGTTTATGTTGAAGTAACAAACGGCGAGCTTTTTGGTTCAAGACTTGAGTCTGGAGATGCCGAAATTGGAAAGGTAGTTCTTACAGGTACACCAATAAAAGAGGTAGATGAAATAGAAGAACACTTAATCTTTACCAGAAACACTACAAAGAAAAGCATTAATAGATGGAAAGAGCTAGCCTCTATCGAGGTCAGAGGTATTTATGACGATGCAACTTTTCTAGAAGTAACCAAAGGGATGAATAGATCTGTTATTCCAGAAAACGAATGGATTTGGATGGATATTGATGGACAACATCAACTGTGGTATGAAGTAACCAACACGACAGTTTCGGGTGGTTATCTTCCATATCTCAAGTTTCAAATCTCTGACATTGCAAGTGCTGCTTTAGCGAGCCAGGGGTTTGGGTCACTTTCTACAGAATATGAATATGGTTTATTGGATACAGATGGAACTTTCCTAACAGAAGAAATCGTTGACATCGAGCGTTTGCCCTTTTCAGACATAATTGTTGCCGCTACTGCTTCCGATCTTCTATTCTTTTCTGCGAAGCCCCTGGGCTTGCTCCAAGAGAAACAAGAAGACAGTCTTGGAATTACTGCACTCCAGAAAGCTTTGTTAGAACGAACACCTGATTGTGAATTAATTCTAGATATTCCTAGTAACTGGCTCCTCCCTACTGTTTCTTTAAATATAGAGATTTCCACTCGTAGAGTAAAGCCAGTCCGTCCTATCTCCAAAACAAGATTAAGTGTAACGATTTATGACCGCGAGAACGGAACAGTAACTCGTACATATCATGACTGGTCTGGAAATATACTTTCTGCAACATCTTCTTGGGTTGAGTCCAATAAACTCACAGGGTGGAATGAACGAAGAGTAGACATTGATTCAACTACCTTGACATCTTCTACTAATTGGCTCGGAGTGGTTAAGTTAGAAACTGTTTTTGATGATGAAGAAACAGAAACAGATACTTTTTTGATAACAAGATTATCTAAGAATATAGATAGAAAGCTATCGATGCCAGCTGGCTTGTCTGCAAAAGGCCTTGTAGTTAATTCAGACCAAAAGCTCTGTGTCGCGACAACAGATAATGAGCTTTATAAAGTAAATTTGTTTTATGATTACTCTTTGATTGATTATGAACAGAAGGTTATTTATTTCAGAGAAGAGTATGATTCTGTAACGGTGACAGCATGAGTGTAGTGTTTACAGGAACCCCACAGAAGAAAAAGATTACAAGTACGATTGATCAAATTGGTCAACTACTTAATCTTTACCGTCTTCCTTCCGAAACCCTTCCTGTTTATAAAGATAGAGTCCTTGACGCATTTATTAATAAAGCCTCTGGGAGTTCCAGGGGGCTTTATAATGGAATTACAAGAGAGCTGGGTTTAGATGGTCAGACAACCGGACTTATAGTCGATGTTCTAAGAGACAGTGATGGCTTCCCCATTAATCCGAATCTAGGGCTTACTATAACTCCTAAATACCTTACTCTTTATTCTAACTTTGAAAGCAAGTCTATAGATCTTCAAATAGACCTAACAGACAGAACTGACGGATATTTTGTTTATCAGGTTCTTGACTTGATTAATGCTTTAGATAATTGGACCATTACATCCAGTGGGGTTGCTGACTATAGCAAAAGCTTGCAATTAGAGCAGGTCTCTTCAGAGATTTATAGTTACGGTTATCCACTAAGAGCTTCCAAGATTAATAACTTTGACGATGTTCTTAAGGTTGGAAATTATCTTGGCAGTTCTGTACTCTTTTCAGAGGCAACTGGATTAAGAACAGAGGTTTCTTCAACCCCAAGTGCACCAGAGGAGTATATGATAAACTATGAAGAAGGAAAACTACACACTTATAATCCTATAGAAGGAACTGTGAGCTTTTCATATCATCGGTTCCCATTGCTTTTAAAATGGTCTCCGATTGCAATTCAAACTGTTTACAATCCCGATGTTCAGGAAATATTATTAGAAGCTCATACGGATGATGATGGGAATACAGTTCGTGAATTACCAACCGCAGAAGGTGCTGAGATCATTAATGAACTTATTTCTGTTCACAAAAGAACCTGGGGTGAATAAATGTCTGTAAAAACAGTAGTCTTAGGTGGTTCTTCCAGGGCGCACGGTAGGCAAGATTTTGATTTTATTCGTAAAGTTCAGATGAGTCTAATTCCTGGCTGTAGAATTATGGAGGCGATGGCGGAACGAGAAAGCATAGGAACAACGATCACAGGAGAAGACTTGTGGCGTGGTAATGACTTAACGCCCGCCCCAACATCTCATACTCGTATTCCTTTTCCCGACGATGCTGGGGAACAGATGTCAGTAGTTTCAGAACATGCGAATGATAATGCAGCTGGAGTCGGCGCCCAAACTGTGACAGTTCATTACCTTGATGCCGCCGGCGCAGAAGATAGTGAACGTTTTATCTCTGGACGTCTTGATCGACCTGATGGAGTGACTACAATTACTTTAAACAAGAAACTAGGGCGTGTGATTGCCGAAGGACTACGCTAATGTCAGGATTCCATAAAAAAGGGAAAATCTTCAAAAGTGTTGTATCCGGTGGTGGTGCACAATGGACTGTTGGGCTCGCTGCTGATGCAACCCAGCCCGCGCTTGGGGCAGAAGTACAAGTTGCTCCAACCGTTACAGGAGGCACGGCGACGGCCTGGTCCTGGTCTTGTATCGATCCTACCGATGGGTCGGCCAGTACAACTCAATTTAGCGATGCAAATGTTGAGACGCCAACCTTTACTCCCGATGCCCTGGGGTCTTGGGAAATTAGATGTACAGTGACAGTAGACTCTGATTCACAAGAAACCAGCCGAACACTTCGGGCTGGCGCAGGCGGAACGAGTTGGGGTTCTAACGAGTACGAGCTCGACTTTACAACCGAGGCGAGCCTCGACATCGATGCGGCTGGCGACGGCAGCATCACACTCGACTCCAAGACGTGGACCGCCGAAGCCATGATCTACACGTCCGACTTCCAAGTGATCAATGGCACTGGTTTGAAAATGACTAACACCGGCACCAGACATTGGGAGAGCACCACCACCTCCCGTGGGCCGAACATCCACATCTTGATCTCCGACCTCGTTGCCGCCTACGTAGACAGCCGGCAGGTGGTGGACCTCCAGCTGCTCCTCGCCAACGACACCTTCACCCTGGGCTTCGCGCAGGCGGTGTTTGGAATCTGTGACCCAACCACCCTGCCCGGTGATGCGGGGTCTGATGCCCTTCTGATCAAGGCGGGCTTCGACAATGGTGGTGTCGAAGAGGTGGAGTGCACCAGGCTCCAAAACAACGCTCTGTCGAACGATTCCAGTGGACCACTACCTGGGGCAAAGACCCGCGTGATGGGGCTTCGCCTGCTGAATCCGAACCAGGTCGAGGTCTACTACAGTACGGACGCAGCCGACTACCAGACCGCATTCTCGGGTGGTTCGTGGGCTAGCGCTAAGGACACCAATACCCTTCTCGGCTTTAACATGGCGGCCACAACCGCAAACTATCTCGCCGTTAGCACGGCAGCAGTAGTTGTCGGCAAGGCTGGCAACCGCTCTGACCAGATCGCGCACGCCGAGAAGCTGTGGGTCAAAGTCTGGGACGTACTAGAGTAGATGAGTGATAGACTCAGAGTGCTTGCAAGTCAAATTAAAAAGTTGTTAGGAAATCATAATGTCAGAAACTTATTCTCTTACAATCACAGATTCTGGGTCGGTGGCGACAGGCTTGACCCCGACCTTTGGCTCCTTTCGAAATGTTTTGTCCGGTGCAGCAATCACCCCTGAAACTATTTCAGAAATAGGTAATGGTCATTATAAATTTGTTGTAAATTGGGACGCAGCAAAATACAGTGGTGTGGAAAAGGTAGTTTTTACCATAGATGCCGGCGCGGGTATTGCCGAGGCTAGTGAACGTTTTATTCATGGTGAAATTACAAAATTTGATAATGCTCACGAGCTTACAAACAATATATCCGCAACACTGGACACAGTGGCCAGTAATGTTGTAACAGCCCTTTCTAAGATGAACCAAACAGTAGATGTCCTTGTTGGAAAATGGGAGATAGCTGACAATCAATTGAAATTCTATGATTCTAGTGGTTTACTAACCAATACGTTCGACTTATTCGACGCGGACGGTGAAGCTACTTCGCAACAACCTTACTCTAGAGTTCCTACCACATAAGGGGCTAGATGTCTGTTGTTACTAGTGGATTAGGCGGTAATCCCATTACATCTGGTTTAGGAGGAAGTGGCGCAGTTATCACTTCTGGAACTGTAAGTTTATCTTTAAGACAAGATGTCTTTGTTACTTCAGAGAAACTACCTATTGTTGGCCCTTACAATGACATTGCAGACATGCCGTGGAAAAGCGATCACCCATACAAGGGATTTAAATTTGATATAAATCGCTGGGTTGACCTAGAAGACAAAAAGACTTTTCTTCCGGGAACTGTAGGAAATATCTCCCACCAGCTACATAATGGGACAAAAGAAGCCCACTGGCATTCTGGTGTTGGAGAGAAGACGGAAGACTGTTCTGTTTCTGAGCTAGTTCGTTTCTGGAAAGATGATGAACGAAAAAAATCCTGGCTTCCAAGAATTGATGAAGGCTACTATTATAGTCATCATCAGCCTTATTTCTTGTTTGGAGATAAGCATGTAATGCATTCTCTTTATGTAGGCTTTGTGTCTGGCTTCGATGTAACTACAGATAAAATAACTCTTGAGTTTGAACCATCGACCTCAAGCCCAATTATTGCTGGAATCTACAGGCGAGAAGATAATCTCAGTGCCTTTCCTTATCGAATCGCAGAGTTGGTTAGTGAGTTTACGGGAACACTAACAAGTTCTGGAAGAGAAAGTACTCTAACTTCGGATGGACTGCCCGATTATACAAAGGTAGATTCTTTTCACAAGTATGAATTATTCTATGATCAAGAAAACAAAAACCTTTACTTTAATCAAAACTTTGCTTTTACTGTAGGAAGAACAGATGCTTCCTATCTTGCCCAGTTCACAAATGGTCCTGAATTATTGTTAGAAAAGCTAGGAACAAGCTCTGGAGGGAGTTTACAGAAGTACTTTACAAAGTACTTCCCAGTATCTCCCAACGATACTCTTTCTGGGTCTCAGGCAAACCATTTGGTTTATGTTGATGATACTCTCTGGCTGCAGGCTACCTCAAATGATTTAACTAATCATGGGCCCAGTGACAAAGTCTATTCAATAGATTTTGATCTTGGAACTTTGACTTTTGGATCAGCAATGTACGAAGACAAGATTGCCTTGGGCTTGACTATTTCCGACACAGACACAATGATTAATGTTATTGGCGACATTGAACATTGGCCGAAGAAGGGAATCATTAAGACAGGGGATGAACTTGTTCGTTATGTTGGACGAAATACAACTCAACTTTTACAATGTGAACGAGGGCATGCCTCTACAATAGCTGCTACTCATCTTCAAGGTGTATCTATTACCTGGCAGAGGTCCGGTGCAGTCCCAACAAGCAGCGAAGCTATCTACATGGGATATTCGACAACGCCAAGAATTGAGTATGGTCTTGCTGACGAACCAACAACTCTTCTTGGAAAAGATGTTGACCTTCGACCAGTAAGTAACCCTGACCCGCGCGGAATAGTCTATATCTCCAGAATCCCGTCTTCTATTGTTAGTCTTACTTTAGAAACTGACAAGAAACAGGTTTTTGGAAACACATATGGCCCACTTTATATTGGTGCTGATTATGCGTTACTAACAGCTACAGCTTATGATGGAAACGGAGATATCGTTTCTCAAATTGAAACAACTATTGACGAAACAATATACCCATTCGTAGGGCTTCTTAATGGTGCCCAGAATGCTTTTACAAGCTTCACGAATGCCCAAGGTCAAGTTACCGCCAGCTATAGCTTAGGAGCCAACCTCGACCTCTTGGGAACCTTTGTAACAGATATAACTATTGGCTCTGGAGATACTCGCATTCTAACAATCCAAGGAGAGTATCCAGATCTTGAGCCAGAAGATGTTTATATCTATGCAGTAACAAAAGACGATCCATCGAGAGGTACCGTTGGTGTTCTTCTCGACATTGATACAGCCACATACACAACTGCCGTAAGTTTAGGCTTAGCAAAAAGTTCTATAGAAGCTACTTTCTTACATGACACTACTGTTGATCCTGACAAAGTCTATAGTGATAGAAGTCTAGATGGGGCCACTGTGACAATTTACGGTAAAGATGGAGATAGAGAAAGTGCAACTCTTCTTTATTGGGTTGGAAAAACACTTTACCTTGACCGCAATATTGGGATGACTCTAAGTAACATAGATTTTGTCAGTGTTCTAAGAACTGATTGGACAGAATGGAGTGCTTCTGGACTAAATGGAAAGAAAAGAGTTTTATATATATATGACACAACATCCATCAATCCTGTAACTTCTGAGCTTGGTGCTTATCGTCCTATCTATCCCACAACGATTACAGTTGCTAATGGAACAACAACCTTAACGTATGATTATGCTTTGGCGACACCTAATAAATCTGATGTTGAAACAAATCTTGGAGCTTATTGGGTAAGTACGCCGCGGAGCATTCCTTTTCAAGCCTCTGCTGTAGATCCATTATCTGGAGGAACTGTACTTTCTAATACAATTCAACTCCAGGCTGATCTTCCTGATTATCTGAAAGGAGTTTATCTTGGAACTAGTGGAAAAGTCCCTTACGGTTGGAGGTTAGGAGATGACAGCTTGGTGGCTGCAAGCGGCTTAGATGGAGCAACATTTGTTACAATAAACCCAGTGGCCGGAAGTTCTGGTACTGCAATAGCGAATCCCTTCGCGAGCAAATTGCATTTGTTAACAATTTCATAGGATAACCATGTCTGACAAACTACGTGATTTATTTCCAGTTAATGTAACCTTTTCTGCAGGCGAACAGCCTAGTGCCGAGAAGCTAACTAATTGGGCAAGACAAACGAATAGTGCTTTGAATCTAGTTTCCTTAGCTTTGGGAGATCTTTGGGGTGATTCGTATCCAGTTTTTTCTGGATCTAGCAATACTCCTATTGGTGGATGGGCTTTCAATAAAAGTGGAACTAGTCTTGGGTCTGAACAAAGACATCTACAAATATTGAATCTTGCTAGGCTGATGGGGCCTGCCTCGGCCCTCAATCCTCGCATTCTCTCAGACAATACAGCGACAATTACTGGAGAGAGTGTTCCTGCAAATGTGAATGAATTCTATCTAGAATTCATTCCAGAGAGTGGAACACTTACCTTTTCAAATGGAACGCAGTTTGCAACAGAGACAACAGAGGGTGGTGTAAGTACTACAGGAAAATATTATGTAGACTACTCTACAGGTCGTGTTGTTGTTTGGGATACAGGTTCTAGCCCTGGTACAGCCACATATGATGTTGATGTCAGTGCTTCTTATATGGGAGACACTTACGAGGGGGCGCGCTTTAATGTAATTCCAGACCCCAATCAGTCTACAAAATGCACGGTATCTGGACCAACAGCTGGAAAATATACTATTGCTTTCCCTACAGTCACTGATCAACAGGCAAATTGGGATGACACATCAACGACACTGAGTGCGGTCGATGATCTTAACTATTTGGCTCAGCTTAATCTTCCTGAGTATTTTTCTAATGAATACACTGCTGGAGATCAAATAGCAGAAGGCCTTGTCGGTCTCTGGGATGGCGACAGCAAGGTGGTTCTTCCAAATGTTACTTTTTTCTATGTAAGTCAAACTTCAATTCAAGTTAGCGTAAATACAGGAGTAACTCTAGAGGTTGGTTCTGATAGATATTCTCTTTGCGTAGTTGGTGTGGATATCACAAGAACTTTAGACTCTCTTCGCTCTAGGTATCGGAAGCACAGACATGATGGAACAAATGGTAGTCAAAGGATAAAGCACGGTGATCTTGATCAGCTAGCCCATGGGGGAGAAACCCTCAATAGCTTTGTTTTTCAATTCACGCCCTATACTACTGGAACAGGAGATCGGGTCGACCACCCACAGTATCTCTATAGGGGAAATCCTGGATTAGGAGACACTACTTTAAATGCAATGCTAACAGATTTTAGATTAGCATCAGACACTCCCCCTACTGGAGTCACTCCGTTTTCTACTACATCAGATTCTTTTGGAATTTATTTTGGGTCTCAAGCTTATGTCCATTATGCGCAAGCGCTTGATGTTGTTACTTTTAAAACCAAGGGCGTTAGGGTTGAAAAAACCTTTCGGGTTGACGAAGGACTTACTGCATTAGATGGAATTAGGAATGACAACAGTGCAAGTAGCACCTTGTGGCAAACGAAAATTGTCGAAGACTCTGTTACAGCAGCGCCTGCTGGCGGGATTGATTCTGTTGCGATGCCTAGCGCTTTAAGCACAAAGACTGTAGTTGGAGTACAGGTACTGGTGGATGTGGGTACTAGTAAATGGGTTGCGCCAGGAACTTATACTACGCTATTATCTGGCGGTTCGTATGGTGTATATTATGACAGCAGTGCAAACACGCTTAATTTTGACTTTTCTGCTGCTGGCTCATGGCCGGGGGCAACTAACTTTAAAGCAGTTATTACTTATATAGACTAATGGGTCTTGTTCACAAGCTCTCTATTACAAATGTTGCAGGTGAAAAGATTCTTTCTACGCGACAGTTAGTACAAAAAAGGATTGAGTATATCAAGTACAGTCAATCTGTACCCGATGAAGACATCCCTCTCTCTTATGTTGGTCTACCTGAAATACATGCAGAGAAAGATATTAGCTATGTTAATAGATCAGCAGATGTAAAAGAGAACTCTACAAGACCTACGTATTTTGCAGAAGTGACGGCGACTACTACAAAAACTGTTAGTAGCGATCTGGATAATCTTCTAATAACAGATCAAGTCATCACGGACAGTGCCGGAAACGTTACTCCTCTTTTCAAGAAGCATTCTCTCCCAGAAAACACTTCCACTGTTTCCATTCGTCAAGTAACACATAATGGAAGTACCGATGTTAGTACTGGTTTGTACAAAACAAGTTCGTCTGTTTCTGAGATTTATGCAAACTTTGAGAACTGGTTTGATGAGCTTACTGGAAGATATCGTCTTTATTACATTCAGTCAATAGATTCATCAGGAAATGTTGTTAGCGAGGTTTGGAATCCTAAACAAATTTACACAGAAGCAACTTTCGATGACATTGATTTTGATACTGCCACAGTAAAAGAAGGAGTAACGGCCTATACAAAGGATGAGAGGAATGGGCGTTTTCATTACACCCTTCCAGTTTATGGGATTTATTATATAAAAGATTCTCCCCAGACACGAATCAATCCTACACCACCAGTCTTAACTCAAGCTGAAGACCCGTGGCAATTTGGTGTAACTGTAGGACAGTTTACAAGAGCACTGGATGGAGTTAACTATACTTATTATCCAGAAGAGTTTGACTTACAAATTTTTACTCCTTACGGCCCATTGAAACAAGTTGGATACGAACAGGCACTGAAAGTATCGAATAATGTTTTGAAATTACAAAGAGAAATGCTTAGAATTGATACAGACGAAAATATTCATTTCTCTATCATTATTCAAGACAAGACGACAGGTGTGGTTGAATATGTTTTAACAACAGACACTACTCTAGAAGGCACAAAGTATGGGGCAACTGATATTGAATATAACTCTACCGCTATCTCTTCTTGGGACTCGCAAGAAAGCTTTGTTGTTTTAGATGGTGTAACAATTGAAGACAGGCATGACTTGCGGGCTGCTTATTATTATGAAGAGAGAGAGTACACTTACACTGTTGTGAATTTTAATCCAATTCAATATCCAGATATTCTAAACAAGATGACAGTTCTCTATATAGTTCCAGATGTAAAGGGTACAGACGAAGCTTCTCTCTATCATTTATTCGTCAGAGATAATAAAATTATTTATATATCCCAGACTGGAGGAACATTTGTCCCTAATCTTTCGCCACTCAATAGCGATGGTTCAATAAACACCAATTCTGTTATCGGACTGAACTATGCAGCAGAGGGAATCTATGGTGCGTCTTTTGAAGATAAGTATCCAGAATATCTCATACTGGCTGAAATTAATGTATTGGAAACGGCTCGTCCAGAGCCCTTGGAGGTCTAATGGCTGGTGGCGATGCAGTTTTTATTGATGCCAGAAGCAATGGTGGCGGCGTTGAAACAAACAATTTAGAAGAGGCGCTCCTCGTTAACTATAAATTAGCTTATACTCCTCCTATCTCTCCTTCTGGAGGATACTCTTATCCTAAATATGCTACTCATGTTATCCGTGTTCCCTATACACTTCTTAAAGAGTATGGTGGAGATCTAGAAAAGAAGGCTATAAGAAACCTTATAGAAAAACATATGAGTGCAGGCGAGTATCCTGTGATTATTTACGATGGCGTCATTCCTGAATTTATTTCTATAACTCCAGAATCAGGCTGTGTTAAATTACGTTGGGAGCTAGAAGATCCAACTTATAGATTTATAATCTATCGTTCTCTTTATATTGATAAAAAGTTTGAAAAGATTGCAACCGTAGACGGAACAACTTATGGGTATAATGAGTATAGAAACTGTGGCTTAACACAAGATGTAACTTATTACTTTAAGATTCATGCATTGAGCTTGGGTGAAATTGAAAGCCCATCGAGTACAGTGTACGGGGCAAAGGTGCTTTAATGGCAGTAACATTAGAATGGTCTCAATCTGGCTCCCTGGTTGAGGAGCCTTTTGCAAATACAGCAAATCAATCTTATGCTTTTACTCTCAAAAATACTGGAGATAGTATAGCTAGTTCTTTAGGATTTTATTTGAGTGTAGCTGACTTGGAAGGAGAAGTAACCAAACCCTCAGGACAAGGTCTTGTTCAGGATTGGTTCGATCTATTGACTTGGGGAGCTACAACAGGAGAAGGATTGAGCATTGTGCAGAATGTAACAACAACTCAATTTCAATTTGGTGTAGGTGACAAGACCTCAAACGCGATTCCACTATCTATTGGTCCGACTACATCAACAGGGATTAGCCCTGGAGAAAGTGTAGAGATTACTTTTAAAGTAACACCGCCCTCAAGTGAGACTGCTCGCCGTCTCTATTTCCAAATAGATTTAATCTATGAAGAGGCTTAATGGCACGTCTATTGGAGGGTTTCGCTAGTAACCTTAGTGGGGCCCAAAAAGCAGAGATAGAAACTTTATTACAAGAAGAGCTTGCTGGTAGCAAGATATCAAATCTTGCTGATTTCAAAACAGCACTAGACTCTCTTGTTGAAAAGAGTGGAAATTTATCACGTCCTTTGACAGCTAGCGAAAAGAATGTCACTCCCTTAGATCAGATAACTTCAGAGTATTACAATACTTTAGTAAAGTATATTGACAATGACCTGGGTGTTCTGTTTGACAGAGTTCAGGGGTTTTGTGATTTGAGTATTTCTCACAGAGAACTTTTTAGTAAAAAACTGACAGATTTAAAAAACTCATTAGCTCGACTTGATACAGAAATCAGTCGATATGAGATCCTAACTACAGAACCAGACTATGGGTTAATTGATTATAATACTTTCAATACCCTCAAAGCTGGATCTTATGAATATGATACTGAGATTGGAAAACTATTATATGTAGACCCAAGATCTGGAGCCTTGCTTTCTGATTCTCAAATAAGCACTGTGGATGTTGCAGCAGAGGGACTTACCTTACCCCTGAGTGGAGAGACAACAAAAGCCACTATCACAGTAGTTGATGTCATTGAAGGAAATGACACAACAGAATCTGATTTAGATATGGAGCCAGACGATAACTCTATAACGAATTTATATTCAGATAGTGATGGAAAGTTTTGGGTTCACCCTATTATTCTTGTAGACCAAGACGAAGGTGGAGAGAAAACAACTCCTCCAAGTGATGGCGTTGACTTAACTGTAGAATTTACTTTAAGCGGTGCGCAACAAATCAATTATATTACTTTGTCTCCTGTCACAGATACATCAATGACTATTGAAAGTATCTCCTATCAAGATGTTGATGGGAATTCTTATTATATTCTTTCTACACCACAAGCGATCACGGAGAAAGTTACCTTTACTTTCTCTAGAGTAGTTGCAGAATCTATAAGAGTAACAGCTTCACAGAAAAGCTATAGCGAGATTGCAGACTTTTACTACTCAGACACTCCAGAAGACATTGCTGAAATCCAAGACCTTATGGATGCAGGAGGAGTAGAAGGAATCACCGTTGGGAGCGGTGGAGAAACCGACAAGTATGCGCGAGGTTATTTCTATACTCTAGGATATGACTTTGTCGAGTGTGGAGAGAACTCATTCCAAGACTTAGGTATTTATGTTTCTTCAAGTCCGATTGTTTCTACAGGACGACTAAAAGAAGTATATGCTACTGCAGCAATTGAGAATTCTTTAGCATCTAATGGAAATCCACTTGATGCTATTGAGTTTTATATAGCTAAACTCAATTATGACAGCTCGGGACTTTTTGTTTCATTAGAGAGAACGCCAATTCCTGTTTCTGCAGATAGTGTAACGCATGAAGTTCTTACGCTAAATAATGGTGTGTCAAAGACTAGGTTCTTCCCTACCTTCAATACGGTAAAAGTTTATCAAGATTTTATTGAACTAGCTGTTGGAACTGATTATCAGTTGTCTGTTGATGGTCTGAATTACTACTCAACACTAACGGATCTTGAAGCTGCCGCGGTTGGAGGCCCACCTCCAGAATTAAGGGTAAAGATTTTGACCCCGATCATCTCTTCTGTCTATACAACTTCTTACACAGCAGCTACAGATAAAGATTTAAATGCAAGCCAAACAGCCAAGCTTGGTTCAAGAGCAATCACTTACACTTATTCTTCAGATGAATCTGTTTCCTATAGCCATTTGTATATGGTCATCATTACAAGGAGTCTAGATTTTAGTTTTACAAGAGAAACGCCAATTGTTTTCGACTATACTCTTTTAGCACAGGAGGAAACTAATGAGTCAGAATAAATATCTTGATGAATCCTCTAAAGTACTCAAACAGAAGGTTTCTCTTGTTTTGGGAGAATTAGTAAAGTCTTTTAGAACAGGAGACGTTAGGACAGAAGAAGAACTAAGCAAAACCTTTGGTGAACTGATGACAGCTTATCGAGAAATCTCGAACAGAGTTAGATTCAAAGAAGCGCCAAAAGTATCAGCTGGAACATATGCTGATTACAAGGAATGGAATAAAATCCTTTCTCGTATTAGACAGGACTTAATTCTTCTCTACATCCATTTACAAGCATTAGATAAACTTGCTGTGTCTAGTTTTAACAGACAAGTCTCTGAACTTGATGATCTTTTGGGGCGTTTACGGAGGACGGACGGGAAGCTTGCTGATTATAAAATCTATCTAGGGGATATTGGTTTTGCCCTGGGAGACAATTTTAGCACTACAGAAAATATTGACATAGAGTCAGAGCTTCTTGGAGCGACAGAGGCGGAAGTAAATACAAGCGGTGCTTTTGTTTCTCTTCCAATTGTGTCCTCTACTGTTATCAACGTAAAGAAAATCAAACTAGACGAAAACACAACAAATGGTGTTCTTGGAAACAACGAAGATACAAATAATCAGTATGGCGCCCAATCTAATTTAGGGAACATTGGTGACCAAAATGCAGACACTTGGGTAGAATTTGAAAAGACTTACTATACAGATGAGACTTCAGATCCGCTAACGGTACGGTTGATTCTGGAATTAGAGAGTGAAAGGATAATTAATCAGATCTTTATTGATCCAGTAAACTTTGGAACACTCGAGGGTGTGGTTATTGAAGATATTAAAGTTTCAACTGACGGGACATCTTGGACGACTATACGTGGAGATGCTCCGCTGGCAGATTACCTAGACGAGTCTGAGGATACTTTCTACACTGTTTCTCCAGAATCTGCTAATTACAAGGGCGTGTTCACTTATCCCTTTCTCCCACGAAGGGCCAAGTATGTTTCCTGTACTCTTGTTCAAAAATACCCAGTAGGAATTGAAACCAGTAGTGGAGTAAAAAATAGATTGGCCATTGGCGTTAAGTCGATAGATGTTTACAGTGTACAATATGAAGACTCTGGCGAAATAGTTTCTAGCTCTCTTTCTCTCAATGCTCCTCTGTGGAAACTGGGCCTTCTCTCTGCTTACATTCCGACAACTAATGAGATTGGGGAAGTAGCCTTTAGTGTGACAGTAGATGATGGAAATACGTGGAATGACATCTACCCACTAGAGTCTTCTGTTTCAGAAGAGGAAATTGTTACCTACGATACAGGGAATGGCTATCAAAACCTAAGATATAGGATTTCTCTTTCTCGAAACTCTGAAAAGTTTGAAGAGCTTAGCTCTTTGTTTGAAGGAGCAGGAAGCAACCCTGTAGCTTTTGAACTCTCTAAAGTCTCCTTAGACTCTTCTCCTGCAACAATTACTCCGTCAAAAACATTGGCCTCTGATGTTGTATATATATTTGAGAGTCCCGTCGGGTCTCGTGGAGATGATGATTTTGCCAAAGGAAGATTTGTTATCGCTAGAGGTACTGGTGGGCCTCTAAGAGTTAAGCTTCCTTTTGACATTTTCCCAAAGTCTTCAATCTTGAAGTCTGACGTAACTGTATATGTTGCTGGAAAAGCCTGGACTAGAGTTAATGCAGAAAGTACTCTCGATGCTGCAGGTGCCGGGAGTCAATCATTCTACATTGACAACAGCGGCTATGTCATTTTTGGCGATGGCGATATAAGAACGAATACAGGAAACAGTGCCAGCCCTAGGGCCGGTGCCTTTATTACTGCTGGGTTGACTCCAGAGACTCTTGCTTTTTCTGTAGTTGATGGTGGCTATACAGCTCTCCTAGCACTTCCTTCAGATGGAGACAAGAAAAGCTGCAAGCTTGAGCTAACGACGCCTCCAGCCTCTTCTATTACAGAAATCCTCCCTGTTGGTGAAGACGAGATTTCTCTTAAACAAGCCCCCATTGATAGTTCTACTGTTCAAATTGAAGAAAGAAACTTCTTGGGTGCATTGGCTGCAACGAGCTATGTTACTCTCGAAGCAGATTTAGCTGATGTTTCTAGTACAGGAGATTATCATATTGATTATGAGAAGGGCATCCTCACTTCCTCAAAACCAGCAGCAGAAGACAGAGTAACGACAATCACCTATAAAGCATATACAGTTTCTGAGGCAGAAGAGTATGAGATTAGACAAGGAGACTCCGGAAACTACAATACTGTCTATATCCCTTCTGATGCTTTTGTTAGTCAAGAATGGACAGATACAACTGGGGCAGCACGAGAGCCTTTCGATAAAAATGGAAAGTCAGTTGCAGGAGCCCATGTTGCAAATGTAAGCAGCAGTTCTGGAAAACTTATTCGTCTTTCTCAGAAGGCTGTAATCCCTGGAACAATCAGTTTGGGAGATGGCATCTTTGATATTTACACTCCAGAAGAAGTAGACTTTATTGATGGCTATACTGAATTAAACAATGCGGTTGCTGTACAAACAGAAAATCTTGTTTCTACTGGGGCTTCTGGTGTTTATACTTTTTCAATAAACAACGGCGACGCATTCATCGCAACCTATGGAGTAAAGTATTCGGATGCTTCTGTTTTTACAACTCCAGTAAGCACTGCAGCAGCAGTTAGTGGTTCTGTTGGAAACTATTACTCGGAGCCAGCGACAGGGTTAGTAACAGTAAATCTAGGGGGTAGCGGTATTCCAGAAGGGACTACAGCGACCTATGCCTTCGCCTCTGGAGAAGCTCCAGGAAATGGAGCCTATAGTGTAAACTATGCAACTGGACTGATCTATTGCAAATGGACAGTCACTGACTCTGTAGATATTACTTATAAATATTCTAAATACCAATTCCACTACATAGTTGCCAAGAAGATTCCAGCTGATGATGTAGAGGTAGACTTAGAAGCAAACACTATCTCACTCGAAACAACACGACTAAAGAAAGGAAGTATCAAATATAGTTATGAATATGTTCCACTTTCAGAAGAAGAGCTGAAGGAGCTTGCCCCCTACTTCTCTCCGATAGTGAGAGATATCAGATTTAGAGTACTTACAGAAGGAATGATCTAATGTCTTTGGGATCTAAATATAACGACATACTATTGTCTGAACTTTTGCTAGAGCATCTCAAAGATGGAGAAGTTCCATTTGCTGATGATTTGCTTGAAGAATTTGAAGAACTACAAAAGACTTATCCTAGACTAGGAGAAAGACCACTCTTCAGATTCAAAGATTCCAGTGTTGCTTTTGCAGAGGAAAGCTCTGCGAGCAAAACAAATGAAATGCTACACCGCTATACAGTAGACTCTGAGGCTTTGTGGGAAACAATCGAAGATCTAGAAAAAGAGATTTTGAGCAAGAACAAAAAATGGTCTTCCAATTACTTAACTTTGCGCCGTACTCTTGAATCTGTTGAGGATCGAATTGACTCTTTGTTACTTATGGAGCAAGACACTCTGGGCTATTTTAATTATGTAAGTGATGATTTCTTAACTGTCGATAGTCTTGAGATGTCAGCGACAACTGCCTTTGTTGATACTACAAATGGAATTATCTCAGTTGGAGAAGCAAACATTGACAGTGATGACTATGAAAGAATTGATTTAGGAGAAGTGCAGAGCACTGATGTAGGTATTCAGGCTTCTGGGTCTGGATTAGTCTCGTCTGCGGCCGGCGATAATTTTGAAGCCATAAAGGCTCTTTCCGATGAGAATACTCAGTGGTTACACTATGTTCAATTAAGTACACAGGGAACAGTAACTGTATCCTATGTTGCTAAACTCCCAGAAACTAAGACTATCAACCGAGTTAGTATTCAGATGGCAGGCTCTACAGCCGTTAGTGGTTTCACAGTCTCTCTGTTTTATTCTTCGAATGGTGTTGACTATGACTTGGCCCCCACAACAAATAGTACTCAATTAGTTACGACTGGAGCTACATGGACTTTTCCTGAAGTCGAGGCTCGCTTTATTAAACTATTGATTACAAAGGCCGGGGCTGATGACAAGAACAGTAATGGAAACTATGTCTATGAAATAGGTCTTAAGTTGCTAGCTTTGTACAAAACAAAATTCAACACTGAGAATACTTATCTTGTAGAGTCAACTCCTTTATCTGTTTTAGATGGTGATGGAAACAAAAAGACTTTTCAAAAGGTAGCCTGTTCTGTTTGTGAAAGCTTACCAGAAGACACTGATATTCTTTATTATGTTTCGGTAGATAATGGGGCAACCTATTTATCAATATCTCCTCTTGAAAGAGAAAATGCTACATATTCAAACATCATTGATTTTAGTGATGCAGTAACAGTAAAGTCCAGCGATGCAACAGTAGGACATGATTCTACCTTAGGGGTTACTGCTCTGGATTATAACCAGACAGCTTCGTATACTTTAACAAACAAAGATGACGGAGTTACTAACTTTTATATTTCAAGTTCAGATGTTGACAATTTAGATACAGATTCAATTGTATTTTGGAGAAATACAGGAGAAAAGGGTTCTGAGACAACTGTTCGAGGAAAATCTCGAGGATGGAGTCACGAGGAAGAAGGTTTTGTATCTACTGTTGTAGACATACGAGCAACAGATGGGTTGCAAATAGATTTTGGGTCTTCAGAAATAACCATTAATGATGTCACCTCTAGTGGAGTTGTTACATTAACTCAAGGCCGACACACTATAAAGACAACAACAAACAACTGGCTAACAGTTGTAGCAGCTACAGACTTAGATGATCTGAAATCTAAAGACAGTCTCTATCCTTACAATCATAAATTACTTATCGAAGGATATAGTTACCCTTCTGGTTGGACTGACGAAAAGACTTATGCTGGTGCTGACGTTTTTGCAGAAGGACTTGGTGTCTACGAAGGGTCTACGGCTTTTTCTGGCAGATCAGATACCGACAGACTTGTCTATAGTAGAACTTTAGACAATGATGGAAATATAATCTTTCTTATTAAGATTAATGCAGAAGATGCAGATTATATAAATGAAAAATATCTGGTGGAATATAAGCTCAGAGATAAGACTTTTGATACAATTGTATTCAGAGCTAAGTTACAAACCAACAATGCTGAAGTATCTCCAGCCCTTGAGGGGTTCTTACTAAAGTTGGGATAAGGAAGTTATGTCAAAGATAAAAACTATTGTTCCTAGATCACGGTCAGTAAGACTCGTTTCTGGTGGAGCTTTCCCGATGAAACAGTTAAACTCTTCTCTCGTAGAGATTGCTGCGGACCTAACTGAACTTCAAAATTTTCACAACAACACCCTTGTTCCTTTACTGAGTGCTTTGCCTCGTGGAGCTGATGATGATGAGAAACCATTATTAACAGCTTCTCTAGATGCTGCTGTTTATGGTTTGGGTGGTGATCATATTTGGACTGATGGAAATATCGCTTTAAGCAATTCTACAATTGCAGATCAAGGAACAATGTATTTGTTCTTTGAGGGAAATCGTCGAGCGACAATCAAAGAAAGCTTTATCAAGCTTTCTAATCAGCTTGATACATCTATTGCTTCTTTAGAGGCACAGATTGGATCAGTAACAGGAATTAGTTCTTATACCAAAGCCTATATCGGATCAAAAGCATTTGATAGCACTGCCTCTAGCTCTTCTACTTCGATGGATGGTCGACTTAGCTGTGCAGAACTCAATCTCACTCAGTTGAGCAAAGATGTCTTTGGAAATGACTATGTCCTTGACTGTGATGGGAATAGAGACTTATCAAACTCTGTTCTAGAGATGGTTGAAGCACTTTTAGCAGTTCATGGTGGTTCTAGCTATGCAACAGGCCTAATTTCATCTAATGATATTACCTTGTCTCATACGACCAATACTAGTGACCTTGTTTACGATGAGTTGATTCCCCAAACGGGTGTAGATAATTCTGTAGATTATACTATTTTAAATAGGGTTGGTACAGTAACAACACTCGAAGATGATCTCAATAGACTTCGGTGGGAGCTGGCTCGGTTAAGAGGTGGGGTGTGGAATACAGATGCAGGAGTTGCTCCAGGATATGATTCCAATATTATTTCTCTTGCAGCTCATATTGACTCTAAGGGGTCCGCGGCCCAAACAGCAATAAACCCTCATGGTCTTGATGCTGATGACATCCTTGGTACTTATAGTGACTCTGGCCCAATCGCAACTGTCTCTGATGGGACAACCCTCGAAGCAGCCATCCAGGCACTTGATGCAGAACTAAATGGTTGGTCTCTTAATACTGCATATCAGGCTGGATCAAATGGCCGTATTAGTCTTCTTGGTGGTATCGGTCAAGTACAAATCAGAGATACTGTTGCTGGACTAGGCTCTTCTTTATTCTCTGTTGCAGACAATGGCGGATCTGCAAAAGTAGAAGTTCATATTGACGAACTTGTTACGAAGGGAGATGTCCCTATTGTCTTAGAAGAATCTAGCGGTGATCCTGGTGCCACAACAGGTTCTGTAAAAGTATATTCAAAAGATGACAGTGGAGATTCTGAACTATACACACAAGATGAAAATGGAAATGTAGTTCAAATTACAAGAGATGGCTTTGTCTTTGAAAAACTTATTGCCAACAATACAATTCATGCTGATCAAATTATGAAGCCTGCAGCAGCCGCCGGACCGGCTCCAGCAAACTCAGAATACACCGGTCCACCTGCAATGGTTTGGAGAAGCTGTCTATATGACCAAACAGTCGCAGAGTCAGGATATGTATATAGTACAGTCCCAATGGATGAAGATGACAACTATCCTTCTAGGTTTAGAGTCTACATTACCCTAAAGCCTGAAGCGCCCGCTGGGGGCACTGGTAGTCGTTGGCAACTAGATGCTTCGGATCCTCATGCTAGTGGAAACTATGATACAGTAGGAGATGCTCAGACGGCAAATCCTGTATGGGTAAATGTAGATAGCATTTCAAAAACAGGTTGGGTAATGGGAACGTCTGAAGATTTAATATATACTGTTGATTTTGGTATTCAAGACCTTGAGAGTCCTAAAATGGGACCACTCTTGTTGAAGTTAACAAGAGTTGTTGGACATGCCGACGATGATTGGGATGGTGATGTTGGTGTCGTAGCAATCAATGTTTGCTGGTATAGATAGTAAGTCTTAAAAACGTGGATTATGGGAAATGTATTTAGAAAGAATAGACGTATCGGTGGTCGAGGAGTAGCTCGTCCAACAAGAAAGCAAATCCCCGTTGTCACAAATGGTGGAAGAGGAAAGGCTCAAAAGCGTCCGAACTTTCAACAAAAGAATTCTGTTCCTCAACTAGGAGGAGATCAATCTATTGTTAAGGTTTGTATTCAGAGAAAGCTAGGCGGTATCGGTGATATCATTATGTCAACTCCTGTCTTGGAGGCTTTTAAGCATTTCTACCCCAACTGTGAAACGACATATGCTACACAGCCTGGAGTTTTGAGCGATCTTCTTAAAGAGAATCCTCATATAGATCATGTTGTTGATTTCCAAAAAGTCAATAGAGAAGATTACCATTTCTTTTCTGATATTACGACAGCGGGCCTTACCCATGAAAACAAGAATTTATATCCTCGCAATCGTATTGATTTGTTTGCAGATTATGTAGGGATTAGGCTTCCGAACAAGAAGCCTACTTACATTGTATCTAAAAAAGAAAAGGAATGGGTGGGGAAAATCCTGAAGAAACAGTTTGGCAAACTCAATGGCACTAAATTAGTTTTCTTAGATATTGCTTCTGTTGACCCTCGCCGGACATGGCCTGTTGGAAAGTATGTCCATCTTATTGGTTATTTGAATAGCATCAGAAATGATTTAAAATTCCTTGTTAACGATCATAATAAAAGACTGGGTAGGACCTGGGACTATAAGAACACATGGGATGTTTCTCAGTTTGACCTAAGAGCGAAGTCTGCATTAGTAAATGCCTGTAGTCTTTTTGTTGGCCCTGACTCAGGGATGCTTCATATCGCAGGTGCGCTTGAAAAAGATATTGTAGGGGTCTTCGGTTCTACTCCTCCCATGGCTCGGCTGAATCATTACAAAAATGCAACTGCTGTATTTAGTGACCTTCCATGTGCTGGGTGTTTCTACAAGCCGTGCTCAATCAATATTGCTTGTATGAAAGGAATTACCTATCAAGAAGTCGGCCAGGCGATTGAATCTAGACTAGATAAAGATCTAGTAACTATTCTTGATAAGAAAATACCTATCGATATCTTCACTCTGATTGAGCCAGATTTTGAAACAGGTTATCTTGCAGAATCTCTAAAGGAGATCTTCAAGAAGATAGGCTTCAAGGCTTCTCTTAATCCATCCCAAAACAACAAGGATGCCTTGGTTGTTGATGTGTTTAAAACCTCCACTCTTGTTCGTACGAACTATGCAATGCCAGCGCAGGGATTACTGCGATTTGCTTTTGTACTAATAGAAGAGAGGAAGCTTTCTCGAGAAGCAATCAATCGATTAACTCGAGACTATGATGCATTGTTTGTGACATCTAAATATGCAGAGTCTTTAATTATCGACGCAGGAGTTTCTAAGCCAATCTATGTAGTAGACCTACCTTTAAATGTTAGTCTTTCTCGAATTCACAACCCAACCAAAAACAAGCTTGTAGTGGGTAGTGTTGTTAAGAATGTTTCAAGATCAAGGTTACAGGATTTAATAAAGGGAACAAAAAAGTTTGGATGGAAAGACCTTCAGTTAACACTATTACAGGATTTGGCATCGGGCGAAGCACCTTTTGTAAGTCCTTCTGTTAATGTTGTTCCTTTGACCAATAGAGCAGTTATGCATAAATGGTTTAGGGGGATTGATGTTTACATTCAATTAGATGATGTTCACTTGGGTACTTACTTGAAAGAAGCAATGCTATATGGAAAGCCTACGATAAGTTCTCCAGCACTCAAAAAGCTGGACATGCCCTTTAACGCTTCTTATTTCTTACAGGGAAATACAGAACTTCATAATGTTTTTTATTCTGAAACAAAGAAAGTCCTTGGTCAAGTCGAGGGATTTGATCTCGAAGAATTGGGGACAGCTTTTGACATTGCCTCTGAAGGATATCTTTATAATGATGAACTCGTTACAATTAAGAAAGAGTTGTTGCAAACAGTAGACTCTGCAGTGGCAGAGACCTTTGTTGTTACAGCTCAAAAGCTTTTGACTTTAAAATGAAAAAAGTAGTTATTCAATTTCCTAAACAAAACCCAGAACTATATAAAATTTATTTTGCAGCTATTAACAAGATAAAAGAGGAAACCTCTAGGTATAGTTGGCATTTTGCTCTCGCCAACCCAGCACCGGGCTTACCTCAAAAATATCCTGGGATAGGGATTATCCCTCTTATGGGATTCAAAAGACAACGTTTTGGATATGTAATTGACTATTCAAGATGCTTGAAGAATGGAAAAGATGTAGAGGATGTCTATACGGCTTTGTGTAAAGAACTAGGCCACGCCTTTATGGATCAATCTGTAGCTCCTCTGGAGAAAGGATTGGTATTTGAAGGAGTGTTCGACCCTTGTGATGGTTATGGAAATAGTACAGAGCAATTAGTTCTCGCTCTGGATCGTGCACATATCTCTATGTCATTTGTCCCTACACGTAGGAATAACAATCATTTAGCTAGTGCAAAATTCCATGAGTTGGTTAATGAAAGAAACTTCCTTTACAAGAAATATCTTTTATATCATACTCCAGCTATAACCAGGACGCATGGAAAATGTCAAAGAGCAGAGAAATATATTCTCACAATGTTCGAAACGACAAAGGTTCCTAGCGCCTGGGCCGGTAGAATTAACAATAAGTTTAATCACCTTATTGTTCCTTCTGACTTTTGTAAAAAGATTTTCAAAGACGCAGGGGTAAAAGTTCCTATCCACAAAGTTCCCTTGGGGGTAAATCATAAGATATGGCCTATGTGTGAGAATAGAGCAAAGAGAGATAAACCCTTTGAGTTTCTCTTGCTAGCTAATGCGCATTGGTCTAACTCTAGGAAGAACTACCCTCTGACGTTGGCAGCATTCAAAAGAGCTTTTGGGAATAGAACAGATGTGAAGCTTATTTTAAAAATCAGCGGAGGGTGGGGAGGAAACAAGCCTAACTTGCCAAGCAATGTTGAGGTTATAGATGCAAGGTTGCCGCATAAAGAATTGGTGAGTCTAATGCACCGGGCCGACTGTTTCCTATTTCCCTCTAACGGAGAGGGCTATGGCCTACCTCCACGAGAGGCTATGTGCACGGGACTCCCCGTTATTCTTTGTAACTGGTCTTCTCTTACAGAAATATGCAAGGATGATATCGCTTATTGGGTGAATCCAAGTGGCTTACAACGAGCTGACTTGCCTAAATTCTTAAGATCACACAATAATGGATCAGATGATTTTGGTCAGTATGCTAAAATTAATACTGATGATTTAGTAGAACAAATGCGTCATATTGTCTCTCACAAAAGAGAGGCATTTAAAAAAGGAAAGAAAGCCGCTCAATGGGTTAGGAAGAATGAGAATTATGATCTTTCTGCCAAGAGGCTTATCGAGGTTATGGACTTATGAAACTCAAAGTAATCAAAGCTTATCGTCGAAAGAATAAATTCTTCTTTATTCTTGAGCTAGACAATACTACTGGTCAAGATCAGAGCAAAAGTAAATTACTGATTAGGCCTTGTCGTATAAGACATCTTGTTGGAGACAAGGAAATAAAGATACCTTATAGGGTAGGGCTAGTTAGGGCAGATACTGTTCCTGCTGGAGAAACAGTGGTTTATCGCACTTCTTTTGAAGCAGCTGATCTTTCTTTATTGTCAGGAAAATACGAAATAAGATTTGGTTTAGTTCGTGAAGGAGTGACTTGGTATGACAAGGTTGATGCTGAATTTGAAGTAAAGTAATCACTTATGTCTGTTAGTTCAGTAATGTGGGTTAGGGATGTGGAGATTCTTGACTATCCAATGCAAGCAGCTATACGATCTCTTTTTGCTTTTTCTAATGAGATAGTCATTTTGGAAGCACACTCTATTGATAATACATTAGAGTTGTTGTTAGATCTTCAAGAAGAGTTTTATCAAGTTCAGCCAAATGGACGATTTGTTATTTTGCGGCATCCTTGGGCGTTAAACCGCTCTACTGAATCTAAACTAAGAACTCGGATTTTGCGGGCCTGTACAAGCGAATGGATTTGGAGAGCAGATGCTGACGAAGTAGTGCCCTCAAAGACAGCAAAAAAGATAATAGAGATAAGTAAAAGAAGAGATAAAAATTATTTTGTATTTAAGTTTAGGCATTTCTTTGGGGTGAAAGCACAAAAACAAGTGATAGACACTAAATGGTATCAAGAGCGTTCAAAGCTTACTCGTCGAAATCAAAAAGTAAGGTTTATTGCTAGGCCTGGCTGTTCTCATGTAGCTGTTGGTGTTGATAATATTGATATCAATACAGAAAAGTTTTATGCTCGCGCCGATGTACAAAAAGTATCTGCTTTTGTAAACCATTACGGTTGGTGCAGAGACGCGGAAGCTATGGGGAAAAAACTAAAGAAACAGTTTGCTGTAGAGAATGCGAACTATCGTTCTTTTCGCAATAAAAGATACATTCAGTCAAGTTTTGTCTATAATCCAGGTAGTCTTAAAACACAGACTTTTGCAGGATCTCACCCAAAGGTTATCGTTTCTTGGATTAAAAGAAAAAAGAAGTGGAAGTTTAATGTATGAATATATTGATTCTTCCGCATCATCCCACCTGGGGTGATTATTTAGCTAAAGGTTTTTATTCTCTTGGACTAATGGACATAACTGTCAACCCTGCCACTCCGAAAGATTTTGATTTAGACCTCTCTCCTTATGACTTAATCATTGCTTCTATTACTTTTGTAGAGGCAGGAAAGTTAATTGATCTGCAAAATGTTTTGTTAATTGATCATAACCGATGGTCTCTTGATCATCGATTGCCTACAACTCATCGACCAATTATCATTGTTGATGAGCGTTCACCCCTTGAGGGTGGTATGCTTTGTCAGCCCAAAAAAGGTATCCATCACATTCCCAATGGTATAGATCTAAACTTTTGGAGACCTTCGGTGACTTCGAGATTTGGGTTTATTTCTTGTGCTGATATTTGGAACAAAGCACGCTATGACCAAAAGAGAATTGATCTTTTAAAAGAAATGCAAAAATTTAAGGAAATTCCTTTGGTAGGGTATGATATACCCGCAGTAGAGAAAGATGGAGTGAGGAATTTTTATTGGAAAAGCAAAGTATTTGTTCTAAGCTACTCTCTTGGTTTAGCTCCAAAAGAAGCCATGGCTTGTGGTTTGCCTGTAGTAACACTACTTCATCCCAGAAACAAAAAGTTAATTTCTCTTCATCCTATACTCAATAGTCTTGCTTTCAAGAAAATAGAAGACGCTGTTGTTTGTTTAGAAGAACTGAGTACAGATAAAGATTTTTATACTTACTGCTCTAATAAATGTTTAGAGTTAGTCTATAAAAAATGGTCGGCATTCAAAATGGCTAAAGCTTATTTAAAAATAATCGAAAACTATAAGTTAGGAGTTTAAATGTTAAGTATATGTCTTGTAGGACATAAAGGATATTGGGGCCCAAAGTTACTTAGAAATTTAGAAAAAAATAGCAGAATAAAAGTGACTGCTTTGGTTGATATGCAAGCAGGCGAAGAAGAGAGGGAAGAAAAGTCTTTAAAAGATGCATTGGCCATGAGAGACTTCGATGCTGTTGTTATTGCTACTCCTCCCGAAACCCACTATAGTGTGGCAAAAGAAGCCTTGTTGGCAGGAAAACATGTCCTTGTAGAAAAGCCACTAACAACAACCCTAAAAGATGCACAAGCCCTTGTCCGGCTGGCCGCTGAAAAGAATCTTAAATTAGGCGTAGATCATACATTTTTGTTTAGTTCACATATAAGACAACTTAGAAAATTAATTCAAGCTGGAAAAATTGGGGATATTCTTCATGTAGTTTCTAGACGTCTTAATTTTGGTAAGTTCCAATTGTCTGGAGTTATCTGGGATTTAGCACCACATGACTTAGCCGTTATGGATTATCTTTTTGGTTCTGACTTTCAAGTCTCGGCTGTAGTTTCTGGAACTCATCTACAGAATGATGTTGTTGATACAGCAACTATCCATATAGAATACAAAACTGGGATGACTTATGGATTAGATTTAAGCTGGTTAAACCCGAAGAAAGACAGAACAACAACTGTAGTCGGAACTAATGGGATGATTGAGTATGACATGTTGTCTGACTCTCCTCTTATTATTTACGACAAAGCCATTGTTGGTATTGATAGAGACATGGCCCATCGTTATAGTTGGATGTCTATTTATGAAGGAGAAGTTAAAGAGCCATTGGCTTTGCTTGTTGATGAATTTGCAGATTGGATTTTATTAGATAAACCTTTTGTTTCTCCAGGGAGTCTTGGAATGAGGGTTGTTGGAGATATTGAAGATATATTAAAGAAATGTTAAATATACTTATTGGCCATACAAGACCTTTGGAGAAGGCATTAGGTTGTGGCTTTACTCTTCTTGGGCACAATGTTTATCACTGCCACAACGAAGTGCTAGGACTTCCTTATGAGAAATTATCAAGATGGCTCAAAGCAAGAAATATTGATCTAATTATATTCCCCTGTCCTTCGACATTACCTCCTACAAATATTTTAAAGAAATTAAAGAAAAAACATATCTGTATATTTTGGGAGAAGGAAGCTAGCCACGAATTAGCTCGTGGGCGACGAGGAATAAAGTATTATTTTACAACTCGTCGCGAAGTCAAAAATAGTTTTTACCTTCCCTTTGCTGGTCTACAGCGAGGATGGATGGTCGCTAAAAAAAGATCTGATTTTGTTCTCCTTGCTAAGGATAAAAGCAAAGAAGACACATTGCGCGGAGTACTTCACAGAGAAATAAAGAAAGATATTGGAGGGATGTATAAACTTATGGGAAACATTCCTCCCCATCTTTACCACAGAGAAAGATTCAGGCATTTATCTAAAAGCTTAGCCTCTATAGGTATTTGGAATGATTATCTCTGGAAAGAGGGCAAGCCAGGTGTTCCAATAAGATATTTTGATAGTTTTAGTTGCCAAGTTTCTGTGTTGACATACCCACACAAAGGTTTACGCGAACTTTTTACTCCAAACGAACACTATATTGAATCTGTTAAACTAAAGCCCGCTTTAGAATATTATTCTAGATATCCAAAAGATTTAATAGAGTTAGGACAAAAGGCTTATAAGCATATGTTGTGCCACCACACCTATCTACAACGTGCTGAATTTATATTAGAAGTACTAAAAGCTCATGGAGAAATTTAATGATACTAACAGAATGGAAAGGGATTCCTTGTTATATTTATGAAGGTGTTGTTATGGGTGAGAACGTGTCAGTCGGTCCTTTTGCTGTAATTGGAAAGCCGCCGAAAGTTCCCTCTGGTGCAACTAGCCGAAAGCCCAGCACAGAATTAACTTCTACTTATATTGAAGAGAACTGTGTAATCGGGGCTGGAGCAACTATTTACCATGGTTGTTATGTAGGAGCTAATACTCTTATCGGTGATGGCGCCAAGCTCCGAGATCATTGTGTTCTTGGTAAATTTTGTATTGTTGGAATGAATGCAAAAATTGGATTCAAAACTACTGTTGGCAACAAAGTAAAAATCATGGATTTATGCAATATTTCTGGCAACATGACTATTGAAGATGGTGTCTTCATTGGACAAGGAACGATGTGTGCCAACGACAACTCTATGGGTAGGTTAGCGCCTCAAGGAAAAGAATGGACTAGTGCTGGCCCTGTTATTAAAAAAGGGGCTAGAATTGGACAAAACAGTTCGCTTCTCCCTGGTGTTGAAATAGGAGAAAATGCAATAGTAGCAGCTGGTGCTGTTGTCACTAAGTCGGTTGCTTCAAGAACTCTTGTTGCTGGTGTTCCGGCAGTGCTTAAAAGGTGGGTGTTTGAATGAAAATAGGAAAGAATACAAGAGCAGGAAAATATACAGTTATCGACAATGATGTTGTTCTTGGTGACGATGTAAAGATTGGAGACTTTTGTAAGCTTCATTCTGGAACTCGCATTGGGAACAATGTAAAATTTGACGACTACTGCAACACCTCAGGAACTGTATTGATTGGAAATGATGTTCATATCAAAAGAATGTCTTGCATTACACAAGGGACTGTCATAGAAGACAAAGTTTTTATTGGTCCTGGCATAATGATTATTCATGAGAAGAATGTTTCTTTTCAACGCAATGTAAAGAAAATTTCTCGTGGTGTTCACATTAAATCAGGTGCTATCATTGGTGGCAGTGTAACCCTTGTGTCTGGTATTACTATTGGCAAGGACGTTATCGTTGGTGCGGGCGCGGTAGTGGTTAAAGATTGCGAAGAGGGTGGCATTTATCTTGGCTGTCCAGCAGTCAGGGTTGGCGAAGTACCGCTGGAAGATAGAATTGGAATTGACTGCAATCTCAATTTTACAGATGATATTGTAGAAAAATATCTTTCTGAGATGGAATCAACAGGTAAGCTTCTAGTGAACAAGAGGTTTGATAAGGATGAAGTGGCCTAGTTTTTTAGTGTCAACGGCTCAAGCTGTTTATCATATTCAGGACAAACAGATAGTTCCTGTCTTAACAGGACAGGGGCTTTATTATGGTATGTCTTGGGATAAAGATAATCTTTATGTTGTTGCAAGAGAGAACCAAGATAAAATAGCCACAAAAAGCGAAAAGCTTTTGGTCATGGACCATAGCTTTAAAAAGAAACACGAATTAGACTTACCTGGAACTCACCATCACCAAGTGATTCATCTTGAAGGAAGTCTAATAGTAGTAGACAGTGGGACGAATTCTCTTTACATATATCGGCATGGCGCTTTTGATCCAGTTAGTTGGCGACCAACAGGCAATGACCTTAATCATTTTAATTCCATTTGGTATGACAAAGAAGAAGAACTTTTTTATGTTGTTGAACATAACCAAGTAGGCTATTGTCCTGCTGGACTTCATTTCAATACAAGAACAGAAAAGAAGCTTAAGCGTAAAAGCCGTATAGTTATTCTTGACAAGAATTTGACTGAAGTAGATAGCTTTACAGCTGGCTATGCAGCTCATAATGTTTACAGAGAAGGTAGTGAGATTTTAACCTTTAGCTCTCATGATGGGAGAGTTTTATGGACTGAGCAAAACACAAAGAAACAAAGAGAAAGATTCTTGGGCAAGGGCGCCTGGTTACGTGGTTTTGCTGTCACAAGAGATTGCTACATCGTCGGAGTTTCAGAGTGCAAATCTAGAGAAGATCGAGAGAGTGGAGATTCTGCTATCAATCTATATGACAAAGACTTTAATCTTTTAGATGTATTGGTACTTCCAGAATCTGGACAATTATGTGATATAAGAATTGTAAATGAAAGAGATTATGCTCACAAAGAACAAGTATTAAAAGCAGCAAGGAGTAAGTGATGCCACCAAAAGCACCAATTATTATTGGCGGCCACGGGCGATCAGGGACTACATACATGGCAAATGTAATCTTTAGTCATCCAAAAATTGTTGGTCAGCGAGGCGAATCATATATCTTTACAAAACATCATAGTTTTTTACGACTGATAGATCTTGTTTCGAGCAGATATCAAAGAAGCATTCCTTTTGTAGAATACGAAAGGTTAGGAAAACTATTAGTAAGAAACTATATAGTCCATCTTAATAAAAATATAATTAAAAAGCATGGCGGTCAAGACAAAGTAATAAAGAAGATGAGATTGGTAAATCATGGACGTTATAAGAAGTGGAACAGAACAGACTTGGTATTTTTTAATAAACATCTAAAAGGAAGAACCCAAAAAACTGGATTTCTTCGAGAATAGGATTCTATAATCAAAATGAAAGTTAACTTTGTAAATCTACCCGGACAGTATAAAGAGATACAGGATGCAATTGATAAAGATGTTCTAGATATTCTTCATACTTGTCAGTTTGTTGGAGGATCATATCTTAAACGTTTTGAGAATGCTCTTGAAGACTATACTGGATGCAAACATGTAGTTGGTGTAGGAAATGGAACGGATGCCTTGCGGATTGTGTTCTCTTCTCTTCCTGGTAGTCTTAAGCGAAAAAAAGTATTAATGCCAAATAATACTTTTATTGCAACTGCCTACGCTGCTGTACAGGCTGGACTAGAGCCTGTCTTTGTTGACGTTGATCCGAATACATATCTAATTAATATAGATTCTGTAAGAAATCATCTTGCTTTTAGGAAAGGTGAATTTCTTGCTGTTGTCGCTGTATCTCTTTATGGTCAAAGGCCAGACATGGCTAAACTAAAAGATCTGTGTTGGGCTCATGGAGTTTATTTAATAGAAGATGGCGCGCAGTCACTGGGAGCAACTTTTAATAAACAACACCTAGGAGCTTATGCAGATGCCGCCACAACATCCTTTTATCCTGCCAAGAACCTTGGTACTATAGGACAGGGTGGAGCTGTTTTAACAGACAATACAGAGATTGCTAATTATGTTCGTACCTGGATCAACCAGGGCGCCCAAAAGAAATATGAGCATAAAATCCTAGGAGGCAATTCTCGACTTGACACAATCAAGGCAGCTCAGTTATTCCATGCTCTGGGGGCTCTAGATGGATGGAACAAGAAGAGACAAGAAGTGGCGAAGATATATGACAATGCATTTGAACACCGGTCGCCTGGGAAACAAGTAGGATCAACTCATGTTTATCATCTCTATGAATATCGCTGTGATAGCCCTAAGCATCGTGACCATGTGGCAATTGCTTTGACAAATGCTGACATTGCTTTTGGCTATCATTATCCTGAGGCATTATCTGAGACTGGGCTCTTTGGTTCGGCAACTACACCTGTTTGTGAAGCTCTATCTGAGCGCCTTATCTCTCTTCCAATTCATCCCTGTATGACAAAAGAACAAGCAAATCTTGTTGTTGAAGCAGTAAACTCTGTGGAGGCAGAATGAAGAAGCGTGCGTTGATTACCGGGGTGACGGGCCAGGATGGCAGTTATCTTGCAGAGTATCTTATTGGACAAGATTACGATGTTTATGGATTATATCGCAGAGTGAGCACAGGGAATAACTTTAATAATATTAAACTTATTAAAGAACACCCTAAACTTCATTTAGTTCCTGGTGATATATGTGACCATGCTCAGATGCAGTCTCTAATGCGCCAGATACAGCCCACAGAGCTTTATTTGCTTGCAGCCATGTCCCATGTCGGCCAGTCCTTCAAAGAGCCAATACAGACCTTCAGGGTGGACGCAGAGGCCACTATTGGAGCACTAGAAGCGGTAAGACAAGAGAGCCCTATGACCAGGGTTTACTTTGCCGCAACAAGTGAATTGTTTGGAGGAATGAAATGTCCTGAGTCTGGCTACAATGAAGAATCACCCATCGACCCCCGGTCCCCTTATGCTGTTGCTAAAGCTGCTAGCTTTTATGCTGTTCGTAACTATCGTGAAGCCTACGATCTTCACTGCTGTTCTGGTATCCTTTTTAATCATGAGTCACCTAGACGAGGATTAGACTTTGCTCCAAGGAAGATCACAAAAGGTGTTGCTTCTGTAAAATTAGGCTTGCAAGATCGCCTAGATATGGGTAACATGGATGCATACAGAGACATAGGGCATAGTAAAGATTATGTTAGAGCTATGCACCTAATGCTTCAAGAAGATAAACCTCAAGATTTTGTGATTGCAACTGGTGAATCAGTATCAATCAGGGAGATGTTAGCGTATGTTTGTGAACTTGCAGAACTCAAATATGAAGATGTATATCGGATGGATAAGCGATACATGCGGCCGTCTGATGTTCCATATCTTAAAGGCGATGGTTCTAAAGCAGAAGCTATCCTGGATTGGACTCCTAGCTATAGTTGGAGAGATCTTCTTCGAGAAATGTATCTCAGCGATTTAACGGCATTACAGTTAGGATGCTATACTTAGAAAATGGAACAACATAATAAATGGGTTTCCCGTAAATTCTCTGCAGCCGTAGGACTAACAATATTGGTTACCTTATTGTTTGCAGTTCCTTTAACCTGGACGGCTTTTGGTGCTGTTCAGTGGGTGCTAATTGCAGGTGAGCAATGGGTTGCTTTTCTAAGTATGATTTGGGGTGCTTATTTTGCATCCAATGTAGCGGCCAAGTTCTCTCCTGTAGAGAAAAAACAAAATGGTTTCGAAGAGGAGGCGATGTAATATGCCTGTTAGTTCTGTGGAGTATCAATCCCTGTTGGCTAGAGTCAAGGCACTTGAGAATAAGATGAATGATGTTATCACTGCTCTCGGGCGTACTATCACAATTGATCAGATAACACAGTTGGGTCTTCTCAAACAAACAGATGTTGAGCAACTGAAGACCCGTATGGATGGTGTAGAGTCAAGAGCTACTCAGCTTGAATCTTATCATCAGTCTTAATCAGCAAGAGGGATTTATTTCCAATTAAAGTGGGTGGGTTCGTTGCAACCCATTCGCAGTCTTGTAATAAATAGGTTCTATCTGGGAGACACTTAAAGGCAAAGCCTTCTTCTCCGATAGGCCTATTTTTTATTACTTCGCTTTTTCTTCTCTCTGGTTTTGTCGTTAGTTTTTGTTGCCACAATACACTAATGTCAAGAACATCTTGGCCAATTGGGTTGGTGGTATGTATTCCAAATGGAGAAGAAACTCCTCTAAAATAAATAGGATTAACAGGTAACTGGACTACCCCTAACATTCCCAAGGCGGGAATGTGGGGAATTGGTAAGAAAAGATAACCACGAGCAACAGCTGTTGATAATGATAAGAAAGTTTTTATATGATCAACATATTCTTGTTGTTCTTCTCTCGTTGGGCAATTGACTTCATATTTATTATAAATATTATTCAACAAAGAGATAGCCGCGGGCGCTCTCTGAATAGTCCCAAGAGGGAATATGTATCTGTCCAAGGCATCAGTCATAACATAAAAAGAGGGAGCACTCAGGCTCCCTCTTAGTCTTCTTATGAAACAAGTACTTACAGTGCCTTGTAGACCATGGTTAGACTTCTCTTTGTATCCGCAGGGCCATCTGGATTGATGGCGAGCTGAGCACCATGTTGTTGGGTAATACGAATACCAACGACATTGTCTGTGCCTAGTATTTGACGAGCTATTTCTGTACATGAGTCTCGAAGAGGACGCTTGTACATTTTTCTGTCATCGATGATACCTGTCCACCGTGTATTTGTTGTCTTCATGTTGCTGCTTAATTCAAGCTCCCAAACCTGGGGAAGGGTTCTTGTTCTAAGAGAGTTGTAAATAAAGGTACTGATAGACTCTTCCTTCTCTCGGTCTGCGAAGTCAATAGTTAAACCCGGGCAATCCTTAGGATCATCCCAGACAACTGTCTTAAAGTTTTCGTGTGGAAATGTATTATCCACAATGTCACCTTGGTTTGTAGCACCATAAGTGTCTGGTCTGCCCTTAACAGCGAATGCCATCTAATACTCCTTTTATATCTTTTGCTATATCTGTCTTCGCCACTCCTGTAATCCTGCTAATATCTCTAGCCGTTAAGCCGCAGTATGAGTGGAGATACAAGATGTATCTTTCCCAGTTAGTTAGTTTATACCACACTTGTCTTTTGTAGGTGGTTTCTAGTATTTGGATTTCTTCTTCCTTCCTTTTTTTTTCTTTATTTTGGAGGGATTAGAAGTTGTCCGTGTTTTAGAGTTCAATGATTTCATATACTCGAATTTTAGCATGGGGATTATCTTTATCTTTGTTTTTGGTAAGCTTGACCGAATAAATTTGCTTATCATTGAAGTAGACAATTTTTTCCAGGGCATCCATGGTGAACTTGGTGGGTCCGTCAACGTCACTAGCGGTTGTTTTAAAGAAGAAGTCTATTTCTACATGAATCTTCTTTCCCTGAATTACCTCACCTGTATACGGACAGGCTTCTTTGATTGCCGCTTGCCAATGCACTGCTTCTTTAGTTTTAAACATACGTTTATTTCCTATGAAATAACCTTTGTTTGTAGAGATAGGCTTGGAGTCAACAGTAAAGCTAGTTAATAGTTTGTAAGGAATTTTATTCTGTCCAATCTTGAAGCATTTTGAAATAAAATCATCAGCCCCACGAGGACCCTTTAAGAAGTTGCATGATGTGCAGCATGGCACTACATTTGTCATCGTGTAGCCTAAATTATTATCTAAACGATCAAGGCCAATTGTGCTTATCTGTGCCGTACAATAGAAACAAGGTCTTTGCCAGAATTGAAGAAATTCCTCTTCTGTTAATTCCCATTTTAAAGATCTTTGTTTAGCACCTCTTTGATATGATTTATATCTAGCTATAGGTGTCTGATGATATGCATTGCCTTCTGCTGTAGCTTTTTCTTTGTGCTTTTTTCGACAAAGTTTACAGTTAGAGGCATAGCCATCTGGTTTATTGGCATCTTTATGAAAACTACGTAAGGTTTTCGTGGCCTTGCACTTTGTGCATTGTTTCTTGGTCACTAAATTCTCTCATTTGTATTCAACCAATAGTCATGAACTTTAGCAAGGAGTTCTTTCAAGTCTTCAAACAAGCCTGGTTTTTGTAAGTAGCTATTTGCGTAATGCTCATAAGCTTTCTGTATATCTTCTGGATTGATTGAATTTGAAAAGATAATAAATGGAATCATTTTAAGCCTAGAGTCTTGATTGATTCTTTTTAATAAGTCTACACCACCAAGCTCTGGCATTTTTAAATCTGAGATAATTAAATCTATAGACTCTGTTTGTAATTTAGTCCAGGCTTCTTCGCCATTCCGCACTTCTATCAAACGAACAGGCAATCCAAGTTCCTTGATGGCTTTTCTAAATAGAAGAATATCAGGGTGATAGTCTTCTGCTAAAAGAAAAGTGTACATTAGTCCCCCTTGTTGTGATACTCTACTGCCTCAGGGGCAGGGCTTTCTCCTTTTGAAAAGTAGAGATAACTCATTGAAGTTGCCCATGCTAACAAAAAGATCGTTAATGGTTTCTTTAGAACAGCCCAGATTTCTTTAATAGCCTCTTTTTTAGCATTAGATTTGTCTTGTTGAATCTGTGCCATTTTCTCTAAGGCAGCTGAAGTTCTATTGTATTCTCTTGAAAGATTGTCTAGATGTGCAGTAGTGTATGTCTGTACTCTTTTTATCTCGTCCACATCATGTTGGATTTTCAAAAGCCTATCGTCTACAGACATAATATTAAATTAATTTCTTTGTAATCTTATCAGCCAAACCAAGCTTTAAAGCTTGTGTTGGGCTAAAGTAGTAATCACTTCCAAGAATATAAGACACCAGATCGGCTTTAGCCGTTCCTGTGTATTTTTCAAGAAGTTTTATATATAATTTTTGTAATCTAGTTGTTTCTTTATGATGAATAGTGATATCAGTTAACTTCCCTGAAACAGCAGAAAATGCTTCGTGGAGCATTAGGGTAGTGTTTGGAAAAAGAGAGCGATGGCCAGGAGTGCCAGCAGCTAAAATCAAAGTTGCAGCACTCATGACTTGTCCAGATCCGATAGTATATACAGGACAAGTTGTACTTTTGATTGTATCTACAATCGCGAACATAGCGTAAACATCTCCTCCTGGGCTGTTGATATAAAGCTTAATGGGTTCGTCGGGGTCTAGTACCTCTAATATATAAATATGTTCAAAGACACTTTGGGCTACGTCACTATCTATTTCACCAAAAACTCTAATGGTTCGAGCAGCTAAAAATGGATCATACATTAAAGGGGTAGGCTCTTCAGCTGGAGCTTGAGACATCGACACCTCGTTTTTTCTTTTTGAATTCGCGCAGCTTTTCATATTGTTTCTTTCTCCATTCTTTTTGTTTCTGTTTCTGACTGTGCTTATAGTTGTTTTGTTCTTGTGCTTTCTTTTCTTTAGCAGTAAGAACAGACGCATCTTCTATTATACCTGTCCCATAACCAATATCTTTGATCTTGTTGGTAACAGTACCTTTGGTTAAAACTTCTTTGTAGGAAAACCTAACTAAAGTTATACCACGTTTTGTACACAGCTTTTCTTTAAGAGTGTCTTTACGGACTCCCTCTAAGAAGTCTTCTACACAATTGTGAAACATTGGAGTGAATTCAAAATGCTGAATTCCATCATATTCAAAACCTATATTAAGATCAGGGATATAGAGGTCTAGACGCAGCTTTTCGCCGACTTGATACTCTTCAATAATGGTAGTATTTGGGTAAATATTTTGCAAGATATGCTTAAGTTGAGCACATCCTTTTGAGTTTGTTCTCTCTAATTTATTAGTCCATTTTTTATTAAAACACACAGCAGAAATAGTTTCTGGGGGAATTTGTGTTAGAGAACTTAAGTCATAAATGTTCAGAGAGTGGGGTTGGGCATCAATAAGTTTCTTAAGATTAGAGAGTTGTATTTTCGTTGGGGTGTATCTTTTAAGAAGCCCTAATTCTTTTGCTTTTGCTTGCACATCAGAAACATTTTTATGGAGAAATGCCGCGCAAGTTTTAATAGAATAATTACTATTTCTATAATGAGTTAGATATTTCAGGTTTTGAACATCCCACCCTGTGCTTATTAATTTCAGTTGCAATGCTCGCTGAAGCCCCTCTTCACGAGAGTGTTCTAGAGCAGATGTGTAATAGGGATATGAATTTTCTAATAGTTTATCTTGTTTGCTTGTCCAATGAGACATATGGGTGTCTGCTTCTAAACTCATATCATATATAAGATATACAGCCATCGGAGAAATAAGGTATTTATCAGCAAGGTCGCAAATAGACATAGTGCTGTAAAGAGAAAGAATCTTGCCGAATTTTCGGCTACCTAGCGCTTTTGCTATTAAGTCAAATCGCTGTTGCTGTGATAAATCCCAAGTCATATAAATACTTCCATAGGTCTTTAAAAAGTTCCTCGTCCTCTATTTCTTTAACGTTGCTAATCCCATCTACTTCGTTTAGCCATATATCTTTCGGATTAATACGGTCTTGTAGAAGAACATACTCTCTCAAACCACCAGTGATTGTACAGATATGCCAAATCTCCCTCCCTAGTGGTTGAGCATGTTTAGGAAGAGCCTTTCGATTAGGATTGGATATTTTAAAGTTGGTGTTTATTTGCATTTTTGTTTATAAGGACACTTGTGATGACAATTAAGAATAGGAATATCTATTTTAGATTCTATTTGTTGACATGCATTTAAAAGCCATTGTTTATGTCTAGATTGAGGTTTGAATGAGTAAACAGTTTGGTCGCCGCGACGAGTTAGCTTATATACATCAAATTCTTTTATACCCAAAGTCTCTTTGGCTGCAAATGCCTGAGCAATAATCTTTAGTCTTGTGGGTATGTGTTGGTTGTGCTTGGATTCTGTATACAACAAAACTTTTGTTTTTCCATTTGTACTCACTCCGATAGCATCTATATAAACCTTTAATCTATAATCTTTATTAAGTTTATAAACTATAGGAATAGTACCTGCCATGGGGACTAAGCTGTAATTAAGATAATGAGCATAGATATCCTTTACTCTTGGATATCCTATAGCAATTACTTCTTGAGTTGACTTAAGGGAGGTGGCGCCTGCCTTGACTCTCTTATTAGTTTCTGTCACAACTAACTGTGCCCATTTTTCTTTAAGTCTTTTCTCTGTTGTTTTGCATTCATGCTGCACTTCTGCAGCCCACATCCACCTAGCCATATAAAGATAAAGATCTTTAAACTGTGGTGGTGAGGGTTGGGGATCTTTCTTAGAGAAGCTTAGTAGTCGTGGACACTTTTGGAATGTATCAAGGTCGTGCCCGTGAATAAGCATTAATCTATTGCTCTCCACTTGCTCCAAGACAAATGCTGTGCATGTTGACTGATAAGTTTTCTGATTTCATAATCTTTGCCTAGTTGGTGTTCGTGCTCATGTGGACATTGGATTTTAAAGTTTTCATTCTTCAGATCTCGAGGAAGAACAAGTTGTTCAAACTTATGTTTGCATTCCTGGCATTCGTATTCAAAGATTGGCATGGGTCTCTCCAGTCATCATGTGTTTATATATATCATCTTTATAAAGATCTATAACATTACTAGGAGTTTTGAGATAAAGAATGTTTTGAACTTCAATGATATATGGTTGTCTGGCTAGGTCTTGAGAAATACTCATACTAAAAGTAGTTTGAGTCATCCCTGTAGAGAAAGAAAAAGGAGTTCTCCTTCCCATTTGATATATTGACTTCACATCTCTTTGAGATTTTACTGAGTAAATTTTACAAATTGGTGTTGGAATAATTAAGCATCTTTCTTCTTGATAAAGGTTTTGAAATAAATGAGTTTCAGGCCAAACAAGAAAATAATTTATTAGGGGAGTAATCGATCCCCTTTTTAGGATGATAGATTCTGTAATGTAGTTTGATCCATTTCTGATCAACGCTTGAATTAAATCGACCTCAATGTTTGTATCAAACTCCAAAGAACTAGAATGTTGATGTGACAGCAGCTGCTGGTAAAATTCCCCCAGTTCTGACATTGTAGTCTACTCCTACCCATAACCATGTGTCATTTAATGGGATAAAATTTATTTGTTTAAATACAGGGATTCCGCCGGGGTCAAAACCGACATGAAGGTTTTCGTCATTGGTGACAACACCTCTGACATGAAAGAGCCTGATGGTATTGTCGTCTTTAGTCTTCCCTATTGCTGTTGGAGAGAAACCAAGAGTTGGTCCATAGGACATGGGGGTGGCACTAATGCCGCCATCAATGTGCGGCGCCCACCAGTGCCATCTAGATTGTGTTTGGTCTTCATAAATGGTTTCGACTGACTTTGGTACTAACTGAACACTACTATCATCACCAGAAGAAGTAACAGTAACAGTGCTGTATGTTACTGATTCTCCTGTTGGTATCGTTGCGATAAGGTTTTGAACACTCACTGTTAAGTCATAAGTAGTTGCAGAGAAAGAAGAAAGATCCTCATTATAGAGGTGAGAAGCAACAAGAAGATTGTTTGCATTTCGATAGTCCCACTCTTCAGGAAAGTGGTCCACAGTTTCTTCTGTTGTCTCCCCTTTAATGATGACCTCTGTATGCGTCACAACAACAGGATTGGCCTCGAGTTCTTTGATATCTTCTTTCAAACCATCATTTGATTTTACTAAATCTTTAATATGTTTTTCAAGATTATAGACTTCTTTGTTTTTAGTACGCAAGACTTCTTGAGAAAGCTGTTTCTCTGCTGTCAGTTGATCATCAAGCATAATCATTCTGGCGTTAGCCCGCCGTGCAACTCCAAAGGCAAGTCCTATTGCTAGGATAATACCTACAATGATGCCCAAGGCCATGCTACCAATTTTCGTCTTGATCATATTCTTCCTCTTCTTTAAGGTCTTCTAGATATTTCTTGGCTTCTAGTTTGGCCTCACTTTCATCTTTCCATTTGAAAGTACTAAGGTGAGGAAAGAAGTCGTGAACAGTAATCTCTTTAAAACCATTAATCTTATTTTTTGAGTGGAGTAAAAGGATGCGAGGCATTGGTTTCTTCGTCATTGGGTCGATATGAAAAGTATCATAATCTTCCTGTCGTTCGTGCATATCATTATAGATGTGTCCAATCCACTTAGCTCGGTAATTGAAGGCCCTGGTGTTATGAACAATAATATTATTGGCAATAAAGTTATGAGTTCCATCAATTGTTAAATCCCAGACTTGTTCTTTGTCCAGTTTTTCAATCTTGACAATGTTCACCCACCTTAACTGTTCATTAAGTATGGCTTGTAATCCTTTGTCCTTTAAGGAGCTTGCTAATTTAGAGCCAATAGATCTTGTAACTCTATGACCGTCTCTTACTTGAAACCCTAGCTCTCTTCCGTCATTTATATTTATTCTTGCCTTTGTTGTAATTTCTTTAAGGCGCTCAGTAAACAGAATTGGCAAATGATCATGTTTGTTTTTATTCAGTCTGGAAAGACTAGCCAATTGCTTACACTTGTTTCCTTTTGCACCAGGAATAAACAAAAGCTGAGCGAGATTAATTGCTTCATCGCCTGAAATACAAACAGCATTAACACCATTCTTTACATTATTTAGTGTGGAATAAATACCAAGTCTACTTAAAAGAGATATTAAACCCTGAGTTAAATAATTACTCTTATTAAAGAATCTGATTGTTTTCTTCTTTGTATCTATTGAGCCGTCTGTGGCAATTAAGCCAGAGATATAATGGCTAATAACTTCATTGGTTTGAGAATAAAGTTCAGTCGGGATATTTTTTGCCATACCCGTCTGACCCCAGATATCCAAAGTTTTTAGATATTCTGTTAGTGGATTTTTGACCTTACATCCTTGTCTTCCGTTAGTAAAACGAAGATGAAGAGAACCATTATGGAGTCTTTCAGAAGCTCCTAATTTAAACCTATCCTGTACTATTGTTTTTATATCTTTGATTATGCCCTTATCTCTGTTTGTAAAACGAGGAGTACTTTTTAAGGCATAGCAACCATCACCTGCCATGTATCCAAGTAAACGAGCAATGTCGTTATTTATTGGATTAGAGCATGATTTTGGTTGAGGAATCTCAGAAGGCAAAGCAACAAAATCCCCTACAGATAATTCTGAAAGTTTATTCCATTTATACTTTTCTGTGAAAAATGGGTGATTGCCAGTAACTTTAATAGTGCGTCCACCTTTAAGCATGACCTTATAAACTTGCTGAACGCCTTTGTCTAGTTTAGCCAACACCTTGTTGGTAACAATTCGATTGTTTTCGTCTTTGGTGTAAACAATATTGCCAGGGATAATTTGATCAATTCTTTTTAGCCCTTGAGTTGTAAAGACAAGAGAATCTCCTGTCATACACTCAGCAATATCTTCATTTTTGGGAAGTAACTTCCCACCACGCATTCCACCACTTCTTTTCTTATACTCAACAGAGGCCAGCATGCAGACACTGTATTTGTTACAAATATTGTTCATAGTATCTGCAATTTTACTAAAGCGTTCTCTCATGTCTTTGCCACCATAGTCTTGAAGGTTGTGAGTATTGTCTAAGACGCAGAAGATTCTACGACTTGGGTATTTTCCTCTATGAAAGCGAATAACGGCTTCCATGTATTCAAGAGTAGCTCCATCAGTAGCATCCTTAATTAGAAACCTATCTTCTTTTACAAGATTTTCTATTAAGTTATAAGCCTGTTGCCTAAAGTCAAAGAAGCGTTCCTTGTGTCCTTTAGATGGAAGCATAGAGGCCCATCGTCCGGGGTTAATGATTGCCCCGATAGATAGTTCTTCGAATTTGCTTGTGGGTAATCTGCCTAAGTTAGAGACATGTGCATTACATAGGAATTTAGGCAAGATGTCTCGACCAGAGTCATCAATAGAGAAGTAGATAACGGTTGCATCTTTGTTAGAATGCGCAATATCAAAAGCGATATTGGACATGAGCGAGGACTTACCCGCATTGGCTTCTCCACCCAAAAGCATAAGCGTGTCACTCGCCCAGTCCTTTCCTCCTTCAAAGCATTTAGCTAATTGGGGCATTAGATTCATTTTGAATCCAAGGCCAACAGAGGGGTCAATTGACTCCTCTTTAATCTTTTGTGTTCTGAGTAAAGAAAGAACTCCTCTTGAGGAGTATTTGCCAGACTCATAATCATTACGGACTTTTTCAATATTGCCAGCTGCTTCAGAAAGGATAGATATGCGATGGTCAGGGAACTTGTCTAAGTCCAGAGCCATTCTTTCGATTATGTTTTTTTCAATCTTATTGCGTTGTCTTTCTCTTTTATTGAGTTGTTTGCCAACCTCAATATCAAGAGCATGGATAGACACCCCGGTTGTATTTGCCAATTCCTTAGTGTATTCTTCTCTTGTAATTGCAGAAGATTCAAGTGCAATAATTCGCACCATGTCTTCGGCTAATTTTCTCTTTGGCGTTTGGCCTGTCAAACGATCTTGAAGCAACCAAGAGAAGGCACTTAGATTGGGTAATGCTAGCCATCCTTTCTTTCCATGTTGGAGTACAAAATCAGAAGGGTCTAATCCCTCAGTCTTGTCGGTCTTTCCAATGATAGAAATATCAAGATCTTGACTTTCTTTCATAAGCAAGTCTATTGCTCTTCTGATTCCTATCTGGCCAGCTGCATCCCAGTCAAGAGCCAAAACAATACTATGAAAACCTACACTTTCTAAGAGGAGAATCTGTTCCTTAGTTAGGGCAGTTCCACAAATGGCAGCAACATTGTTGATTCCTTTATGGTTAAGAGTTAGGACATCTGTATATCCCTCTACTAGAATGAGTGGTTGGTCAGTGCACCGGCGCGCTTTATCCAACCCATAAAGTGTCTCCCCTTTCTTTAAAGACTCTGTGCCATAGCCATACATGTGTGGGTTAACATACTTTTGTTTCCCATCCCATGTCCGATAGGAGAAGCCAAGGGCTTGCCCACGGTGGTTATACACAGTAAATACAAGTTGCTCTCCATCGAAAGGACAATTATGCTCACCAAGCAAACCTAATGTTCTAAGATACTCTGCGCTGTATCCTTTTTTGGACATTTCTAAAGTTAGAATTTCTCTAGAGAGACAGCCCACACCCCTGTGTAAAAGTACCTCTTTCTTCCATTTGTTTTTATTAATATACTCTTCACAATCTTTTGACCAAACAGTATGTGTGGTAAGAATACGAGCTGCTTCTTGAAATGCAGCAAGTGCTGCCTTAGAGGCTTTCTGGGCGTCTGTAAGGGGCTCAAGCTCTAAGGGTATATCATACCTCTCACATAGTGTGGAGACAGTAGTAGAGACCCATTCGGGCCCTTCTTGAGGCATTCCTTCTAACCAATGAGCTGCAGTAAAAATATCAAAGTTAGTTACACAACCAAAACATCTTCCTTCAGTGTAATCACTTCCAGGATAGAGAGAGGCACTTGGAGTTGAGTCTTTATGGTGTGGGTTGATACAAGCAAACTTCTTTGATTTACTACTGACAATATCTTGATCTTTTAGATATTGAGGGAGGAGGAGTTTAAGCTCGGTAATAGCTTTACTTAGTTTCATCAGCTGGAATTGTTTCCTTCTTCTTTCGTATTGCTTTTAATATAGAAATGACATCGCCTTTGTCAGCAAAATATTCTTTAATAGCTTCTTTTTGTTCCCAGGTTAAACGCGGAAACTTTCTTTTGTAGTTATTCATAATCTAACTCCATTTTCTACTAATGTTGTAGGCGTGATTAGAGAAAGAATTGCATCTTCTCTAAATTCTGTAATGCTCATGCAACCAGAATAAGACAAAGCACTCTGTAAGCCATCTTTCCATTCAGACATTAATTCAGATACTGTTCCCCGGACAAGCACGGGTGCAGACACACCCTCGGCAGCACGTGGTTGTCGTCCTGCCTTTTCCATTGCTTGCTTAGAGGCCATGCCTCTATAAACCTTATAGGTTCTTCCGTCTTGTCCTGTATAGTGAGTTCCTTCTGCTTCTGTAGAAGGAGCAAGCATAGAGCCGCTCATGACTGCTGTGGCTCCTAGAGCAAGCGCTTTTGCAATATCTCCAGAAGTTTTAAGTCCACCATCAGCAATGATTGGTTTATTAGGAAGTGTTCGTCTAATACTATGGATGGCATATGCTTGGGGAACGCCATGTCCGGTTACTGAGCGAGTTGTGCAGCGAGAACCGGGTCCAATCCCGACCTTAATTGCATCACACAATGGAGCCAAGAAGATAGCCCCTTCGGGTGTGGCTACATTCCCTCCAATAATAGTGATATGTGGCCTAAGGTGCTGTAATTGCTTAAGAACATATCCAGTTAGTTCAGAGTGTGCATGAGCTATATCTAAACATAGACCCCCTGCTCCTGCTTCTACTAACTTTTCGGCCCACTCTATTTCTTTTCCACCTACACCGATACTAGTGTAGATATATTCTCTAGGGACACCCCTATCAACTAGTTGTTGGACATCGGATAGTCTACGGTTCTCTTGCTCTGGAGGATAAAAACGATGGAGTATTCCTAATCCACCTGCTTTCCACATGGCGATAGCCATTCTTACACCAGTGACTGTATCCATATTAGCTGAAATCATAGGAAAATTAAGTTTTGTATCTCCTATAGCTGTTTCAGTTATGGCCTCTTTCCTGGTTGAAAGACAAGAATGTTGTGGAATAAGTAAAAGATCATCATATGTGAAGAGAGGATCTCTCCATAGAGTGCTCATTAAACTATCTCAATTGTTTCTTGTGGGTAAACCCAAGTGCCCATAATTCCGGGGCCTGAAAAATCATCTTGTTCGGCAACAAAATATTCATCATCTAAAGTTTCTTGGATTACGCTAAGCCATTCTTGTGGTGACTCGGGGAGTGTTTCGCGTTTGTATTGAACCAAGTAATTATCGCCTGATTCGCTTTCGAAATATGTTACATATGTATTCATTATTCTAATTTCCCTTTATACTTTATGGCATTTGTCGCAAAGTGTTTTAATCCATCCGCCTTGACGTCGTTTACCTGGTGAGCCACACTTTTCACAGATTTTGAGGCTAAAGCTTTCAGCAAATCCAATCATTCCTCTTATTTCTTCGTCTAAACAGACATCAAGATAAAAGTGAAGACCACCAAATTTTTCTTTGACTTGAACAACTTTGGGTTGATTTATAGGTGGCTTAACCCACTTGACTCTATGTTGTATATTTTTACAAAGAGTGTCGATAATATCGAACCAACCATCTTGACAATTAAATCCATAGCTAAGGATAAGACTATTTTCAAAAGTAAAGAATAGATCAGGATAATCACTAAGCAGTTGTTGCTCTAATTCTTTTTTCATAGTTCTATTTTTTTAATTATTTCAGCATCATGGAGTAAGTTATATACACCGTCTTCCCCTGGTACAGCTGAAAAGTCTGCGTCAACTCCATTTCTAAGACGTAATTCATAAACTGCAGCTCTGAATGAAAAAGAAGATTGGTCTATAAAACTTTTTGCATCTTCAGCCTTTTCCCAAACCCACCCTCCGGGGTAGCCCAAATATCTTCCAACTTTTTGAACAGTCGGTTCTCTTTCAAGAACTTCATCGTAATTCTTTTCGTGACCAATAGTAAAAGCTGTTTTGTTTTCATTTATCATTTAATGATCTCATCAATGACTTTGTACTCAAGAGCTTCTTTAGAAGTCATATACCAATCAGCCTTATTCTCAAAAATCTTTTTGAGTTTAGCTTTGGGGATTTTGGTTTTAGCTTTAACCATAGCTTCCATTTGTTTTTGTAGCTTTTGGCTTTGCTCGAGACTTTCTTCAATCTCTTTAATGGTTCCCCATTTTGCTGTAGAGACTTGATGGTACATGGGGGTAGAGTGTTTGTATGCAAATCTCTTATGCCCATGAATAAGTATCATGAACCCTCCAGACATAGCGACACCTGTGACAATAGTATGAACAGGAACTTTTGACTGTTCCATGACACTAATAAGACCAAAGGCTTGATAGACTGTACCACCATAAGAATCTATATAGAGTTCTATTGGTTGGGGTGTGTAATCAAGACCATATATTTTATATAACTTGATTAGATGTTTATCATTAGCATTTATATCAAGAATACTTTGAATTAATGGAGCTATTGAAGATTGGTCTATTTGTTTAGTTAAATAAAGTCGTCGTGCTTTTGGTTTTGGAAGGTCAGTCATTATTGTCTCCTGATTTTTTCGTTTCTATTCTTTCTGTAATAAATTCTACCTTGCCTGCCTTGACAGCATCTCTAATTCTTCTTTGTGTTTTATTCAAAGAGGACTGGCCTGTTTTAATATCCATAAAAACAATCTTTTCTATATCATTTCTATTGCCAGCTTTGAGGTCAGACATGCCATCATAAATAATATAATCTACTGGGTCACCAAGAAATCGCATATCTTTTGGATTAAAGTCATGTGAAGTAAGGAAAGGGGCTAGGTGTTCTACAGCTTGCCCTCGTAAGATGGACTTGGACTTCTTTAGTGCATCTGCTCTTATCTTGTGCTCTTCTTGTTTTTTCCAATCAGTCTTTTCTTTTTCAATATTGGCAAGAACATTCTTAATAATAGATATATGGTTATTCAAAGTCTCATTTTCATTCAGCAGATGCTGAATATTTTGAGACTTTATATCAAACTGTTTTTTATAACTATTTATAATGTGTTCTGCTTTATTGTTTGACCGTTGAGCATGAAAGAGTAGGTAGCCTAGGATTGAGAGTCCAAGCGCCATCAATACGATTGCAATTATCACTGTACGCCAGTAGAACCAAAGCCGCCATCTTGTCTACTTGTTTTAGTTAGGGCTTTTATTTCTGCTGGTTGTATAGACACATTCCTATAAGGAGTAACAATTAATTGTGCGATGCGGTCGCCATGCTTAAGCGTTACTTCATCTTGTCCTAGATTAACCAGGACGACGCCTACCTCGCCTCGATAACTAGAGTCCACAACGCCGGCCATAACGTCAATGCCTTGTTTGAGGGCGAGGCCAGAGCGCGGCGCAATTCTTCCATAGTTTCCAGCAGGTACTTCTACAATTAAACCAGTAGAAATAAGTCTTCGTTCTCCTGGTTTAAGAGTCCAGACTAATGTGTCTGTTTGATCTTGAGGAACTTCTGTTTTGTTTGGATGTGCAGCTCTTAAATCTAAGCCAGCTGCGTATTCGTCTCCTCTCTCGGGAAACTTGAGGCCACTTGCATGTGGCAATTGTGCAATTCTCATGTTTGTACTCTATAACTATCTTCATCAAAGTGTTGTGTGCTGAATTCCATAAGAACTAGGTCTTCAGTACTGTTTTCATTTTTAAGTCTATGCATTAGTCCAGGAGTGACAATTACTGAATCACCTGGTTTTAATCTTGTAATCTGTAAGCCAGAACCATCCTTTTTTGCTACTTCAAGAGTCATAGTTCCTGAAGAAACATAAATGTGTTCTGTTTTATTTACATGAAAATGCAAGGAGGTTTGACATAGGGGGAATATGTTTAATTGCTTTCCACAATATAGGTGGGAATTGGCTATCCATAATTCATAACCCCATCTTTTGGGAACATTTTTTGTTTTTTCAAAGCGCTGAACATATGAAGGGTCTGTTTTTTTATCTGTCATAACTACTTTAACCATAATATTCTAATTGTCTATCCTCTATTTCTTGTAAGGATGGGAGGAAACAGCCATTGTGTTCAATACTCAAAGAGGCTGCACTGATAGCATAATGAATAGCTTCTTCTAACTCTTTTCCTTGTTCTTTGGCTGCACAGAAGGCAGTGAAAAATGTGTCTCCTGCACCACATGTGTCGACAATTTTATTTGATTTAGGAACTAAGTAATCGATAGGCCTTAAGGTTCCTTTGCGTGCGAAAGGATTTAGAGCCCATGCATTAATGATTTCTACCTTGGAGGCACTTGTTGTAATTAAAAGATGGTCATTTTGCTGAGGTAATATATTCTCAGTTTCTGAGGCTTTTCTATAACTAACTACAGGGTAACCCAAAGTATTTTTCCTAGAAGAGTCTAAATAAATTCCTCGAACGGGAAGAGCATCTAGTCCCGAAAGTCGAAAAACCCAAGAGGGTAAAGATGGAGTTCTGTCGTCGTCCCATATATAAAGAACACTAGGGTCCCAAGACTTTACAAATCTTTCCAACGCATGATTTGCAATAACCTCATACGGATACTTTTCTACTGGTTCTGTATCTACAGTAAGAACAACTCTTTTGTATTTGTTATCAACAAAGCGTTGAATGTGAGAATGGCTAGTTAAGAATAGCTCTATCTCATAGTCAGGCAGAAACGATTGAAGAAGTGCTTGACAGTATGCGGCTCCACCCTTTTTTGTTACCATTCCTGTTGGTCTAAATTTTAATGCAGGGTCTTCGTTAGCAATACCTAGGATATCTCCTGTATGATAGGTGTCTTGTATCCCATCACCTATCACTAGAATGCGTTTTTTCGTAATACTCAATGCGCCTCCGTATAAACCAAATACATTTCTCTAAATCTTCTACGTATTTAGATGGGTCTTTATCTCCTGCTCTCCACATATATTTAAGGGCATTTCCTAAATGATACCCAAGCCCCAGGCCCTCGATTACATCTATGCATTCTAGTCCACCTTTTTTATAGTGGTCGGGATGATTGACTGGATCACTCATCATGGTCTCCATGATAAGGTGGCCAGAATTTTAGAGTCCAATCATGGAGAAAATTACCCCACTTTCGAGGAAGGAAAGGCATGAGTGGATGCGCAATACAATTATGTAGGATTTCTGCTAGCTTATCCCTTAACCAGTTCATTTTAATATTCCCAAAGATCTGTAATTGATTGTGTTTCTTGGCCAGGAAGAGTAAGGCCTTCTTCATTGCAATCTATATTTCCTAAATAATCCTGAAGAGAATACATTGCACAAGATAAATCCTCTAGAGATCCGTGTCCACAATGATTGGTAGCTACAATCATAGAGGCTACTCTAGAAACAGCCTCGTCAATAATCTTTTTCTGTTTTGTCGTCATATTAACTCCATCTTTTTCAGGAACTCACCCCGCTCTCTTTTGTTTTTAGGAAACCCCATCGTGTCCATTATTTTCTTAAGCCCCTCTATGTCATCCTCATATCTTATTTTAAAGGCCCTTGTAATCAACTGTATCTCATAACCACTTAAAGAAATAGAATTTAATTGGTAGTCTTCGAATGCTTGCATAGAAACAGGAAACAAATCTGAAAGAATAGTAAAGATAGCCTTAGCATATTCTTGAGTTTCTTCTTGAGCATGGGGATGCATTCTTTGTGAGAGGATAAGCATAAGGTCCCCAAGGTTAGCAGTCATATAGCCTTCAGTATATTGCCCCATGGGTAATACTGATCGCGCTTTTTCTCTACTAGCTCCTAATTCTAGAAGAGCTTCGTAGTGTTCTTGAGACTCTTCATAAGCAGCTTTCTGTAGGTCCTGCAAGCCCTCTTGGAGGCCTTGTTCTGGCTCTAGACCCAGGGCTATAGCTTTGGGGTGATCAGTTGTCACAGTGCCATCCAGACCCTTGTCTCCGACTTGTTTATTATGGTCGGATTGGCCTTTCCATTCCTGACATATCCACTTCTCATCTGGCATTACAGAGTATCTTCCACTTAGCATATTCCAGTGGACTCGATCATGACGTACCAGCTGGTTATGTACATAAATGGGAAGTCTTAAATGAAGCTGAACTTGACAGGAGGCGAATGGAGAGAAGTGTTTATGACGCATGAGGTATCTAATTAGCCCTTCGTCTTCTCTTTTACTCTTTGTTCCGTCACCATAGGAAACACGAGCACTCCTAACTATAGAAGAATCTGTCCCCATACTGTCAACAAGACGAACAAAGCCATCGTCTAGTATGTTAATTTTAATATTCCACCTCAATTATACGAGTATATTTAATTTTCATTGGTTTGTAACTTGGCCAATTTGTTTTAATATTACCAACATTTGAATGCCATCCTATTTCTTTGAGTTCATTTGCGGTTGCCCTGTAGGCCTTAAGAATGTCTTCTGTTGGCAAATAGGACGGACAGACATCGTCATTCCATTCGTCTTTGATTTCTTCTATAAACTTTGTTTGGTTTTTGTTAGTAAATACATAATATGTTTTGGTTACTTTTTGTTTCTTTTTCATTTATAATACAGGGACGGCGGATAAGTTGTTCGTCCTAAATCTGTGTTTAAATTTAATTTACCTAACATATTTTTCCCCATACTGTGTATAGCCTACAGATAAGATTAATCTAAAATTTCCATCAGAAACAGGGTGTGTGATTAACTTAAGAGTAGAGGGGTGAAGAGTTTTATCAGGATTTGCTTTTTCAAATGAATTCATGTGTTCTCTAAGGTCGAGAGATACTTCTGTCTCTCCAGACTCTAGGAGAATGTCAGCTATTGCTATTCGTTTCATATTTTACTTTGTTTTATATGAAGGGTTCATGAAAGCATCTGACGCTTTATTTTTAGAGTTAAATCCGATATACTTTATTTCGTCATCTCTGACAATAGTAGCAGTTTTAGTCTTTTGAAAACGAACAGTTGGTATTTCGTCATGAATGCCCACAACAGCACCTCGATCACTCTTACATGCATGAATGTAATTGGGGGCAGGGAAAGAAGCATTATGATCGCCCTGAGAAGTACCATCTTCAGTTATAAGTTTTCTTGCGATTACAATATCGCCTATTTTCCATTTACTTAATCTCATTTGTTTTCTCCATTAATAATTCATAATCTATATTATCGTCGCCAGTTTCTGGCCAGATGGGTTCTGTATGTTGGCAGTTAGTGCATATATGATTGAGAGGATAAAAGAAATTGGGCCACGCCCAACCCTCATCAAAATATTCATCATATTCTCTTTGAAACCAAACAAGAACAGGATAGCTTTGAGGCCAGTCTACATCAGATCGGGAGCGTTTTTTGTTCTCGCCGCCAACTTTATTCCAGCGGTCGATCCATTCCCTTTCAGTTCTTATAAGCTCCCAGTCCTCTTCACGAAATATATCATTCTTCGCCACTTGCAAATTCCTTCATTGTCGTAGTGTATTGGAAGTCAATTGAAGGCAGGTCCTGTATCTCTTGGATAGCCCTGGGCCAACAGTCAGGACATACTTTAAGAATATTATATCCACCGTAAGAACCTGTTTTTAATTGAAAGAGCATAGTGCCTTTTCTAGTGTAATGTTTTTTAACCTTGTTGTGGCCTGTAGTTTTCCACGTCCAATACCGGCTTTGACCCCAACGAGTGTATCCTTTTTTGTATTGTTTCTGTACTCTTTTTCTAATTGGTACTTTCTTGGTTATGATCTCTGTATTAACACAACCCTTTTCTACATAGTCACATTTATGAAGCTTATTATTCACCGTAAAGGTTTTAACACATAGTCTATTATTCGTTATGCTCATCTGTTAGTCCTTTCATCATTAATTCATAATCAAATTCTGTTACTTGAGTTGGCATCATTGCTAATTCTTTAATCAATCTAGGCCAACAAGCTGTGCATACAAGATGATGTTTATGCTTTATACTAAAGCATAAAAGCTTGGTTCCTTTAACTGTAGAATGGTAAGTTCTTTTTTCTTTCTTTGTGTTAGACCGTTTCCACCTTCCATTTGTACAGGTCCAATGACTACCAGTGGGAACTGTTCTTTGTTTTGTTACTGTATTACAACAACCCTCTCCAGCATAAAGACATTTCTTTTTCTGTGTTCCTGTTGCTATACGAAGTTGGATATACCAGTGTTTTGTAACTATTCGTTCCATTCTGGCCCTTTAATTATGACGGTTTTGCATTCATCTATTTCTTCAATAAAGTTACTCAAATGAATGCAATCTACCTCGCATTCAAACTTTGTATTTACTGTAAGTGTATTGTCAGACTTGTCGTATTCAATAATAAAACCACCCAGCTCGAGAATCTCTATATTCTCCCAGCTGCTTTTCTTTTGCTTACTCATTCCATTTCTCTACAACTATTCTTGGATCATTGAGTTCTTCTCTAAGGAGATTTTGAATCATAGATAATGTAGTTGTCTCTGAATAAGCACAGCCATTACAAGCTCCTTGGTATTGAATATAAACAACAAGATCTTCGTCTTTTGTTAATTCAATATCTTTTAATTCGCAAGAGCCTTGATGTGTTGCGAGAGCGGGGGCTATAGATGATTCTATATGACTGGCTATTTGAGACCAGAGGAGTCCTTTGTTCATAATTTTAATAAAGTTTCCATTACAGCTTCAAGGAAGTGTTCACCATTATTGGTGTAAATGAGATAGCCAAGACTAAGTTCTGCTGCCATCGCGGCGTCAACATCAGTCTGTTTGTCTCCAATGAGCACACAGTTTTTGGGTTTTAAGTTATGATCTTTCATACCCTGTAGAATCATGTTGGGAGAAGGTTTATAGTCAGGAGAGGCAGTGTCCCATGCGTGGTACCAGTTTTCTTTAGGTATATTAAGTCCAGAATGTATATAGATTTCATTAGCAAGGTGCTCTTCAAATTCTAAACATTCTGCTTTAGTATAAAGCCCACGCCCAACACCACTTTGATTGGTCACTACTATTGGTCGAATTTTATTTTGATAATACTTTAATAAAGTACAGGCCTCAAAAACACCATCGGGAATGTAAAGATCCTCGACAAGGTGAGGGTAATGTGTATTCACATTAAGAACCCCATCCCTGTCGAGGAATAGACCATGAAGCTTAGACATTATTCTCTATACTTACGCATTATTAGGGAGAATTGCTCAAGCTCTGAATCTTGTATCCACTTCTTTTGGTCCTGATTGAAGAGTTCTGCAGCTTCTTCAACCGTATCTACGTTCATTCTTTCCATGAGTGTTTCTTTAAACGGCCATGTTAATTGATAGAATTTTACTACATCCCAAACAGTGTCAGCTGCAATTGACTCAAGAGACATTATATTTGTATCTTTTGGATTCATGTATTTTGTCATATCGTATGGAGTCCCATCTTTCTTGTAACAAACATCTTTGAATTGACAGTAAGAACATTGGAAGTGTCCCTTTTCTGGTCGTTGAACCTTTCGGCCACCATTGACCTTTCTATCCCAATACTTTTCCCAAGCAGATCCAAGTGTTTTGCCTAACTCATTGTTATCGTTAAGCTCATTCATTTGATCATCATCAAAGATGAGTTCAAAGTCTCTTGGAGGGAGATAGTTTTCGTGAATATATTCAGCCAATTCTGTATATCGATCAAGAACATGAGATATACGATAGGGTGTTCTCATGTCGTCGACCTTGATTCCGAAGTCGCCATCATCTAATTCATGAATTGAGATTTTAAACTCTCTTCTTTGGAGCTTCCCTCTTAAAATATAGAGAAGTTGAAAGTATGGAATTTGATCTCGATAATACCAGGCATAAAGTGCTGTTTGAAGCAAGTGCTCTAGCTTTGGCTCTCCATATTTGGGATGGATAATTTTCTTTTCGGCCATATAGCCATGAGTAGATTTAATTTCAATCCCAACCAACGTGGAGCCATCTCGAAAGACAGCGTCAACTTCACCAGCCAAGAATAGATCATGTTTAACAGGGATCTTAAAACGTTTGTGACCTGAGTGGAGGATACCTCCACGTCTTGCTACTTGGATAATCATGCTTTCAAAAGTATTACCTGCTTTAAAAATCCATTCTGATCTTGGAGTATGATGTGAAACAACAATGTTTAAGGGTTCACCATGAACATCTAGACTTGCTTTCTTTGCATGAATATCTTTTGGTTTATTATTTTGATCTATAGCAGTTTTAAAACGAAGCCAACCCTTACGAACACACCCGCCAGCGGCTTTGTTTGTCGTAGGATCTATCAAACTTGCCTCACTTGGGTAAAGGTTAATAGTTCTGCATTCTTTTAGTGGATCAACTTCTGTAATTGCTTTGTCTAGTGCTTCCCATGCTTTCATTATAGTTCCAGGTCACTATCATCTATTACTGTAGTCTCTTTTTCTTGTCTTTTTGTTTTCCACTCCTCTTCAAGAGCAAGCTGAACTTTTGTAATTGTATTATTCAGTTCTTCTTCTGTGGTAAATTCTTTGTCGATAAGAATCTTCTGCATGCCCTGGGCATTAGTTAAGATCATGAGCATATCTCGAGCCATACTTTGAAAGGCACTTTGTAGCTCTTCGATTGCAAGGTAATTGCCATTTGTCATGTGTGCAATTTGTTCTAAAGAAAGGCCTCCGCCATTATTGGCTTTGGCCATTAACTCTTCTAGTTTTTCTTGTGGTGTCATTTAATCCTTTGCTACAGCACTATGTGTTTTGTATGCTTTTTGTATTCCACGGTAATATACTCGACTCTTGTTGTAGTCTGTATTTCCATCTTTATCTTGATAAACTACGGCGTACCCATTTACTTGAGCCTTATAGCCTAAATTAGGAGAAGTCTGGTATCCATGAAGTCCCGAAAGACATCCTTGTTCCATAAGAAGCATGCCTTCATAAATATACTTAGCACAGTGGTGGGTATTTTGAGTAACAAAGACCACTCCATTTCTTCTTGCAACTAATGTGCCATTAGGGACGGAGACACAGAACACTTTTCCGCTATAAGGCTTCACTTCTGTTTTCGTTACTTGTCGTACGTTTTGGTAACTAAGATGGATAACAAAAACACCATCGTCTCTTATGGAAGCCTTAGTTCTATATCCAGCTAGGGTTGCTAGATATTGAAATTGATCTTTAAGTTCTGGGTTTTTGGTGTAATAAGCTCTCCAAGATTCTGAGCCACACTTACTACCATCTCCTTTACATAGCTCTTCTATCAGAAGCTTCCTTTGCCGAAGAGAAAGCTGACCAAGAAGAGACTGTTTAAATACTTTGTCTTTGGTTAAGAATTTCATAAGACGTGGAGTATCTTTTACTCCAAGTCCAAAACGATATGCATCGTAATTTCGATGCTGATTGTGTTTGACAGAGTTGGCAACATATCTCTGGCTTTTTGAATAGGAGAAGTTTTCTTTTTGAAGAAGCTCTTCTAAATAAGTTACATATTCGTTTTTGTCTTGTGATTGAGAAATCCTAATATAGGCATTAGTTTGATCTTTATTTGTCCAAGTAATGTGTCCTTCAGTAACTACCCAAGCAAGAAGCCTAAGGAGATTATCGGAGATACCAGCATCCTTTGTTGAGGTTTCCTCTCCTGCTGCAGGGATATAGAACTTTTTATTAAAAAAGTTTTTTGCCTTCTTCTTCTGCCAATTACAGGCATTGGTCGATCGTCCGACCATACCATGGTCTTCTGTAACGGCAATCTCTAGTCCATCTTTGTTTGTAAAATGAATTAACTTATCATAGTCATTATATTTGTATATGGCTTTGATATGATTAAATTCTAATTCTTCTGTGTCTAAATTGAATGTAACGGCTTGATGTTTTTCATCAATGCTATCAATAGATTGCCACCCTTCTTTTGTCAAGAGTTCTGTTTCTGCATCAAAGCAATGACCCAATACGATTGCGTCGTAGTCTAAGTGACCACCCTCTAACTGCTTATGGACATACTCTACTGTTCTCCCTGGCCCTTTTCTAAAAGGATGAGGGTGAGCAAAGAGGGTTTTCCCAATCAAGCATCCCCAAGGTAGGTGTGGGTCGTGATAAACATTCGGGAAGTCAAGGCTTTCGCCAGCTAATCCATTTTTGTCAATGAGTATACCATTCGCGAGCATTGCTGTCACATTGGTTGCGAAAAACCCCTTGGTTTCTAATGGTAGTTGACTACGCATGATTCTAGACAATCTATTCTCATGATTACCTCTGGTTAGAAAAACCTTTGGGAACATACTTGAAAGTCTAGCGACCATCTCGAGCCCTATTTTATACTCATCCATAAGAGGAATGTGCTTATGTTTGGTATAACTAGAGACTCCATACATATCGAGGAAGTCTCCATTAACAACAACAGCATCGGCGTCGCCATGTTCTTCTAAAATTTCTTCCACTAATTCAGCTCGATGAAAAGGAATATGCCAATCAGACATAGAAAGGATTTTAACCTCTCCATCAACCAAGCCTCTTGGTTCTAGTTTTGCACTTTTTGTGACCTCTTCGTTAAAGAATTTCTTTAACTTTTCCCAATTTTCTTTTGTCCTTTCTTCTTCTGTAGGAAGCTTAATAGTAGGGAGACTTTTAGGAACACACTCTTGTAGTTTTGTTCGAAGCACTTTGATTCTTTTATATCTAGAATACACAGCCTTGTAAGTTCGGCTGGGTAAAGAGACGAGAACATCATCCATCCCCAGGGGTTTACTCCCTGGGTCTGGCTCATAATGAGACAGAAGGATATTGTCTTCTTCAATAGTCCAGGGCTTGGTCGTCATTTTACTCCTCTTATACGCTCTGCTATTAGTTTGATTGGCGTTTGCTGTATATCTTCAGCTGTAAATTCTATCCTAACAATTTTATCTTTAGGAGAATTACTTACCGCCTTTTTGTATTGTTTAAAAACTTTTCCTGGGAAGACAACTACTTCGGCTTGGCCGGTAGCATCTTCCACAGTGAGGAATGCCATGCGAGTACCTTTCTTTGTGGTTATCTCTTTGGCTTGTAAGATTACACCATTCAAAAACCCTCTTTGTCTTGTCCTACAAACATCTAAGATAAGAGATGTATTGTTGGTTGCAGTAACAAAATCAGTTGGATGAATTGAAAGGTAATACCCCAAGACTTCTTTTTCCTTTTGAAGAAGATCGAAAGTAATCTCACGTCTTTCTTCTGCTGGAATCGTAGGCTTCTCAGGAAGTTCAGGTTTCTTAAGGATTCTGGGCTTATTAACTTTCTCTCCTGCTTCTCTAAGAGCAAGAGCTATTTTGATTTCCTTTTCTCTTTCTTTGTAGCGTAGTATCTTTTCGCCATACTTTTCTAAATCTCTAAAGTATTGAGTAATCTTTTTAAAATGATCCAGAATAGTTTGTCGCCCTAACCCTAAACAATCGAGGGCGCCAGCATGAGTTAATGCTTCAACTTTTGCTGAGTTAATCTTTGTAAGGTTTACTCTACTTAATAAGTCTGAGATATCTTTGAATGGTTGAGAGCCTCTTGCTTTTAATAAAGCTGTGACGGCGCCTCTACCCATCCCCTTGATTGCTTCAAGGCCAAAGACAATGGTGTCGTCTTCAATAGAGAAGTGCCTTAAAGATTTATTAACGTTAGGTCCTTCTACCTTAATACCCAAAATCTTACACTCAGAGATATATTTTGTAATCTTATTAATATCAGATTCTTCTGATAATAATGCAGTCATAAACTCGACAGGATAATACTTTTTGAGCCATGCTTCCTGGTATCCAAGAATAGAATAGGTAAGACTGTGGGATTTGTTAAAGCCATAAAGACTATAACCTTGAATAAGCTTCCATAAAGTTTCTGCTTCTTCTTCGGTAGCATTTACTTTTTCAATAGCACCAGGAACAAATCTTTTCTTTAGCTTATTCATCTCTTCGGGTTTTTTCTTTCCCATTGCTCGGCGTGCAAGGTCAGCCTCGGCAAGAGAGAAGCCAGCAATTTCTACAAGAAGCCTCATAACAGACTCTTGATAAATAAAGAGACCATAGGTTTCAGGCAACAGGTTCCAAAGTAGTTCAGACATTCGGTCAGAGCCGTATTTCCCCCACTTCTTAAGCCCCTCTAGGCCGTGTTCTTTAGCCAGGACATATCCATCCAAGAGCCCAGCATCTAAAGGTCCTGGGCGTCCTATAGCGTTAACAACAGAGATATCGTTAAGGCATGTTGGCTGTACTCTAACAGTAATGTTTCGAAGTGAGTCTTCTAATTGGAAGACACCAGCTAATCTTCCTTCTCTCATTAACGCAAAGACATTATCATCATGGTAATCAATAGCGTCTAAATCAATAGTTACATTATGATACTTTTCAACAAGATCTAAAGTTCTGCTTACAACATCAAGATTTTGAATACCAAGAATATCAAACTTAACGAAACCCATTTCTTCAACATCATGCATATCCATTTGGGTAACCATGATTGGTTTCTTTGTCTTAGCATCTTTCTTTTGATAAACAGGCATATACTTTCCCAGGTCATCGTTATAAACGATGTAACCAGAAGCATGAACGCCTGCTCTTGAAGTCATCCCTTCTATTTTTTCTGCAACTGATAAGATTTTTGGATGTTCTAGTAATTCAGGAGAAGCCTCGATAGCCTCTTCTAGTGTCGGAGAAACACCTCTATGATCTTCAGGAACTAGCTTAGATAACTTCTTTCCGTATTCAATACTGTGTCCTTGAACACGAGCTAAGGCCCACATAAGTCCTCGTGCTTTAAACTTTTGATATGTACCCAGATGGGCACACCCCTTCTCTCCATAGGTTTCTTTGAGATAGTCAAACACTAAATGTCTTTTAGAGGTAGGGAAGTCAAGGTCAACATCAACCATGGCGTCAGTTCTTGCTGCGTTAAGGAAACGTTCAAAATAAAGATCATGCTTAATAGGATCGGCTTCTTTAGAAGTAATACCCAAGGCCCAATTAAGTAAAGAGCCCGCCGCTGATCCTCTTCCAGGCCCAATAGCTATTCCTTTTTTTCTAATAGCATCTACAAGGTCTTTGACAATGAGGAAATAATTGGAGTAACCCATCCTGTGGATAACTTCAAGCTCATAGTTTAGGCGCGCTTTGTATTTTTCTGGAACTTTATTTACAGACCCAAATCGATTAACTAACCCCCACTTACCTAATTTAGTTAGGTCTGTAAGAGAATCTACTTTGATATTGAGTGGTTCGGGCATTTTAGAACCAACACCACAATCTGTGAAGTATTTTCCAGTACACATGTCTGCAATGTGTTGTGTATTTGTCATTAAGTCAAGTGGCCATTGATTTGTTTCACAAATCTCACGAACCTCTTCGGGAGGAAGAACATAATGATGACGTTGATCAAACGAAAATCTACCCTCTGTATGAATGGTAGAACCTACGTTCAAAGCAAGCATCTGTTCATGAGGAGAATCATTAGTGATTCCATCTGATTTTTTCAAATAATGACAATCAGCTGACAAAATAGGAGGAATATTATATTTACTAGAGACTTCTAGGAGGAAATTATTTAAAGCAACTTGTTCTGGTTCAGTGGGATGATGCTGAATCTCTAAAAAGAATCTATCTTTGAATAGATCTGCATAGTACATGATAAGCTTTTCTGCAGCTGCAGAAGAACTACGTCTATATAGTTGTGCAATTCGCCCACCAAGACATGTACTAGTTGCAATCAAACCTTCACTGTATTGCTCTAATAGTTTATCGTCAAGTCTTCCCTTGTAATAATAACCATCCCTATTTCCTGTAGAGACAAGCTGACATAAGTTTTTGTAGCCTACTTCATTTTGAGCCAAAAGGAGTAAATGATAATACTTTTGATCTAAATCATCTACTTGTTTAAGAAGTCTGTCTTTAGAAGTATAAGACTCTAAACCAATAAGAGGTTTAACATTTGCTTTTGTACACTCTTTATAGAAGTCTAGGGCACCACTGAGAGTTCCATGATCAGTCATAGAAACAGCATTCATTCCCATTTCTTTAACAGCTTGAGGAAGTTGTTTCACACGAATGATGCCATCCAAAAGCGAATGCTCAGTATGCATATGAAGATGTACAAAGTTAGGTGTATTCATTAAAAAGTATCTTCTTTTGTTGGTGGCTTGGCAAAAATTAAGACACCCGGACGTATTTCTTTAATAAAACCTAGCTCAGGGGGCATCAAAGTTTCTTCAAGTATTTCTTGAAGAGGATATAAGCTTTCGATTTTAAGTCCATAGATTCCTAAGCAAAGCAAAGCTACAAGCTTGGGAGTTCCTTTAATTACGTGACTATGTGAAATAGGGAATCTGGAATACCTAACTCCTGTACTAAGACTAATATGATCTCTCCACCTACCATAACCTGACTTAAATAATTCTCTCAACCTTAGTTGTTGTTGACTTTTAGACTGAATAGGCATAGAAATATTTGTATTACCTAAATGAAGGTGATTGAGCTGGATATTCAGAGTTGGATTATTTCCAATCCATTTTGTTTGTAAAATTAAACTATTAAGATTTGTAGATTTTTTAATAACAGTAAGGACAAGATTGCTTGCAATCTCCCATTTTTTATGCTCAACAGCTTGTTCAATTTGATTTACAATATTTTCCATTGGTGAGTCAAGGCCTTTGTTTTGTCTTTTGATGTTAGTGAATCTAAGTCTATGAGAGAAAAACTCATTTCATAGTATTCCATTGGTTCTCTAAGGTATTGTAGTGAGGAAATCTCAAACTCATCTACTATTAATTTCAATAGAATATATTCGCAAAGTTGTTTCATAGCAGGGGACTTCGGGCCGAGTACTCCTCCTGCCCAGTATTTTAATTCTTTTTTAGACCAATTGTCTTTTTCTATTAATTCAATAGAAAAAATAGAATATGGATGTCCAAGAACTACATTGGCAGGACGAGTGTGGATGGGGAGATCTACAGTACAATATTCTTGATATTTGTCTTTGTTCCAACTCCAAGCATATTTGCTTGTTTGAGATTTGAATGGATGCCAGTTTTGTCCTTCTTTGACATAACCAACAGCAACCATAGCGTCAATTGTTATCTTTGAAAGGAAGTCAAGCCTTCTTTTATTTGAAGCCTTGCTATAAAGAATCAGAGCTTGTTCGTCTGCACTTATTACTTTCTTTTTCTTTGGCATAATCTATCCTATATATTTCCATTGAAGTGCTGTTTGTTTAGATTGTGGCTCTTCTAATTCTTTATAGCCACCAATAAGATATGAGTCTTTATAAAATAATTCAATATCTTTCATCCAAGAGTAATCCTCTTGTCCATGTGTTTGCAAGAACTCCATTATGAATGATCGATGCAAATATTTATGTCGCCCAGTAGCTCCCAAGTAAAAATGATTATCATTAGAATTAAAGAAGATCTTTCCTTGAAAAGGTCCTATTGAAGCGACAGGCTGACCCTCATAAAGCTGTGTGGAACCAGGCGTATTTGCTTGTAGATACTTTGGCATATCAATAATATTTGTTTTATGTTTTATTTTTACAAAAAAGGTCTTTCCCAGAAAGATAGTTTTAAATAAGGCTGTTGGATTTGAGTCAGCTTTTTGCCACCAAAGGTTATTGTTTTGTATATAGTCATCCCATAGAGTGGGTGTTGTATCAAACTTTGTAAGTTTGGCTAACTCATTCTCTAAGTATTTTTCTCTTTTATGGTTGGGAAGTTTTGAATACCATTGTTGTGTAGTCTTAATTTCTTCTAGTGTCATCTATAATCCTGTGAATGTTCTAAAAAATAATCATATTTCGTAGCAAATGCTGAATATGAATCTGGATGTTCTAAAACTTGTAAAAAGATTTCATTATCAATCCAATGAAACCACCACTGGGGTTTGTCTTTTATAGTAATCATTGATTGAGAAAGAAAACAAGATTTTGTGTACAACCCTACTTGATTTGTTTCATAAAACTTCCAGATTTCTTTTAGAATATATTCTGGAGTTGTATGTTGAATTAGACAATTATAAATTTGTGGATCAAGAGTAATATTTATATCTGGATTTGTATTTTGTCTAATCTTTAAAAGAAATTGATATTCACTATAAATATATTCAACCATTTCTTTAGAGATATTTTCTTCAGAACAAAAAGCTTTTAATGAGCCAAGAGGTCTAATTATTAAAGCAGTTGTTTGCCACGCGCTATCGTAATAACCCCAGACTAAATCGCCTGGGGTTACTTTTGAGAGTGTTACTTTTGGTGATCTTTTCAGATAAGGCCTTATCTTTTGATTGAACTTATCTTCAATTGGGCTACTCCAGGCCATCCATAATCTCCTCGTCCTCCTCTTGGGGATAGAGAGCATCTATGACAGCTGTTTTCAATTGAGTTTGTATTTCAGGATTTTCCTTTAAGAAGTTAATGGAATTAGTTTTCCCTTGACCTAATTTAACGTTCTCCGCTTCTAGATAAAAGTAAGGACCTGCTTTTCTAATAATTTTATGCAAGACACCAATATCAATAAGTTCTCCAACTTGATCTATGCCAACGCCAAAGCGAATGTCAAACTGTGCTTGCTTGTATGGTGGTGCCATTTTGTTTTTAATAATTTCTACCTTAGTCCTGTTATGAGTCGCTTCTCCCTGGGTTTTCTCTGTCTTTGTTCGACTGACTTTCATTCGAACTGAACAGTAGTATTTCAATGCATTTCCTCCTGCCCCAACATGAGGAGAGCCGAAGAAGACTCCTATCTTGCTTCTGTATTGATTAATCCAAAGAACGGTTACGTTGTTTTTATGAGCAAGTGGTGTAAGCTTTCGACAAGCTTTACTCATGAGTCTTGCTTGTAGCCCCATTTGCTGTTCATCCATCCCGCCTTCCAGTTCTGCCTTCGGTACAAGGGCGGCGACAGAGTCTACAACAACAAGATCAATCAATTGAGAACGAACTAACTCATCAACTATATTCAGTGCTTCTTCTCCAGTATTGGGCTGAGAGATTAACATGTTGTCCATATCTACCCCAAGAGCTGCAGCATAGTTGGGGTCAAGAGCATGCTCTGCGTCAACGAAAGCGACTGTTGCTCCTAATTTTTGAGCTTCAGCAATCATATGTAACGCCATTGTGGTTTTGCCACTACTCTCCATCCCCAGAAGTTCAACAAATCTTCCTTGGGGAACTCCTCCAATACCTAATGCATGGTCTAAAGATAGTGAAGTAGTACTGATTGCGGGCCAGGCGGAAACTCTTTCTTCTGTTTGTCTGAAAATAGTTCCCTTGCCCATAGACTTTGTTAGTCTAGCTAAGAGGGCATCAATTTGAGTTGGGTCTTTTTTCTTGTAGGTATTCTGTTGTTCCAATTTTATCCTTCTAGAATTCTTTTTTTAATATCAGAGCCATGTATTGTGACTGGATTTTTAATCCAATTAATTTCTCCACCATAACTTTTGATAACTTTTTTCTCAGGAATTTGTTTATATTTATATTCTGAGCCTTTATAGATATAACCTGGCTGAACTACTCTAAGTAATTTGCAGGGATTAGTCTCTTCCATTTTAAAGAAAATAATTTTATCAATATCTGAAAACAAAGTATTCCTAGAAGTAAGTCCCTGAAGACAAGATATTAATGTATCAACTCTTTCATCCCACTTGTAAAGTGGTTTTGTTCCTCGAACTTTTCTGAAAGACTCGTCGTCATTGACAGCTATCAGTAGGGTATGTCCAAATGTATATTTGGCATTTCTCAATTCTGTTATTTTAAAAGTAAGAGACATCATGTTCGCTTGAGCTAAGACTTCACAAAAGAATGTTGCATACCCCATATGAGGTAATTCAAAACATCCATTTACAAAACTAATTTCAGTTGAGCCAAGCTCTAAGATTAGTTCAGTCTCGTCTTTAATTTTAAGAATTTTTACTGGAGGAATCATGTTTTCTTTTTTCTTGATTTTCTCTGATAAGCCTTGTTTATAATATTTTCTCTAACTATTTCGAGATCTACTTCTTTGTTATCATTAATAACAGAAAGAAGCTCTTCGAGAGAAAGCTCCCAGTCCCCATACAATATTCGATAATCATCGTCAAATAACAGACGACTTGCAGTAGAGAAAGCTAATGCTTCTTTGGGCTTAAGGCGCTTTCTGACAACATATTTATTGTAGTCAAAAACGGCTGAGGTGAAAACGGCTCTTAGTATTTGTTTGCCCATCTCTGAATATTCATCTTGAGACATTAATTACACTTAGTGTAGCCGCAAGAAGTACATGTCAAACAGCCTTCTTGGTAAGTCAGGCCTTCGTTATTACATTCGCCACAGATTCTATCTCTGTCTGTTCCGTCTGGAATATGAGTTTTGAGAACACGTCCTAATACTTTATTAAAACTGAGAAGATCTCCGTTGGGATCTTTCTGTAATTGTTCACAGATGTAATGGATAGGTACACCATGTCTTAAATTCATGCTGACAAGACGACTCATTGTTCCATAGTCATCGTTTTCAAACCACTTAACAATGTTCTTTATCTTTGTTGTCCCGCCGTTCTCCCCATACTCTAAATCATATCTTGAGTTAATTGTTTTTCTTGGATATTTAAAGATTGTTCCAGTTGTAAATTTAGTGGCAATATCAATATTTTCTGCAGGTCCGGCAAATACTTCATAAGGTTTATCGTCTAATAGACCAAGTAAGATTGTCCACTTCTCGCCCTTCACAGATCTATGATGGATTTCACAAGGAAGTTCTTGTGGTCGTTTAGGAGCTGTTGTTTCTGTAATCAAGTCTTTGGTTGATTGAATATCTTTCGATACCAGAACACCTGCTCGAGACCCCTCTACATAAACGGTAACTCCCTTGAGGCCTTCCTTCCAGGCTTTCATATAAAGCTCTTTAACGACGTCTACAGGTGTTCCTTTGGGTAGATTGATGGTCGAGCTAATGCTGTGATCAATATGCCGCTGTATGGCTGCCTGTACGTCAATACGAGCACTCCAATCTATTTGATCAGAGGTAACGAAAAACTTTGAAGAAGTAGTTTTCTTTGTTAGTTTTCTATATTCATTATAGGCATGATGGAAGACAGTAAACTCTTTCCACTTCTCTCCATCTTTGTCGATAAAATCTGAACTATTTTCTAGTTCGTCATGAGATAATTTCTTTCTACGTGTGTACTCTAATCTGTAGATAGGCTCTATTCCTGATGAACATTGAGCTAAGATAGAACATGATCCTGTTGGAGCATTTGTTAAGATAGATATGTTTCGGCGTCCATGAGCTTCCATCTTTTCAACAAGCCCCAAAGGAAAAGGATCAAAGAACTTACAGTCTTCTTCTACGCCTGGTTTCCAAACGGGAAATGCTCCTCTTTCTTGTGCAAGACTTGCTGATTCTTTGTAAGCTTCTAACTTAAATATTTCATAAAGATTCTCTATATGATAAAGACTATTTGTTGACCCATATTCAAGGTTAAGCATAGCTAGTGCATCTGCAAGGCCTGTTGTTCCTAAGCCAGTGCGGCGTCCTTTTTCACAAGAATTTCTGAGTTGTTGCCATAAAACTTTTTCATCTTCTGTATCTGCAGATTGATAAATCAATTCAAGTTTTTCAAGCTCAAGATCTACTAGATCATCACAAAGACGCATAGCAATGCGAACTGTGTTTTTAAAATCATCTATATTAAAATTAGCCTGTGAAGTATAGGGATTCTGGACAAAAGAAGTTAGATTTATAGTGATCAAACGGCAACTATCATAAGCAGACAAGGGGACCTCGCCGCAAGGGTTGGTTGTTAATGTTTCAAATCCTTTATAACAGTGAGCTGGAAGATGATTGATGATGTTATCCCACATCATTAGTCCAGGCTCTGCTGTAGTCGTGGCAGTTGTTGTGATTAAACTCCATAGCTCTTTTGCTTTTACTATTCTTGTAATGCTTGGGTTTTTACTATCCACAGGCCAACGTAAAGTAAAGTCAGTGTCGGCTTCTACTGCCTCCATAAAATCATCTCTGATTCTAATGCTAATATTAGCGCCAGTAACTTTAGTTAGATCCTTTTTCATGGTAATAAACTTCTCTATATCTGGATGTCGTACATCTATAGAGATCATACCAGCACCTCGCCGGCCTTTTTGTCCAATCTTTCTTAGCGTATAGCTGTAAAGATCAGCAAAGCTCCAAGCTCCAGTAGTCGTCTGTGCTGCATTGTTAACAACAGTCCCGTCTGGTCGTAGCTGACTAATGTCTACACCAATTCCACATCGTCTTTTGCTTAGGTTCGCAATATCTCGTGCACCTTCAAAGATTGCAGAGATATTATCTTTAGGACTATCAATCACAACACAATTACTCAAAGACACAGGTCTTGGATTTCCAATCCCATACATGGGAGAACCTTGAGGAATAATCTTAGAAAATCTTTCAAGTTGTGAAAGAATCTCTTCTTCTGAAAGAGGACTAGGGTAATTACTTTCAATTCGTGCAAATTCTTTAGCCAAACGCCGATGCATGTCTGTTGGAGAGACCTCTAATAGTTCACCATTAAGGTTTCTGAGTAGATATTTTTTAACAACAGTATCTGCAGCTAAAAAATCATTATTAAAGTATTCTAAGCAAGCCTGCTTGGCTTGCTCTTCTGTATAGGTCATCTCGAGCCTGTATAGAGACTTATTGCGAGGTTAAGTAATCGAGGTTATGTTGTAGAGCTTCTTCTGAATATCCAGAGTGGTAATACTCTACAATTCCTTCCTTATTAATATAGTAAAAGGTGGGCCAGGATGAAAGAGGATATGGTCCTCCGCTTGACTGAAGCAATGCTCTTGATCCGCCCAATGTATTTATAGTTGTTAGGCCAAATGTGTCTGACCAATCATTAAGATCTTTTAAGTCTAACTCTTGACTGTAATAATCCTCAAGTAAGACAATAATGTATTTAACATTCTTGTCAGAATAATTATTTTGAAGATCCTGGGCTGCAGCTGCTGCACTTTGACAAGGTCCGCACCACATTGCAGAGAAATCTAATAGAATATAAGATCCTGAATAATCGGAAAGAGTAATATCTGTTCCCATCTGATTTGTCAAGGTGAAGTCACAAAGTTTTGTACCCATTTGAACATAACAATTTTCTTCTATTATTTCAGTTAGGTTGTTTTCTTTAACCACCCCGGTATCTTCTACTTCAGATTCTGTAAAGTCTACAATGATAGGAGTCTCCGGTGATCCTCCGAGCCAACCGTCTTCTTCTGCTGCTGTATCGAAAATGTCTTGAGTACAGCTCAATAGTAATAGAAAAGTTGTTGGCATTTATTCTCCTTGGGGTGCTTATTATACTGTATGCTGAACTTCTAGTAAAGCTTTATACAAAGCTGTAAGAATAGAAATTTCTAATGTATCTTCTTTTTCTTTCATCATATGGGTATATGGGATGTAAGTGGTTTGACTATAGGAGCACCCATTAGTCTCTCACAATCTGACTAAGGTCTATATCTATCAATTCTTGAAGAGGTTGAAGTATCCAATTATCTAAATTATTCATAATGAGCTTGTAATATTTTTCTTTTGCTGCCTCTTGAAGAGCTTTGCAATAAAAAGATGTTTTCAATGCAAGACTTTCTTCAAGATTTCTCCACACAACATCTTCAGGCGCACGCCAGCGATTCTTTCCTCCATAGATAAGAGAGCTTACTTTACATAAATAAGCAGGTTTTCTAGAGGAAGAGATAATAAGAACTCTCTTTAAAGAGAGTTCTTTTTCTTCAAAGAAAAAATAGTATTTAACTCGTGATGGTGGCGGCCATGAGTAAGTAACAGACATATTGAACAAAATCAGTATGTTTCTTTCTTCATTTCAATATTGATTGACCACATAATCATTTCTAAGCTTTTCCTTTGCTCAACAAGACCTTGGACAATATCTTTCCAGAAGCGAAGCTTCATTCCAGCATTAGCTTTAGCAGAGTTAAGATCTTTCATTGAGCTTTCTGCTAGAGACTCAAGTGTTTTCTGTGATGGAAGTCGTTTACCATCAACCTTATATTTGTCTACTTGCTTTTCAAAAGCACTGAGGTACTGGTCGTGAGAACCATGACTAATACCATCAAAGACTAATTGAGCATTAGCTTTATAGAAAGATGCAATATTGATGAGCCGAACAAGAGCGGCAGAAGTCCGGCGCACTTCTTCAATGTTCGGGTCTTTTCCTATGTTAATAGTAAATTCTTGTCTCCACTGATCGGGAGTCTTCCCATCAACAAGATAGTGAGTCCCAATAAGAGTAGAGAATTCTTTAAGTTTTTCTTTCCCTTTTTTAAGGGTTTCAAGTGTTTCTTTCATAGTTTTGTTTCCCACCGCTGTATATGCTTTTTAGTATTATTTAATAGAATTTCCAAAATCTCTAAGTGTTCGGGATTATCTGTCATCCATGCTGTATAGAGTTCTTCTTCTAGCCATGCTTTAAATCTATATAGATATGGATAATGAGATAGATATGTTCGAAGAAGAAGCTTGTCGATAGAATCTGTTATGGCAAGACCTCTGCCGATAGTCTCGAAGAACCATCCTTCTTGTGATTTGTTAATAGAAATACAATGGTTTCCAAATGTACGAAAAGTTAAAACCCAAGTGTTTTTAACTTTCTCTAGCTTCATTTTATATGGTGGTGGCAAACCCACCTCAATCCTCTGCTTCAACAAGCATTGTTTCTAAAACCTCTATAAGTTCATTGTTTTTTGTTGGGGTTATTAACTGAATATAAAGTTTATCTTTTATCCAATTTTTAAATTCCTCTCGACGTACAGGCTCGGGGGGAATTGTTAATGGTCGTGCGTAGCTAAGTATGTCTGGATTGTGTTGCCAATACCAAGTACCATTGCTTTTATGAAAGAAGTGTATATGCCAACCCCAACATTTGTAAGTAAGTCTCCAGGAGAATCCAGGTCTTAAATCAATCTTGGATAAAACTATATTGGAAGGACTTCCCCAGTTTATCACCTATTCTTCTCCTTCTTCTAGAATATATTGTACAAATTTACTCTTCTTGTCGGTAAGAAGAGCTTTGTATACAATTTCTTGCTCTAATTTAGGATAGAACTGACGAATAAATTTAAACAATTCAATAAGGTTGGGCTCTATATTTTTGAATTTGTCCACGCGTTCTCTTTTCAATAACAAAGGGGCGGAGATTTCTCCCCGCCCCTTGTTTTGAGAGTTACTCTATGTTTACCAGGGATCGCTACCAAGACCTGCATCTGCCGGTTGAGGGGTAGACTTAGTCTGGGCAGACGAACCACCAGTATAAGCATCGACAATGGCCTTGAGCACTGGATGAGTACTCTTCTCCTCGCCGGTAGAACGGAACATGATACGCGGGTAATACTGCGTCTCACCATTCTTTTCTACTCTGTCGGAAGGGGCCTTCGCCCAGATGCCGTTCTGACCAGAGAACACAGAGAATCCCTTGACGGTCATCTCTCCGTTAAACTCTACATCGGCAAAAGCCTTGAGGGCACCGTTACCGGTGCGCGGCCAGAACTTTACATTGGTTACTTTCAAATCACTCATTTTTTCTCCTGTTTTCTACATGTTGTTTTATTTTGTCTTCAGATAATCCGAAGAACTCTTTAAGAGTCATCTCAATTAGAATCGGTATGACTATTGGAACTATTAGTTTGGCTACTTGACTGATCACTTTCTGCATTAGATTCCTGTAATGTAATCTTAATGTTTTTTCGTGCAATGAATAGGCCAAGTTTAAGCCCTGTCTGGAATACACCAGCCAGTAAAGGTATCAAGTTTGGATAGATTTTATATAAGGCAATAACCTCATCTGATCCTCGTTGTCCCATATCTTTAACAATTTGAGTTGCACTAATTGCTGAAAGAAGTTGAGATTTTTCATCTATTTGAGATGATGTGCTTTTGTCTAAGATTTGTGAGACCAAATCTAAGAGGTTAAGCATCTCTCCCTTTTCATTCTCCAGTGCTATCGTTTTTTCTGACGGTTGTTTGGTAGGCATATTGTTTCATATTTTTACTTATGTGTTCGTTAGATTCAACTCTTTTCTTTACTTCTTCAGAAGAGACAATAAAATTTGTGACAATATAGTCAGGCCATTTTAATCTCATGGGAAGCATTTTGCTAGCCTCATAAACAACTGACTCTTCAGCATAAGAAGGATCAGCGTTAGCGGGTAAGGGAAGTGTAAATTCTAATCTTTGTTGTTTTTCAAATTCAGAACTTTCTAGTAAGACTAGACCACCCCAAGCCATTTCGTCAAAAAGTTGAGCGAAGATATGTGCATTTACAATTGGCTTAGACACTACGAGCACTCCATCCAAGAATAGAGGGAACTGCTGCTTCAAGCAGAAGCTTCAGAACAAGCATTTCGTCTTTGCTAATAGGTACATTGACATTTCGAGTGCCTGTACTGTCTGTACAAAGAAGAGCAAACATCCAGGTTGGATTACCTTGATACACTCTGCCTTGTGTAATGATTAGTTTCTTAGTGGCCCCTGTCTTTTCATGTTTGTGAAAGATATTAACTAAAGTGTCTCCTTCACTCCCCATTCGACCGATACCAACAAGAAACTTGCCAATATCTGTTTCAGACATAGAGAATTTAATATCTGTGCTCCAATCATATTGATTGGGTCCAGAAGCACTGGCTGCATCGATAAGCAACCAACCTTTTTTGTCTTTTTCTTGCAGTTTGCGATCATCATCTACGTTTGCACGCGCGGGGTCAAACGGAATCAAGTTAAATTGAATGGCTCCGTTATTTCCTTTAATGCCTTTGTAAATAGCGTACTGATTGGGACGGTTGATATACAATGTTTCCATATGATTTATCCTGTTATTTTTATTTGTGTTTAATGTGTTGCACCCCATGTAAGCATGAGGCTTCCTTGCATGATAAGAGCTTTACCCAAGGTTGGGGACTGATAATAGTCTTGCTCTATCTTTTTAAGTGTGGTGGTGGTAACTGGTTCAGATATAGACTCAAGTGCACATCCATAGTCAATCAAGACATTGCTAAGTGCACGTACTTTCTCTCTGTCTGATAGACCAGATGAGTTTAAGGAGTGTTCTATACTTTGGATTAATTCTTCTCTATTCATTTTGATATATATTTTTTCGATTACTAATAGTTTGAAAATAAATTGCTTTCTTGGTAAGAAATAAAAGTCTTTCTATTAAATCTAATTGTTCTTTATTGCCACAAAGAAGAGACTCATATATTGAATCTTCTAAAGTTTCTTTTGTTTTGCATAACCAATGATCAGCCCAGCCGTCAAACCCTGAAAGATAGAGTGGTTTTTCTGATAGAATATATTTTTTGCGCGGCTTGTCTGCGAAAGCAATGATTCTATCATCTTCATTTTTATGAAAACTAATTGGGGCCCAGGTTTTTACTTTGAGAATATATTTTTCAGTCATTAATTATTGATCTATTTCTTCTAATGCTTTTAATAGTGGTAAGAGTTCTGGAAAGAACTCTTTATCTTCAGTTATTATAGCTTTGTATTGTAAGTTTTGCAAGCAATTTAATAAATCTTTTCGATAAAAAGGCGAGAGGTTTGTTACCGATTCATTTCGAGACCACTCTGTTGACAGTTGATAACTATTTTTTTCTATATGAATATGGATAGGTTTCCATTCATAGATATCTTCAACCTTTTTTATCTGCATCATTTTCTAATTTTCTCAGTACTGGATATAGATTAGGGAAGTAAGTCTTATCACCAGAAGTTAGGTGCTCATACTCTAGGTTAAGGAGAATTTTTACAAATTCTTCTTGTGCTTCGGAAGACAAATATGTTTTTCCATACCCTAGAGTAGGTGTTAGTCTCCATCTGTTGAGATGGTCTGCAGAAGCATAAAAAGTCCATCCAGTATAGTGCTCCCTCTTTCTTTTAATTTTAAGATGAACACCGTATATACATCTATATTTACTGCCAGGTGGCAGGTCTAATTCTCTGATGTATCCCATCGTTTAATCCTTTCCTGCAGTATTTGAAGTATCTTAGGAAACTCTTTCCCTATAGTTATATATTTATATTCAATTTCTATTATTTCTTTCTTAAGATTTTCTTGCCACTTGGTGAGTGGGTATAACCAGTTTGAGGCAATAAGATCTCCTGGAATAATATTATCGCCAGGCCTCATGATTATATAATCATGAGCCCCATTGCCATGATCAAGAGAACACTCTAAAATAAAATTACTTATTAAACGATAAGTTATAGTACAGAAGATACAAAGGACAACACATTCTGAATCAGTGTAAGATTTTATAATCATAAACAAAACAGGGAGAGGTTTTACCCTCTTCCTTTCCCATAATCTTTTGAAAAAGATTAGTCTTCTAAAAGAACATCATCTAATAATGTACTAAGTCTACTTCTTTCATTCTTTGTTAGATGAGTCATAGCACATAGATCAGAATATTTTATTCTGTCAGATTTGATTAAACGGGCAAGGCCTGTTTCATTAAATGATATGCTTCTATCTATTTGTCTTGGATCACCAAGCAAAACAAGCTTGGAGTTAGCTCCAATTCTTGAGCAAAGAGTTTGCATCTCATGTCTTGATAGAGACTGTACTTCATCAGCGACTACCATGCAGTTTTTAAAAGACATTCCTCTCATTAATTGCAGAGGTACAAATTCTATTAATCTTTTCTCTTTAATAATATTTAGATAAGCTCTCTCCATGCCTAACTCTTCAAGAGTCATCATGAAGTTCATAAGATAAGGTTCATACTTTTCTTGAATATTACCGGGGACTGCGGCGAAGGCACCCTTTTCTCCCACTTGATAAGTAGGCTTAGTAATAACTAGTCTTTTATACAGATTATCTTCTAGAACTTTACTAAGGCCTGAAGCCATTGCAAGCAGAGACTTGCCGCAGCCAGCTTTTCCTGCAATAATCTGTAACTTAATATCATCATTTTGTAATTGATGCATTAGAACTGTTTGTTCTGTGTTGCGAGGACTAATGCCAAACGGTGCATTATTACTAAAGCATAGCTCTATAAAATTGCAAGCGGGATCAATAACAGCCAATGCACTTTGTGATTCATGCTTAAGGATAAGCTGTGCATTAGGATAAAGAATTTCTGATGAAAGGATTGGATAGTTAGAATTAACATCACTGATCTTAACAGCATTCTTGTTATAAAGATTATTCAATGTGTTGGGATCAACGTGAACGGTATGAAGAGTCTCTTGAACCAAAGCTAGTTACTCCTTTATGTCTATGAGCCCTGAAGGCTACAAGAATATTATACTTTGGATTTTGTCTTTTTCTTTTTAGTCTTTTTAGGAAGAAGAGAAGTGCCCTGTGCTTGTTTCTGAGAGATAGTGTATAATCTCCGCGCCTCCTTTTCAATCATTGGCAGAGTTGCATTCTTTGAAAGACCAAGACAAATAGCTATACGTTGTTCACGTCCTTTTTGCCAACTTGCTAATTCTCCAATATGTTCACGTCCTATCTGTATTTCTCTCTTGAGTTGTCTACGTGTAGGGCGTGGTCTCTTGTAAGCTTTTACTTCAGTTGATTTAGGTGTGTCTGACATAATTCGTTATAGTGTGTTTTGTTCATGATGGTTCGTTCACAACCACACTTCCATCTTAATTGTGAACCACCAAACTGAAATGAACAACTATAATTTGGCTGACCAGGTGGAGTAAAGTTTTCTATTCGAGAACGTAATTGATTATGTTTTTTAAGTCTACTCTTGTTTTCCAAGAGATCTAAGATAATATTTTTTAATATCATTCTAATCCTGCGGTTCTTCTATTTCAGACCATCCCCTCATTCTGTAAGGCTCTCCCCTACTCCAACGACAAGAGATTATATCTATTCTTCTATGCCCCCAGACCATTCTTCTTCGACGATATGGAAGCTTGAGATCATCAGGATGAAAGTCTTGTTCTCTTATAAAGATAGAGTGACAAAAGACACCATCTATTTCTCCCTTTCCCCAGAAGAAAAACCTTCTTTTGGGAAGAGGGTCTGTTCTCCAATTTTCTTTCATAGTAGTTTCAAATCTCCAGTGATCTTATCTATATCTTTATTCTCTGCTGGTCCTATAGCAATACATGTATTGGTAGGAACACCATGGAATTCAGTCTTGCCCGAGTCTTTAATAAGACTAGCAGGAAGGCCCGCTGCGCGGGCTCTGTAATATAAGTCCAATAGATCTTTTTCACTCTCTACATAACAACAGATCTTTGCAAAAGGACCAGACAGCCAGTGATATACAGGGCTTGTGTGGCTTAGTTCCATAAAAAAGGAACTGTATGGACTGTTTTCATAAGTTGTTTCAGCCATCATGTCGAGAAAGACTTTCATTGAAGCATGAGCGGCTTGTGCCATAAGTTTTCCCGTTCTTAATTTTCGTGTTCCCCCTTTATTATCGGGGTATTTTGTTCTTACAACAATAACCTGCTTTACATTCATTTTTATTCCTAATTAAATCTTTAATTAACAGTGTTGAAAATTGTTTATAGTTTATTCTAATAAGGTCTATTATGACTTGTTTTGTTTGCATAGTTTAGTTACCTTTGCTTTAGATATAACTTTCTTTCCTTTGCTATTTGTATACCAATAAGGAATCTTTCCAGAGTAAAGTGGAGTTTCTTTTTCTGTGGTATTCCATAAATCCCAACTGTAATCATTAGTAAGGTCAATACAAATATCGGGAGAAGTAAGAAGTGTTTGTTTTCCTGTTCTTTTAATTGTCATATCTGTAGGCTCTGCCTTTTTTGGTTGAGTTTTTGGTTGAGCAGAAGCTGAAATAAAAAGTTTGCGAAGACAATATTCTTTTGGTTGTGATTGATTATAAAGACTACCAAGAATATGAATACTATTTTTTAAATTCTGAAACATAAACAGAGTTGAGTTTCTAGCAGCAGTATCAAAGATACCAGAATTAACTACTTTGTTAAGATATAGGCCACCGTTATGTTCTTCATGAATAACATTATTGAATTGAGCAACTGCTTCTTTGATATCCCCGTCAACACAATGATTGTGTAGCTCCATGATTGAAGAAGTACAATTAGCCCATGCTTTTCCTCCAAATCCTGACTCCCAACCTTTAATGCTAAAGCCTTTGCAAATATCTTCAATGCTTGTTTGAACATCTGGGGCACTAAGACATAAATTTTTACGGTAAGTTTTCCCACGCTCTTCATGTGTATGACAAGCTTTTATATTCTTCCACTCTTTATTTGCTTTAGAGTTAGCGTGTCTCATTTCTCCTGCAGAGACAGAGTAACAAACCCTTGCGAACAAGCCTAGAGTCGTCCCTAAGAGCTTCCAGTCTCTGTGACGATAGAGAGCACTAAAGTTATGTAAACATGCAACAGCAAGCTCTACAATCTGTCTGGTTGAGCGGCGAAAGAAATCTACTCCCCCATTATTTTCTTTAAGAACTGTATTGATATTAGAGAGACCGAAAAGGTAAGCATTAGCAAATTCTTTTCTTTCTTCATCTGTAATTTCATTTGCAGCCTCGGTAGGAACAACCAAGTCACCAACCCGAGGACAGTTTTCAGTAAAAATAGGAATGTTGTTTAGAATAGCGTGAACAGCGTAATGAGAGGAGAGGGTTCCTTCAGTGTGATCAATAACTGTAGTTTTAGGATTTAGTGATCTTACAATGGTTTCCCATTTTAAAAGGTCACCCTCGGCTTTAACTACTTTGTTTACTATAAGTTGATTCGGAACAAAGTTTTTTGATGTAGGAAGCTCTGGTCCCCCACGTACTTGAACAAGAAATGTTTCTCTTTGAGTACAAACTAATTCATAATAAGGAATCTGGTCTTCGGTTATCCCGCAATTGTCTTTAATAATATGTTGCCTGAGATAATCTGGCTCAGAGATATATAAAGATTGACATTGCTTGCCGGAAGTAGCTCCATCATTTCCTGGTCCAAAAGTAATTCTATCACCAGAGATGATCGCACTATATGTAGCAGGAATAGGTTTGGTAATAAGTAATTCTGCTTTAGGTTCAACCTTATGGGTTTGTTTAGAGATTTTGTTTAATTGTGTGGCTGTCTTGCATGTTGTTGAGTCTACAAAACCATGTCTGGGTACTGTAGGACACGGTCTTACAAAGACAGGGTAATTAAAATTTTCTTTAGTAAATTCTCTCCCAGCCTCAAACAAGAGATGTCTGTTAATGCTCCACCTAACAGACTGAACATGGATTGCATACTCTTCAATAGCAAGGACACCTTTTGCTTTTTGAGTTTTAATCTTTTTCACATTTTTAGATGGCTGAAAGATATTTCCCTTTTGGGCATATTCTTCATATAGATGAACCTCATCATCAATATTTTTCTTTTTAATAAAAGACATTGTTTTTGCACCTAGTTGCAATTCTTCTTTACTTGTAGCTGGAATAAGACGTTTTAAAAGAGACAGAATCTTCTGTATCATCATCAAGAACATCCTCATAGAGATCATCATCGGCTATAGCTTGATTTGATTGTGGACGCTTCCATTTAGTGGTTGTCTTTGATTTTTCAGCTGCTCGGCGTTGTTTTTCTAACTGATCTAAATAATCATAAACTTCAGTTCTTTCTTCTCCTTCTGGATAGAAACAGTTGATGAGATATTTAGTTTGACTAGTTGTTTCTACTGCTTTTTCTGTATAGTTTTCTCTAACTCGATTAATAGCCTGGAATGGATCCTCGGCCATGTTTGTCGCCATCATAAGAGCAGAAAGAGCAGTCCCAGTACGTCCTTTACCTCCTTGGCAGCAAACAAAAATTCGTTTGATTCCATGTTCTTCTGCTCTTGTTACTATATTTTTCCAAAAATCTAGGTTTTCATAATGCCTAGGGGGAGGACTAAAGTCTTTCCATTCAAGAACTAATTGATGTGGTTGCGGAAGAGACAAACTTTTTTCTGTTTTGTTTTCTTTTAAAAGCCATGTCGGAGCAGACTTAATAAAAGGTTTAATAGTATAGGGGAGCCCAGTGCAGTTAATGATAAGGTCAGTATCTGCAAAGTCTTCACCTGTGGAATCTAACACATCATCTAATTTTGATTTTGATGAGCCCCAAAATTCTATATTTTTGGTGTCAAAACACCAACCAATATTTTGTCCAAAGCCTGATCCGCCATAATGATATCCGCTACTCATTGATTTTCCTTTAGAATTGTAGTTCTGTTGCTTTTGCAATTAATGTTTTTGTTCCGTTGATACTGACAAGAAGACCTTTTGCTGGGTCATATATTCCTTTACAATAATATTGGTCACTGCCTTTATAAAATGAAGATTTTTCATAAGAAAGATGTTGAAGTTGTTTTTCTTGAATAAGTAACTGAACATCTCTTTCTTTAAAGTCAGAAAGATTCTTTGCTTGTAAGAGGATTGAAGATGAGGACAGGTCAAATATATAAGATGCTTCTGATGCGTATCCACCAGTCTTTTTACACTGAACCCTTAGTCTATTTTTATCGAGAATTCTGAATTGAATATTATATTTAATATCTTTCTTTTCTTTTGTTTGCATTGAGTTTTCAGGGAGACTGACAGGTCCAATACAGGCTGAGTAAGAAAGACTTGCTATCGATACTTGTTTTGCAATGTTTTGAATTTGAATTATATTTGTTTTAATTGTAGGATAAGAAGCAATCGAGGAAATCCATGATTTTCTTTTATTAACTTGATCAAACAAATTATTGATCTGATCTGAAGTACTTTTCGAATCTAGCAATGCATTGTGAAGTTCAGCACCAAGGGTGGGGTAACTGCTTGAATAAAGAAGTATATAATTGATATACCCAAGAAATAATCCTATTTCTTTGATAGAAAAAAGAGAATATTTTAAAGTACTAGGAGCAGCATTATGAATAAGATTTCCAACATATATATTTCCCTGTAAAGTTTGTTGATAAATTTTAAGAAATTGTTGGTGTTCTGCTTCTGTAAATGCAGCTACTGTTTCTCCTATAGATAAAGGTATTGTAAAATCTTTCTTTAAAGAAATGGGAAGAGCCCAGTATTTTGAATTACATCCTTTTGTAAGTTGTATCCCAAAATCTGCAAGGCCCACAACTGTCTCTGGATGAGAGAAGACTATATTTTTCCCTTCAATTTGGGTAAAAATAGTTGTCCCATGGATTTCGGCATCGCTTTGATCTTCTAAATCATTCACCCAAGGAGGAAGACTCAAAAACATATCTCCTTGTTCTGTATTTTTAATTAGTTTTGTAAGTACATTTTGTGAAGCGACCACTCTATGAAAAATGTCTGTATCTGTAGTTACTGTAAATAATATTGGATATATTAAAGTACTATACATTTCATTTTTCAATAGTTCTGCATCTATTCTTTGAGATTTAGTTACACAATACAAAGCACTTAGTTGATGAATTGACTGAAGATACTTTTTTCCCATTTTTGAAATAGGATTACTAGATTTCAGATTATATGTTGGGGTAAAAGCAATAGAGTCCATTGTTATAAACCTGCGAGGGGAACACAAATTTGTGTTCCCCTCTCTTTTGGTTGGAGAAAGCTGTTTATCGTACAGCAGGACGGAAGTGACGGCTAGTAAAGTTACAGTCATCAACGATGCTGCCATAAGCACCACGGGTAAAATTACCTAGAGTGGTACGAACAGTACCGACAGCGACGCCAAGCGTCTGTGCAAGCTCTTGCGAGCTAAGGCTGCGGTCTGAAGCAACATAGGAGCTGATGATATTGTAACTGGTTGAACCATAACGCTGGGTAAAGCGCTGACGTGATACACGACTAAGTGTACTTCTTTGATGTGACGTCATATTTACTCCTGTTTATCTTTGTTTGTTATTCTTTTGCAGTAGAGCTTTGCTCATCTGCATTCTTTTCGGGTAAATCATTATGATTTGTTGTCATCATTGTTTGATAATCAAGTTGTTTTTGTAAACTTTTTATTTCTCAAGGAGAAACGAGCAGTCTTCGCGATAATCTCCAGCCCAAGAAGAAAAAGAGAAATGACTTTCTTGAATATGAGATTTAATTCTAGCTACCCTGTTCTTGTTTACATGAGCCTTTAAAGAGTTCAGAGATTTATTGAAAAAAGGCATAAATGTTTTCTGTAAAATCTGTCATATTTTTTAGTAACTTTTTGGGTTTCTATAAGGAGAAATCAGGACACATGGTTTGTTTATATTGAAAACTATTCCATTGCCTTTTTGTATAAGGAATACCAAAGAAGTTTCCCTCTTTGGTACTATATGCCTTCATTTATCTTTGCTCTCGATGAAGATACATCGTCTGTTTTTGACTTCTACGCCATTCTGACAGATAACCCAAAGCTCTGGTTTTCCAGTTGGGACAGGTTCTCCGAAAAGGTATCCGTCAGTAAAACAAACAAAGAGATCTGGCTTTAACTTCTTTGCTGCTTCAATACCTGGATTCATATCGGTGCCGCCATAGCCTTTAATCTCAAGAGATTTCCCAACCCCTCTATGATATCTAATGGGCTTGCCTTGAACTGCAGCATCACATTGGATGACCCAGGTTTCAAAACTTCGTGCAACAAAGTCAATCTCTCCCCAGAACTGTGCTTGGTCTCCAGCTGTAGAGCCAGAAGTATCTACAAGGATAACAAGCTTTCCACCACGCTTAATAATTTTGCCGGGCTGGCTTTCTCCCATACGTCTGTTATAACGCTTCCAGGATGGCCTGCTACCAATCTTAAGGTAGTCACCTGCAAATCTACGAAGTAGTTGACCCCAAGGAACCTTAGACTCAAGCAACTCACGAAGAATCTTTGCTGCTCCATGAGGTTCGCTTCCTGCAAATCTTGTTGCGTTGTCAATAATCTCAACAACTTTGTTTCCAATCGCTTCTTCAGGAACGTCGTTGAATGTACCCCAAAGAGAGTGGTCATCAACTAGCTTAGTCTTTCCAGCCTGAAAATCATCCCAGGCTTGCTCTAGGGGAGAACCCGCGCCGGGCTGTCCTGATTGTTTGTCTTTACCTTGGCCTGTTGTTACTTTGTAAAGATTTTCTGAGTAAACGTCTTCTTGCTTCATTTCCTTAGGAGCTTGAAGACAATTGTCTGGAAGTTGAACTAGAGGTTTATGAGAAAAATCTCTCTCAATATGCCAGTTCATTGCACTGTCAGTTGCAAAGTTCCACCCAGTTGGGTCACGAAATTCTTGACGCATAAATGAGCGATTAAGAAAGTGCCAGAGTTCATGAATTAGAATTGCTCCGAATTCAGGAAAGTCAAGGTCTTTAACAAACTTGACATTGTAAACAATTTTTGGTTGTAAAGTTTCGAAGCTCATAGTAAGAGCCATCGTAGGAACTTCACTTGTTGTTCCAAAGGCGAATTGAGATAGTGCAGCAGCATACCACTGCATGTTTGCATCACTCCCTACAAGAACAGTAGCAAGCCATTTGCTGACTTTTTCTTCAGCAGGAAGGTCTTTAAAAGTACTCATTTATTCTCCTACTTGTGTAGTAGTTTTGAATGAGAAAGGGGAGGAGTTACCCTCCCCTTCTCGTGTGTTAATAAGATGCGTTAACCTTGTGACTGAGAGTGAAGAGTTCGTTGTAGCGACTTCTCGTGGAAGGTGAAACCTTCGTGAGAATAAGCTTGAGTACTTCACGCTCGCGCTTCATGATGCTCTTGGTTAGAGAGACAGAAAGCTCGGTTTTATCCTGAGTAAGGGCATCGAGGAATGCACCAAAGGCTTGAACCTTACTTGCGTCAACAACCATTTTCTCTTTCTTCTTGCTCTTAAAGTCTTTCTTTTCGAGATAGAGAGAGCATTCGTTAACGAGTCGAAGAATCTGACCAGAAGCTGCAGAGCTTGCTTTAAGGTCTTGGTAGTTCTTTGCTCCAGAAAGAATCTGATCTCTGGTAATCCACTGAGTCTCAAGAGACTGAACGAATTCTCGACCAGCTGCAGCGCCAACGATAGAACCGACACAAGTCATAAGAAGTAGTTGGTCGCCGCCACCGTGCTTCTTCCAAGCACCGTAAACTCGGTTTACGAACTCCCAACCACGAGGCGTAGGCATTCTAACAGTTTCAATATCCCAAGCAGCTGCTTTGTGGAAAAGATATTCCTTGCCTGCAGTTGCAATGAAGCCTGTGATTTCTTCATCCATACGAGGTCCGACTTCAGTAAGCCACGCAGGGACGTTAGCATCAAGCTTAACGTGTGCCCAACGAGTACACATAGCGTCGTCGAAAGTCTCTACCATGTAATCTTCAGTTGGAGGGTTACCTGCTGCGATGATGATGGTCCCAGGGGGCAGCTCGTGCTCGTGAAGTTGCTTTTTCGTTGTTAGCTGGTAAGCTACCTGAATAACTTCTTTGTTGGCACGGTCCATTTCGTCGAGGAAAAGCACGGTTCGGAACCCAAGGGCATACTTGTTCCAAATACGACGGAACCAAGTCGGCTGAGTCCAAGTAGTGACATCAGCAGTGTAGGTTTCGATAATGGCATTGCCTTCTTCATCATGTCCAGAGATGCGTAAAGCTTCTTGGGTTGTACGTTTGGGAATACCAATAAGGTCTCCCACTTCCTGTGTTGCGAGACGTAGGTCTTCCATGTGGTGACCTTTCCTTTCAGCAACTGCTTCAATGATTTGAGACTTGCCGATTCCACCGGCGCCCCAGACGTGAAGAGGCACATCCGCTTCGAAGTAAATATCTAGTACTCTTTGAAAATTTCTTGAATCCATTGTTCTTTCTCCTGGTTCTTAGTAAGTAAAGGTAATTGGTTCATCGAGGAAATCACTACGCCATTCCTCAAAGGCGTTTAGGTCATCTATTAGATCATTTCTAAAATTGAATGCACATCTAAGTCTCCAAAAGTGATGAAATACAAAGTAGTCAATTTTAAAACCCATTCGATGATAGGCTTTTGTGTAGACCTTTACCAGGTCAACTGGAAGCATTCTTCCAACCTTGGTTAGTCTAATCTTTTGGGGCATCTCTTTTGGCTTAAGAATATAAGTACCTTCAGTGATTCCTAACTCAATACTTGAGGGCATCTCTGCAGCAAGACAGTCACAATCAAAGATGCGCATGTTCTCTTTTCTCATATTGTTAAGACTATGTTCTGAAGGAACAATAATAGATAATGCGTAATCTTGGTCTTTCCATAAACGAGGAAGAACAGAATGAGTTATCTCAGTCATCCCATAGCTTGAGAAGAAATCTTCTAGTTCTTTAGGATGTTCTGTGAAAATACAATAAAGTTTTCCTCCGTCTGCATCAGTATCTAATTCCATTACATCTGCAGTAAGGGCTGGACCTGCAATAAGGTGCTTACCAACATGTTGGAGAGCCTCGGGATTTGCCAGCGCACTGAATGTAATAGGATTTAAGATAGGTACATCTATTTGTAAGTCAGAGACTAGCTCATAACCTTCGGGGACTTGCATGTTAATCCTTTTCGATTAATTTGTTATTGTCTAAGAGATTAGTCATCATGACTAATGTATTGAAGTCTTCTTGTCTCATCTTTTTACCTAAGCGATGTGCCAAGTAAAACCCACGCCTCAGTGCTGACTCGGGATTTTTAACGCTATTGAGGCGAAGAGTTTTTCTATAATGATAATAATGTGTAAGAGGTGATGATCCAAATTTTGAGATTTTCTCTTCTTTGTATTCTTCAAGTTCTTCAGGCGATGGAAAGTATATATCTCGATATAGGGAACTACAATCCACGAGATCCTTTAAAAACATTGTCCCCATGCAGCAAAGCCAATCAAAAGATTTAATATATTTTTCTGGTTCTTCTGTCCAGATAAGGTCAATACTAAAAACAATAGTTTGGCCTATTCGAATATTAACTTTATTAACTATAATTTTTTCTTCAAAAATATTATTATATTTATCTTCATATATATTTTGAACAGCTCCATGACAAGAAAGAAGGTTGGTAATAGTATTCTGAAGAACAATCTGCTGAGTTTTCCCTTTAAAAGGAATAATTAAATCTATATCTTTTGGCAAGATACTTGCGTTTGCTAGATTATCTCTAACGTAACCACCAGTAACTAGAATTTCAGGAATTGCGATTGTTAATTGCCGAAAAGTATTTCTTAATGATTCTTCTTTGTTAAAAGGAAGAAAAGAAGTATTAAAGAGAGAAAAATAACAAGCTGTTTTTTCTTTAACAAAGTTAGGAATCGGATTCATGGCTACCTTATGGCATAATAGTAATAGGGAGTGTTGTTTATGATAAAGTTTTTTACTCTGTTATTGTTGTTCGCTCAGTCATGCCACGCAGCGCCCGACGTTGTTCCTCAAGTTAAAAATATGAAAGTCTCTGCAGTGTCTTTTGAAGTTGATCACGCTGTCTTTGGATGGATTCCAGTAGGGTCTGGGACTATTGTAAAATCTCATGGAATCTATAGGCTTTTGACAGCCGCTCATGTTGCAGATATTTCTAAAGAACATGCAACTAGAGTTTGTGGCTTTCTTGATCTTGAGAAAGAAGGCTGTGTAACATTAGACTCGATAGGATATGTAACAAGACCTAATGACTTTGATGATTGGGCTATCTTTGATTTACCAAAGAAGCCAAAGAAAACAAAGGCTGCTAAAATTTCAGCACAGCTAAAGACAGGTCAAGAAGTTTGGCTTCTTGGTTGCCCTTCGAGAGACTGTAATGTAGTTACACGAGGAATGGTTTCTGATGGAGAGAGCTTTAGTAATGCAGCTCTTTTACAAGCCTATGCTCTTCCTGGTTCTAGTGGCGGCGGTGTTTATAACCACAAAGGAGATCTAGTTGGAGTTATAAGTGCTATAGGTATAGGTCTTGAACAGTTTGATCCAACACGAGTTTGGGTTGTAAAGCTTTCTAGTATTAATAAGGGTTTGCTAAAACATTAATCAACGATTCTTTGGTGTTTTAAGAACCCTAACGTTAGAGGTAACCCTTTTAATTACTTGACCTTCCTTCTTTTGAGGTATAGGTATGCGCCATTCTGTTTGACCTTGTTTGACTGAGGAGATAAAAACCTCATCTTCCCAGCCAAATCCTTTCCAAATAGCATCTATTTGTTGCTTTAACTTATATACATCACTACGTACTAGAATATCTGCGTCTTCTATTTCTCCAACAATGAAATTTAAATCATAATAATTTTGAGCAAGACGACTAGAAAGATTCTTTAATCTTTCTTTAGATTCTTTTAACTCAGGCCTAAGAACAAGCCAAGAATAAAGAACAAGAAATGTAGTGACTGTAAAGTAAAATCCTAATAAGATGTTCATATCATCCCTTATAGCGTGTGTCCTCCACAGGACAGTAAGCCCACCACTGTGTTTCGAGTCCATTAGAAACTTTATAACATAAGTAAGGAGCTTTCTTACCATTAAAAGAGTTGATTGTAACTTCAATCTCTTTAATGATTGGATTGCCGCTCGAACTTGTTACCATTTTAAAGTCTCTGTTTTGAAACTCTATGGTTTTAGTTTTTACTTCTTTTGGAGGAAGAGGAGAGGGTTGCTGGACGGGATATTTCTCGTCCAATTTATTTAATACTTTCTTAACAATGAATTTAAATACCTTACTCATTGTTCTCTGGATACCAGCTAATACGAAGTACACGAGAGCAGTACTGTTCTTCTTCAGTGTTAACCACCTGGACTGAATACTCCGCGTCGGCTGTTTTGATTGCATCAGTCACCTCATTTACCATTGTATCATTTTCAAGGTAGAGAGGGACATCAACAAACCGTTGTCCGTCATGAAGATGTAAGCGCTTAAAAGTATTTTGAACTCTCTGAGCTAGCTTTTGTGCAGTGGGAGCTTGAAACTCCCGTAACTTTTCTGCGGGAATGATATTAATTTTCATTATCTTCTCCAGGATAAACATCTAGATAGTTAGAATCATAAACTACTAGCTGGGTTTCAGGTGCTTTGAAATAGAAGGTGTGCTCTGCATATTTCCATATTGGTTGTCCTGAAGAATCATAACCTATTAGGACTTCGCCTGCGAGGACTGTTTCTTCAGAGTGTTCGAATTGAAAGACTTCTTTTAGTGATCCAGTATTGACATAGGTTTTTGCATGTCCGCGCGTAGCGGCAATATTTTTACCTTGTTCAATTCTAGATACTCTGGTATTAGTTTCTCTTGACACTTAATTTTCCTATAACTGTTAATGTTATTGTAATTAGAAGTAAGTCTAGTGATCCCATTTTACTCCAATGGGGTTCCTAGGTACGTCTCTTCGTGGTGGTTGTTTTAGTGTTAAGGACATTGATTACCTGAGTTCCAGATGAAGAGACAGCACATAACATAGTGACAACTCTTTTCTGTACAACAAGATAATCTGATTGGCTATCTCTTCCTATAATGGGCACCCATTGTGGGAATCGAGTATTAGTCAAGCCCCAATAGGTTTGGGTTTTCTTTTCTACAAGTCGAACATCATTTCTTCGTAAGGAGTTTGTTTGAGGGTTGCGTGTTGAATGATCGAACAATACAGATGCTGGAAACATTTTCTTTGCATCTGCTAAAGTTATTTTGCCTTGATTGATAGCAGCTCCAAGATCCATTGTAGATTTCTCTCCAATTTCTTTTAGAACTCTTTCTCTATCATTTTTGTCTTTGCACTTTGGTCGTGGCACCACGACATTGTTTTGAAGGACTAAAACCTTCTTTCCTGCGAGACGAGGAGGAATCCCTGTACTCATTTAATTTCCTTTGGTAAGTTGTTTGTAAAGGTAAGCATAGGCAGTCTTTACATCGTGCTCGTGCTTACGGATTTTGAATGAAATTAGTTTCTTGACTACCGCTTCAGTTGTTTCGCCTGCTTCCTGTTGGGCTTCTCTTCCCCATCGCTTGATAAAGGAACGCGGAGTAGTGTTAATAATGCGTGCTCCTTCTCTGGTGGGTAGAAAGGCTTGTGTTTGTCCTTGGTTACGAATAGGCTTCCCTTCTTTGTCTAGGTGAGCAAAGGTAAGGTTGATTGCCTCTTTTTCTGACTGTTCATGCTGAGTGAGAAGAATCTGAGTAAGATATAGCTTAGCTTTAAGCCAGGCACTCTTTGTGATGCGCGCACTGTTAGCTCGAACCATAGGAAGACCCACTCTTCCCTTGTGTTCAACCATAGTGTATCGGTCTTCTTCTTGGTAGTGCTTGATACTCATCCATCCCTTTTCTTCAAGAAAGAAGACGACTCGATTGTCTGCGTGATACAGTCGTGCCTGTAGTACAGCGGCATTAGTACTTACATCAGGGAAGACATCTTGGAAATAAATGGCAACATTTTTCTGAAGAGTATCTAGGTAGCAAGACACACCCAAGAGATAGGGCAAGCTTTCTAGCTTACCAGTAATAGAGTGAAGCCACTCTGTTACCTTCTCTTCGGCAATAACCTTTGAGTTTTTGATTCTATCAAAGTTATCAGTGTTATTGAACCATTGGGTTTTCTTTGTCTCATTATCTGTACTGGTTCCATAGAGTTCATAAGCAGAGTAGTTCAACTTTCTCTCTGCACTAAGTCGTTCTTGCTCTCCTGGCCACAGAATGTCGTCTACATTCCATCCGTCTTTAACCACCTGCCCACCAGGCAGAGTAACCATAGGGAAGGGAGTACGCAGTAGTTCTGCGTCCCCTACGTCAGGTCGTGTAAAGTACATATTGAAGTCATCAATAGAGTTGCCTTCAGAATCTACACGCTGGAGATAGTTTTCCATATTGGATTGGAATTGACTAAGACCTTGTCGGTCAATTTGACGCCAAGCATTCTTGATAATTTGAACTTCTTCTGGAAGCAAGATGAATTCAAAATCAAGCTTACCTTGTTCTTTGGCGGTATTCATCCATTTGAAAAGATAAGACCACATGTCTTTGTAAGACAGTTCATGGCTTGCTGCAGACACAACAATTTTTTGAACAATATGATTGAGGTCGAACCAATCTTGCCAAGAAGATTCACGCAAAGTTGAGCGCTGGTCTGCATTGGCTGCAGACGAATGGAGCATTTCTCCACCCTCATCCTTGGTGTAAGATTCTTCAGCGCCTTGAGGGAATGAATAAGCTTCCTTCCACCCTTGATATACCTTACGATATGGAGTGGTGAGAGTTTGTCCATCAGCAGTATGAAATACGAAAGGCTGGGGCTGACCCTTCTTGTCGTATCTCATATCGTTTGCTTGGGTATATCCATTGCTGCTTAGAAGGTAGCCAGAGTCACTAAATTTGTAATCAGTGACGCTTGCTTCAATACCAGAAACACCTTCTTCGAAGGCCTGGAGGAATGAAGTGGGGGTATCCATTTAGTTATCCTGGTTTGGAGGAGGAGTGGGAAGATTTGATTTGAGGATTTCATGAAGCCAGTCGATGGCTGCTTTCCGTGCTGCTTCGATGTCTTCTTTATATGCAATGATTGGAGCTTCTTCTTCACCATCAGTAGATGAGTAAACAAGAGTTTTTGTATCAACGTTAATCTGAGCTTGTTTAAAATTTAGTGCAGGGAAAGTATTAACAAGAACTTCAGGATAGTCTTGTGGTTGGCAGAGAATGACAACTCCATTATTAAATGGAATCTTTATCCAGCCCTGTCTCGGTTCGTTCATTTTTATTCCTGGTTTTAAAAATAATATGTAACAATGATTCGTCGTGGTGCCAGTCAGTTTTATAGAGTTTTTCTTTGTGGAGCCATTCAATTAGGCTCATATTTTGTACTTTGAATTTAGTATTAATTAATCTAAATACTGAAGCAATTAGTCCTGTTGAAATAGCATATTCAAGGCCAGCTTTGGTTGCTGTGCCACCTGCTAATAGTCCTAGACTGATGCCAAGTAATTCTGTAATGATTGGGGTGATTGCTATCCAAATAAGGATGCGTGTGCCTATTTTTCTAATAGATCTTTTATCTGTCCAAGAGGCTATCGCCTCAAGGATGGACACTGCCGCAAAGAAAAGCAAGAACCCCCAGAGTAAACTTTCCAGGGGCTCCTCCTTTTAATTTTTTGATTCAATCTGTTTCATTTATTTCATTTTCAATATAGGTCAAGATTCTTTCTTCATTGTAACCATCACTACGCCAGACAATTTGTCCATCTCTATTTAAAAGATAGAAGGAAGGCCATGCGCTGACGTCCCACAATGTGGGTTCGGAACCATCATGGGTTTCGGTAATGACCGAGTCATAGGGAGTAACTAAGACTGGAGCTGTTGTAATATTATAATATTTTGCCCAGGCAATTCCATCGCTAGGTTCGATATGATTTCGACTTTCATCTTGAACAAGAACTGTTAAGTAAACAAAGTCTTGAAAAGAATCATGTACTTCCTGTGTTCCAGGAGCAATATAATTACAAACACTGCACCAGACGGTACTGAATTCAAGGAGAACAACTTGTCCTTTCAGGTCATACAGTTCTATGTATTCGCCAGCTTGATTCATTCCCCACATATTGCATGAAAAATTTGGATCCTTTGGCTTTTCCATATTCTTGAGCCAATTATTACAGTCCTTGACGCTTTTGGCTGCAATATATTCAGTCCAATCTGTTGTTTCATCAGCGGTATCACCGCTATTTGTATCTACAACAAGAGGCTCTTCGGTATCAGTAATGGTTTCTGCCTCATCTGACACTTCTCTTTCGTCTGTGTCTGTTTCAGTAGAAGGCTGTTCTACATTAATGATAGCTTCTTCTACAGTAACGTCAATAGGACATTCGGGGCTACATGCTAAAAGTGTTGCTAGTAAGAAAATCATATATCTTCTCCAAGATCTATTTCGTAATTAAGATAGTGTGTAGGTAATTTCTTTCCCTGCATAAGTCTTTGATAAATAATTTCATCAGCTTGAGACTTCATAAATTTAATATCATCAATAGAACGATAAACTGTTAGAGATAACGGTATGAGTGATCGCTCGTTTAATGCCAGTCTTTTGTATACTCCAGATCTGGACTCTATGAATTCCCTATGTCCATTTCTTACCATTATTGCATTACATTCTTTGTTTTTTATTTTCATAATATCGTTAAAAAAGGCAAGGTGAGTTTCATTATCTTTAATAAGATTCCAACTTTCTTCAAGTTCTATTCTTATATCTTGAGGAATAGAGAGTTGATATTCTTTTAGTTTCTTATGAGTAAATACTTTACGTTCTTTTGGTGAGAGAAAGAAAATGCCTAAAAAAGATTTAACAATACTGAAATCTGGAATACATTTATCTAAAGAGAAAGAGAACCTTATCTTAGTTTTAGTCTTAAACTCTGACTCTATAAGAATTAATTTGTATTCAGTAGCATCTGGCAATTCTGAAGTATAAAAAGTAAGACTTGTAGGAAGATAATTTGTTTTAGCAAAAGAGTAAAAAGAGTATCTTCTATGTATTAGTTCCATATTTGATTTAAGAAAGGTCATGAATACATGCTGTATAAGCAAGCTTATCCGCTATTTCATTACCCTCTATTCCCTGGTGTCCTCTGATGTGTTTGATAAAGATATTAGTTTTGGTTGCGAGCAGCGCCCGCGTCTTTTCCACTAAATCTTTATTAGTTTTAGCGTTCCACCCCTGGGTTAGAAGCCCCCAACAATACTTTGAATCTGTATAGATAGTAGTAGTAATTGAAGGTAACTCTACGGTATGGGTTAAGGCTATATAAATAGCTAGCATTTCTGCTTGATTATTTGTTCCATGTCCTAAAGGAATAGAGAGTTCCATAATAGGTTTGGTCACATTAGATGCATAAATGACTATGCCAGCGCCCATTTGTCCTGGATTGGTTGGACGCGTTGAACCATCTGTATAAATACTAAACATATTGTTTCTCTATTGTCGGGAGATGAAAGATTCCATTTTCCAGGAATTGTTGTGTTTGTTAAAGACAGCTTGTACCTTCGGATTAAAATGTCGATTTGCTTTTAATGTTCTGAGATGTTCCTGTTCACGCGCACCTAGTTTTTGCCCTGACCGTCCGTAATAAAAGTAAGGACCCATTGTAATTTTGTAAATATAGTGAATACTCATATCTCTAGAAGTGTATATGTAAAATAGGGTCCATGAATACTCGAAGAAAGTTTAGCAAGAGCTATTAAAAGATAAAAGTGAAGAGGGTTCTGAATTACTTGACAAGCTGCTGAATATTTATTTACATTTTCTGTAACAGTAGTCGCACTAGCTCTGTGAATATTAGCACCTATGTAAGTGTCTGTGATTAAATCACCAGTAAAGTTCAGGTCTTCATTTCTATCAGAGTCTCTGAAATGAGCTACTGGCATTTTGCCCTGTTGGACAAGAGCTTCATACTTGCCCTTGTGTTTGCCTAGCATGTAGGCCGCTCTGTACTGTCCAGGAGCTAATATGGCTGTTCCCTTGGGGTTAGTTGGGTGTAGACGCCAGTAAGTCCCTGGGTCGGTCGTACATGCCCATCTATGAGTACTCCAATATCCGTCAACATCTTTATAGAAACAATAGAACCAGTCATTAAACTTATTCTCATGAAGCTTAGACATATTCCTAACCCCAACAAGGTTAAGATTGTAAGCTCCAGTTTCAAAGACCTTAAGTCCTTCTTTAAACATTAAAGTTCTGAGTTGAGGAAGAGATAGGGGTGCTGTAGATGTGGACATAGGAGAGTCTTTCATGTTTTGCCTAACATTATTTTTCTATATTCAAGTTCTTCTAAGAATTTTTCTTTTTCATAAGGAACACCATGAATAAAGTAAGTTCTTTTATATTTAACTTCATCTTTTTTATCAACTTTTTGGGTCTCTATAGGAGATTCCTCCATAAGAAGTTGATAATAGAAGTCTTCATAAGAAATTTTCCCAAAGTTAGAAAAAACCACATCTAGATCTGAATGAAGAGTAAATGTATCTGCTGTTTTATTATTATAAACGTTTATATAATGTGGCTTAGTGTAACTGGCCACCTTTCTTATAAGGATATATTTATCGCTTTTTTCAAGAAGCTCCAGTATCTCCTTGAACAAGGTAGTATGAGATGACAACAGAACTCCCTGAAGGTGGTGTGAAAGACAGAACTACTTTCCATTCATTAATATCATATTGCCAATTAGGTTGAGAATACTCTGTATTATTAACCCATACTCTAATCGTATCTGGATCTGGTTCTTGATCTAAGTAAAAAACATCTTCAAGAGGATTAACTCTGTCTAAGACTGGGTTGGCGGCTTCAGCCCAACCAGTTGGACTGCAAATTTCAACTGTTGCAGAAGATACATCAATATATTTTTGACCTACTCCATAACCACAGGAGTTTTCATAAAAAGTTGTGATAGCACTATTGTGTACTTCATATGGATAAGAACGCAATGTTGCCTGCCACCCTGTCCAATCGGAGACAGGAATACTTGATTGCTCGTCTTCGTCAGAAATAAAGATGAACAACAAGTCCGCATTGTCTCTAAAGAACTCTGTGTCCAAATGATAAGCAGAGTAGCCAGCTAAGAATCCTTCTTCAGCTCCACCTCTCTCTACCATAACCTGCAAGTCTGCCACGGCCATGGAGGGGAATTCAACATCGTGTGCTTCTATCCAATCATCTATTTCGACGTAATCAGAATCAGCACTTACTGCAGTAAGTCGCCAGTCAAGGTCATCCTGTATGGCTAGTAAAGCATCTACAAAAGGAGTAAGTCCTTCTGAAAGGTGGTTGTTGACTTGTGACATTGAGCCAGAAACATCAAGAACTACAAGAAAGTCTGCGCGAGTAATGGAAGTTCCTGCATTAAAGACTTCTACTTGTGGTTCGATATAAGTTGGAACTTCCTCGATAACTGTATGGGTAAAAGTGGTGTCGTTACATCCTAAAGATGACATTAGTAAGAATAATAGTCTTAGCATCAATCCTCCTTTGGAATTTTATCACAATGTTTTACCAATCATCATATCTTTATAAAGTAAGGAATTAATCTCAATTTCATTCGAAGAGACCCATGACTTATAAGTATATAGTCCATGAGTTTTGAGACCAAATACAGAAACTGCCCAAATCCCAATATCTCCTTTATTGCAGAGATAACCATCTGTTATTTTGAATAGTGTCCGAGTCTCCATTAAAAGATACCAACCAGAAGGGGTGTTGTTTTTAAACTTATGAAAAGTTTGGTGATTTCCATTTCGAGGTCTTCTAGTTAGAAGGGGTATGGAAAATGCTAACCCAGTGTCTTTCATATATTTTGCTATAGTGTCTTCGTGTGTTAGGTTTCTAAGAGTATAGCCGTTTAAAAGCCAAGGGTCTTTAGAAATTCCCTCACCTATTATCTTAGGATGTTGTGGACCCTGTGGCTTCGTTGTCTTCCTCCGGAAAGAATATTTGAATACCATCTTCCCAGGTTAGAATAGTTCTATTCCCCGGATGGGGAATAATGTGTGTTTCTAAGAACTTCTCAAAACTATTTTTGACTTGAGTGTCACCAGGGTCTGGTCCTGCAAGCCATTGAATGACTGCTTTCCCATCGGCAAACAATACTCCTTGAATAATTTTTCCAGTACCTGAAACATTAGACTCATCTCCACGTCGAAAGATAGTGAATTTTCGCATACCTTCTGGACAGATAGGTTGAGGCTCAATATCTTTAGGAAGTAAGTCTTTTAAGGGCGGTGTTGAATTTAAATTGATTTCTGCCATTTTTTAACCTTTTCTATAAGGATGAGCCCTCCAAGGATAAGAACCATAATATCTAATATTGGTGGAATATATGTAATAAATAAAATTATTAACATAGTAAAAATATTATAGATTCGGGGCCGACCTTCAATAGGATTAAGAAGCTCTTCTATTTCTTGTTTTAATGCTGGAAATATAGCCCAGACAGCAAAGATTCTGCTAATTATATAATAGAGGAGAAGGAACTTCATGATGTCCTTTAATGGGGTGCTGCGGTTTCTAGGGCTTTGGAAAGTTTTATATTCTCCTCCAAAACCTTTTCAAGTTTATGAGTAATATCAAGACAAATCTGAAAGTGTTTGGTTATTTTCGTCAATAACTCTTCTTGATTTTTCAACTCTGATAAACTAGATTCTAAAGATTTGGTTTGGTCTTCGATAAAAGTTTTAGATGTTGTTGAATTTACTCGTTCTAAAGCAATTTCAAAACTATGGTCAAGTCCAAAAGAATTTTCTCCATCGAAAAGAGCAAGTCGAAAGTCAAGATCTTGTGGAGCCCAGCTCTCTACTAAGAACCTATATCCAATGGCAATGCCAATAGCATTAAATATGTCATCTTCTAAGAATTCTTTACAAGAAAGAATAGTAGTTTCTTCTGATTCAGGCATTATCTGTCTCTGTCATTGTAAGTTTATATTCTATGTCAATGAGTTTGTGCCAAGCCCATAGGTCTAAAGGTGATTCTTTTTGAAGACAGATACTGTCGGGTCGACCCAGAGCAACTGTTTTAAAATTTCGAATAACTCTCATATAAGAGTTAACACAAACATTAAGGTTTTCCGGAGGCGGCGCTCCCTGAACAAGAGTTCGTTTCATGAATTCTTGCACCGAAACAATCTCTGCTTCGCCAAAGAGAATATTAGATATTTCTATAAATTTATTATATGGTTCAGTATCAAGAGTCATCTATTATTTCCAGTTCCCACATTGGGATCCACACTCCTCTTCTTTCTGCGAGTTGGACTGTTGGGTTTGGGGGTGAGCCGCTTAGCATTATCACTGTGTAATTCTTTAGCGGATTTAGGTAATATTTCTGTGCGTCCTGAGGTCTTTTGAACTTTACGAGTAGCTTTCTTTTTATTCTTCGGAGGCAGCTCATTCTTTTGAATCCATTCCTTGATTAGTGATAATGGAATGCCATTCTTTTTTGCATGAAGAATGAAAGACTGAAGTTTCTGTTCTGTCTTGATTGGAATAAATTGCGATGCAGGTGCTTCGCCATTACCCCAAGCACTTAAGATAATTAAGTTTTTTTTATTCTTAATTGTAACATCTCTTAAGTGTTCGGGTAAGTCAGCTTTAGTAATCTTTTCAACTACTTTGATTGGTCTAGCTATATTATCTAAGCTGTCATATTCCTGAACAATAACTATTGTTTTTGATGGAAGTTTTTTAAGCTTGGCGATTAAAGTTTCAACTGTCATCTAAGATTAACTCTTTTAAAAGAAGTGATTCTATATAGGTGGGAAGACTACCCCCAGAGTATGGAAAATGAATGTAGCCCTCAACAGCTAAAAACTTTTCTTCTCCAGAAAAACCAGAATAGTTTTTGTTTGGAATGTTTCTATTACGACGATCTGCTCCATAATATGAAACGTCATTGTCATGATTTTTTGTTAAAGGTCTTTCGTCAGTTATATAAATTCCAGGTCCTTCAAAATATTCTAATGGTAAAGCCCAATATTGTCCATCTTTAATAATCCTGTTCTCTGTTCGGTCCATAGACTCAAGTATTCTTACAGGAATAAGATAACAAGGAATATCTTGAATATCTATTATAAATTGGTTTATTTCTTTATGTGTAGGAGCAAATGCAGAAGGCCAATCAAATAAAATTTCTTTTAGTTCTTTATGAGTTATTTGGGACACATTAATTCTCTATATTCTTTGTTGGTCAGGGCTTTTCGATAACCCTTCCAGGGGATAATTTTCTTGTTGTCTATACTCCAAGAAGCAGTGATTCCATCACAGGCACTGAATTTTTTATTTTTTATATACCCACAATAGTTTTTCCCAGGAATATTATCAAATAAACTATTTTCATTTACATAACCAACAAGAGAGACATAATAAATAAAGTCTACTGTCGTTTCTTTTAAACAATAAATACCAGATCCCTGGAACTGTTTACTTGGAAGAAGAAGAGGATCCTCAGCAGCGCATGGAATTCTGAACGCAGGTTTGAAGGCGATATGGCCTTTTATGTTAACTATAAATTGCCATACTTCTTTTTGAGAAGGGGCAGATTTCCATTGAAAGATAGTTTTTCTTATCTCATACTTATTGCGCAGAGATTCATTTCTGTCCAGGTTCCATCCCAGTCTGTATAACGAACCTTTTTAATTCCAGAAGCTCTAATAACCTTCATACAGTGCTCGCAAGGCTTGCTCATTGTCCGTTGACCATCCTTAGTCCATCTCATGACTTCAAGAACATCATTTTTTGTAGTATCTGTATTCAAGAGAGCATGCATTTCGGCATGAAGGTGATGAACAAATCGTGGCCCACAAGAATATTGACGACGAGCAGCAGGATGGGTTTTCTTAGAATTGACACCAATTCTGATAGGAGACTTCTTTCTCCACAAGATAGCTGCGATATGATAGTCATGATCGTTATTAAGCGCCTGATCCTTAGCCTTGTAATACACTTGGCATCGTTTACTCCTGTATTAAGAACTTGTTGATAACCTTGTCGAGTTCTGCACCACACATACCGTAAGCATCTTTGGTGCCACTTGTACTTTTATGAAAGTCTTTAATAATCGTCTTTCTCATTTGAAAGAACTTTTGACGTAAGTCTTCTGGTGTTCTTGCATTAACTATGTAAGTTTGCATATGTAAAGACAATTCATTGTGCTTGGCAGAGAATTCTTTGCTGTGCTTGTCTTCTCTCTTCCCGCTCATTCTTGCAATTCTGGCCCATTCTATAGATAGCCATAATGCTGCAGAATAAGGGTTTTCTCCACGAGAACGACTATAGTTGTTTAGATAATATTCATTCATGCTTGTTTCTAGTCAAGAGGTTTCTTCTTCTCTAAAAAATCCATTTATTCTTTTTGAAGATGTTTTCTCTTCTGGCATTTCTGAACCAACTCCTCGAACACCATGTCTAGCCAATAGTCCTTTATTAGGACTGTTGCTTTCTCTATGTGCAAGAGAGACAGTGGCAATGCAGGCTCCAAGAGAAAATGCTACATAAGAACCAATATCGTTTTGAGCAATGTATTGAATAGAGAACCAATAAGCAAAGCTAATAATGATAGAAATTAGAAAGGTGTTGAGAATTTCCCCTTTTGCTACTTCTACTACACGTAAAGTAGAACTACCAACGAGAAGGAGGCCAACAAAGAATGCGGCGAGGAGTGGTGTTACCATTATTTGAAAGCCTTGTTAAATTGATATATTATAAAAGGTAATAAATATTAAGAATTAAGAGCAGCGGCTAAGCGGCAGTCGTTGGCGTGATCTGGTGCGCGATTCATGCACCACACGCACTCCTCTTGCTCAGAGATTGGGCATATCTCCCACTCCAGCTCGCGTAGCAGCCCCTCGAACGTGGCGATGCGCTCGCATTGACGCTTCAGGATCGGAAGTGTTTCCTGGCCTGCCTCCAGGTCCTCGATGCGTTCGGCTTGCTCCAGCACGAGACGAGCAAGGTCGAACTTCTGCTTAGCGAGGGTGTGGTGGGCATCTGCCCAGGCGTACACGGCTTGCAGGTCGGTTTTCGGGGGATGCGGTCGGTCGGCCGCCTCCAATAGTTCGCGCACCTGCTCAATCGTTAGGTCAGCCACTGTTTTCCTCCTCTTCGTTTGTCCCGTCCATCCAATCCTTCTCAGCGTCATCAATCCGCAGCGCCCCGCAGTCTCGGCAGGCATAGACCTTTTGTCTGTCGTAGCGACCCATTCCATAGCCAGGGTCGGGTCTCTCAATAGACACTGCGAAGTCGCGCACCGGCATCAGCCGGTCGCTTCCGCAGGCGTGGCACTTCTCAGCCATAATCTTCTTCCTCCCACTCTGAAAGATCTTCGTCTTCTAGATCATCATAGAACTCGTCCATTTCATCAAAAAGAGCTTGGTATTTCTCTTTCTTACGAGAATAGTCTTGTTCAGACTTATGTCTTCCAGCGCCACTGTGTTGAATAGCAGCTAGATGAACAGGGTCACGGCCCTTTATTCTTTTAGTTTTCATTTGGTTTATCTTTAGTTAAGAGTTGTTTGTATTCTAATTCAAGAAGTTGAGTTTTTAAACAAACTCTTCGTTGTCTTTTTGGGTGAGCATTGCAATTAATGAAAAGAAAATCAGGAGGTAGTAATTCTTTATCTATTTCTTGTGTGAATTTGTTTTTTATGTCAGGAAATAAAACAATATAATCCAAATGTCGAGGTTTGTAGTCTAGAAAAAGCCACCATCCTGGTTTGTCAACATAAATTGGCTCGTCTTCTTCTGGCCATTTATAAATTCCTTTATATATTCCCCATTCTGGGTGTTCTTTCATAGAAAGCAACATATATTGAATAGCATCTGAAGAAAAGCCATGAACCTCTAAATATTGAACAGCATCAGCTTTATCTAGTTTTAGAATCTCCACCCTATTTCCTTATAAATAAAGTTAAAGGTAGGACGCGGTCGGAATGAAGAATTGAAGAATTCACGCCTTGCGACAGCCGCCACTTCTTGTTCTGAACAAGTCATCAACCCTTTACTACAAGGGAAAGATTGTGTTCTTACTTTTTTGCCAGTAATTGTCTTAACTCTAAAACAATTAAATTCTTTTGCATAAAGTACAGTGATTATCTTATTCATCTGATTGTGTTTCCTTATCAGACTTAATGAATGGAATGAATGGATGTGTTAAATGATAAAGCCATATAAAGAAGATAGTAAATATAAATAGAAGTATTTGGGGAATACCCATCAGTTTTAGATAGGCACCGCCCATTCCAATTATAAGTATTAGAACTATCCACCAAATAATTTGTAAAGCTTTATCCATTAGTTAAAAAATGATATAAGCAGACTGGTGTCCAAAAAGCCCAAAGATTCATAAATATCAACGAAACAATATATGCTGCTATTTCTGGAAAGTTTCTAAATAACCAAGTCTTTTTTAGATATATTTCTGCTTTATTAAGAAGACCTTCAAGAAAGACAATAGCCTTGCTAGTTTCGGCAGTTTCCATAAGCGTAGACATAAATATTGAGGCAGAGAACAACCCGAGAAATGTATTTATTCCCAAAGTTATTAAAGCTCCTAAAAGAAAGTCAAGAATCATTTTTCTTCTCTTTCTTTTTTGGAATTGTAAAGCCCAATTCTAAAAGATTGTCATATGTCTCTTTGTCATACTTCTTAGTCCAAAGTGCCCAGACTCTACTTGGAGAATCACTAAGCATATAAGCGGTATTTAGAGTCATGACAATACCTTGTTTCCATTCAATAGTTTGAATTGGAGAAGAGACGATAAGTTTACCGTCAAGAATATAACGATGGTTTTTAACAGTGCCTTTAATTCGGCACACTCCATCTATTTTATCTTCATGTTTTTGGACAATGCTCCAATTACTGATTACTGGCATTTTGTTCTCCTAGCATTAGTTCTTTAAACAGAACAACTTCCATTTTTTCTTTTGAATCGTATGATATTCCATGATAAACATAAGTCTGAGAAGACCAGTCTGGAAAGACATAACAGCTTTTATCTAAATTAACAGAAACACTTTCAATAGAAAAAGGAGCATAGGGTTTACTTATTTGACCTTTTTTATTGAAAGTTGTAAAGTGCCCCAACTGATATACAACACGATCTTCTTTTAAATATTGAAGAGTTCTCTCTTTTGTAAATCTACAGAAGAAAATTTGTTGATTATTTTCTGTAGCATGAGACTTCCATCGATCTCTAAGAATAAGTTTATCTTTTTTAAGAGCACTATAAATATAAGCTGAAAAGAAGATTTTAATAGGTGGTGACATAAGAAACAAAGTAAGGGGAGACGTTTAAGTCTCCCCTTTGGATTAGATTTATAGAATAGATTAGGTGCGAGGGCCGTATGCACCAACAGTGCCCATGGCAGTACGAATACTGTGTTCTACTGCGCTCTGAATAGCATGTGCTGGACCTACAACCGAAGGATGAGGGATAATGACAGGACGCATGTAGAAACGCTGAACAGCGGTGTGGGTGTGTCCCTTCTTGGAATACTCTTCCTGAGGATCATCCTTACGGAAGATAACTCCTGCGTAGGTTACAGTCTTATCACGGTTACATCGATAAGCAACAGTGACGACCCGTCGCCCTTCGCGTCTACGCATAATGTTTCCGCCATCCTTCAGAAAACTCTGAATGTCATGTACCTGGTTGCTCATAATTAACTCCTTGTTTTATTGGTGTATTTCCAGACCCCATATTCCCGGGGCAAGGTGGCTTAAAGTCCTTTATTTGTCTTTGGACTAAGTAACAACTTTTTATATAGATAATTTTCTAAGTTAAAAGAAGGCAATGAATTACCATTAGAATAGTATGCTTTTAATATTCTAATATTTCCACTCATAGTGTACTTGGTAATAACTGCAGGTACTGGGATGGGTGCATCAAGAATACCCTCGGCATTGATTTTAAGATACCAAGAATAACGGCTACTGAGATCTTTATAGAGATATGTTCCAGCTCCTTAAAAAAGGAGTCTTGCATCCCATATTAACCTGGTATCTTTTGAAAGAATCAAAGGCCATTCGTCTATATAATGTAGAGGCATTAATGTTCTAGTTTAAGATTGTTGTATTGCAGCGAGAACAAAAACATGAAAGAAATTAATGGAGCGACCTGTCGGACTCGAACCGACGACAATCTGGTTGGAAACCAGAAATTCTACCAACTGAATTAAGATCGCATAAATTGCTGGGTAACCATACGGAGCCCAGCGTCTCCGGGGATGCACAACTATGGTTTAGCTGCATCGCCGTGTGAAATAGCGATTATATGTGCATCTCAATATGGTGGACCGGATGGGACACGTATTCCATAATTTTCATTATGGCGTGGACTATTCCTTCTTCTTCTTGGACAGGGTTTATGTTATACTATATCCAAGAAGAGGAGAGCGTATTATGCAAAAAGAATTAAAATTGGCTTATACTGCAGGATTGTTTGATGGGGAAGGAACTGTAACGTTAAGCCGCCCTCATAGTCGGGACAAGTATCGTGCGCCAACAGTATCTATGACATCAACAAGTAAAGAACTTCTTGATTTCTTAGTCCAAGAATTTGGAGGATTTATTGTAAAACAAAAGGTTTACAAATCTCATCACAAACAATCTTGGTCTTGGCGTTTAAAACACCGCACTGCAATTAATTTTTTATTAGAGATATCTCCTTACTTAAGAGAAAAATCAAAGATAAGAAGAGCTAAACTTATTTGCACAACTTATCTAGAAGTGACCCCTAGAAATGGAAAATATTCTGATGAAATGAAAGCCAAAAAACTTCTTTTTGAAGAAGATTTTTTTGCATCCTAGTATTCCTTAACATTTAGTCTTAGGAACCTATAAGTCTCTAGACGGCTTACTCCTTTCGGATTCACCGTACGGCGTTGGCACCATCATTACATGCTGAGCGTTCACCGTATGAGCTCTCTTATTCGACAGTGATTACTCACTGAAGCGACCATTTTGTTAATCGAACCCATGTCCTCAGTTTCTTTATAAACAATATTGTCACAAGTTTAGTTTAGTTGCTTTGAACTAACAAGTCATCTAGGTTCTATTTCCAACCAATTCGGAACCAGGAAAAGTGAATTCCACCTGCCAAAAACAGGGTAACCATTTTAGTCTATTATTTCTCTGCTAAGACCAAGTGCACATCTAACTTTGGACATAGGGTAGTTAGAAACCCCACTCGCTATGCAGCGAGAGCTACGTTATCGTTGCCGTTTAGTTTTATGTAAGTCTTTAAAGTCTTTTCTTACAAGGACTACCTGTATTGTTTATTCCAATAACCAAGTCGAAGCCAGTACCGGCCCATAGTTAAGATTTTAACATAAGTCTTTTATAAATTTCTTGTCGCCATTGTTTTGGGTTGAGTGATGTTTCTTCAATAACATAAAAAAGAGTGTCTGCTCGTTTGTCATCCAATCGCACATCTCTTCGCGCTGGGCCATCTAAAGAATGAAGACGTCTTTTTTCATTAATTCTAAGAAGAGTACCTTGTACAGAGAATAAAGGCCATTCTTTAGTATTTCTAAGACCAAGATAAAACATCTTAAAAGGCTTATTCTGAGTAGATCCGCCAGTCTGTTCGTGTACGATCTTCTTCGGTAAGTTCATATTCTTCTTCGTAAGCAGTAGAGGTGGCGGCGGATCTATACCAAGTACTTGTATCTGAATGATACCGATACTTATAATCTCCTCTCATAATCATATCTCCATGAGTTAGTGCCTTCATAAAAGCTTCTGAAAAAGAGATTCCAGGATTAGAAAGTGCTCCTGTTTCACTACCCATTTCTGCTTCTAGAATAGAAAGACAGTTTTTGAATGGAGATCCTTCAATATAAGTTGTTGCAGCCTCTAAAGAAGGGAAGACTGTAGCGGTGAAGGGATCAGTGTGGGTGCCAAGAACTACATGTGGTGTATTCATTTTTGTTTTCCTATAATTATTTCTTTGTATTCTTTTTCAAACAAGAACTTTTCTTTTGTAATTTCTATTCCATGAATATAATAAATACTAGAAAAAGGAATCTTATTATCTTCCTGAAGACTTCCTAAAACCCAGGCAGGTCCTTTTAAATTATGCAAATACCCTGCTTCATCAACAATACAATAATCTATAGTTTTATATTCATTGATATAAGAATATTTTCCAGGCCCTTTAAAATGCTGTTCTTCAAGTTTAAAGCGACCTTTTTTATATTGTGGGGTATGTTTAAAAAAAACATATTCTAATTGATACTCATCCATTGGTCATAAGATCTCGATATTGTTTTTCTACTATCCAGTCTTCTTTCAAAATAGACTTACCATTAATATAAAAATATTCATGGGGTAATTCATATCCATAAAATATTTTTAGAGCAGGCCCTTTTAAAGAATGGAGTTGTCTTTCTTCATCACACCAAGCCCAGGCTATTCCTTTTTCTCCAAAATCTATTCTATAGCGCCCTGCTCTAAGAAAATGGCAAGAAAGTAATTTTATTTTATGCTTATTTTTATACAGAATAGCTTCATCTAATTTGATGACTTTGATGTTTTTTACTATAGAAGGCATATTATTGCAGTGCAATTGTCTCTAGACTCTCTTTCGTCAATAGCAAGACTACATAGTTTCTCTGCAGGATTAAAACCTAGTTCAATTGCCTTCTGAATTTCAGAGTATAGATGATAACTTCCATCAAATACATCATGAATACCATCTGTAGTCATGAGGAGGATATCTCCTTCCTGATAGGAGAGAACCTTTGTGTCTACTTGGACAAGAAAGCCAAGACAATTTGTAAGCGTATGGCCATAACCATGATCATCTGTACGATAGATAAGATTTGGGCCGCGCATTAGATAAATTCTTGTATCACCTACATGTGCAATTTGAAGAGAACTAGTGTCCTTATCAATGTAAACAGTAGAAACTGTTGAACCTCGTCGGTCGCCCGCTTGAATACATAGCGTATTTGCGTTCTTAATCCCTCTGGTTAGCTCATCAGTATTCATGAGACCCTTGGTCTCTTCTACTTCAGAAGCGACGGCAGAGAGGCATTCTACAGCATGTGTAGCAGCCTTATCTCCATTGGGGTGGCCACCCATTCCATCTGCAATAACTAAAAGAGAGTCTTGAATAAGAAGTCTATCTTCTTGATAGGCGCGTTGTCCTTGTGCACTATGAGTAAAGATCTTCATTGTCTATCCTATTAAGTATGGATTTAGGGAAAGAAACTCTTGTGCTTCTTCCCAATTGTCACAATCCTTTAATATAAGTTTTACTTTATGTTGAGATTTTGGCCACCCAGTGTACCAATTGTTTTGCCATCTGAACCATGACCCACCTTCTCCCCATACACACATATGATTACCATATGTATTGTCGGGAGGATGAAGGCAAGAAGAGCGATGGACTTCTAAGAGTCCATCCTCTAAAGTTTTAGATAGGATTAAAGAAGAACCCAATCTGTTGCCATAACATCTAGATAAGTCAAAGCATAGCGAGCTGAAGTAGCTTCAATATAAAAGTTATTTCTCCAAAGTTTAACTGGACTCACGCCTGATCTTTCAGCAAGTCCACCCTGGTCCATATGGGAGCAAGCTTCCTTGAAGCTAGTTACAGTTTGAAAATTTATTTCTTTATAAATTTCCCAATCTGTAGCTGTGAGATCACTAAGCCTGAGACCATATTCATGTATAGTTCCATCCCAATTAACAAAGATTTGATCATCCTGCTCTAAATAGATATAAGCAGACTTTGCTGCCCATTCGGCTCTAAAAAGTTTTTGGCCTTTATCGAGCCACTCCATAGCTTGATTAATACAGGCCATGTTTTCTCCTTTGTTTACGATTGAGACCAGTAGGATGGAGAAGATAAATCATTGTTCCATCAGAGTGAATTTCAGCTGCGCTGGGAGTGTATTTCCCTATATTAACTAAGACGGGTTCGTCTTTGGTATGTTGTCTAGACTTTTTCTTGTCTTTACGGGGATGTCTTTTGCTCATTAAATATTCTCTCTAATTCTTCTATTAATTGTCCCAAGAGTAATTGGTGTTTGTTTGGAATGTTATTTGTTACAAGCATTTTGTATTCTTTTTCTTTAGAAGCAACAAATATTGCTTGTAGAATATTTGAATCAAGAGGAAGAATCCATTTGCCATCAACTTTTCTTGCTACATGGACAAGATGAAACCATTCTTTATTAGAAGAATAGAACCTAATTCTTTTCTTCCTTGGGGTTATCCAGACAATCATTTGTTTCTCTAAGCATTATTTCTCTATATACTTCTTTTTCCCATTCTTTTTTCGACATTGTCTTCCCATGGAAAGAATAAAATTGTTCTTTATTTTTAGGGGGTACTGGGAAGCCACTAGAATACCATTCTGCAACATGACCATGAGAGCAATGAACTTCTCCCAGGCTATTTACTTTTATAATTTCAATCCATGTGTTTTCTGCACTATCAGTAGCTAACTTCATTGAGCATAAGACATAGACACCTGAGCCTTGAAAGAGTCCTTTATCTAAAGCTTCTTGAAAACTTCCTGCATTTGTTTTGGACCAATAATTCTCTATGATATAGATTTTTCTTTTATCATTAGCCATTGATAACGTAACTCTTCTCTTTCAACTTGTTGTCCATGATAATGATATGTTTTTTGTATTTGTGTAAGATCATCTTTATGAATAAGAACAGATGAGGGTTTGCTGAAACTTGGAGAGTGGAGTTTTCTTTTTTCATTAACTCTAACTATTTGTATCCATTGACTTTTATTACGCTGAATAATATATGTTCCAGCCCCTTTAAAGATAGTCAGATTAAGTTGCATATTTTCATCTAAAAGATAAATATGCCACAATCCTGTCTTGATAATATAAATAGGAGTTGGTTTCATAATAAAGTTTTAAAGAAGATATTCTTTAAGTCATAAGGAGTTTGTATTGGTGATCTGCCCATTCAGTATCTGAAAGATAAATACCTTTTGTGAAATAGAAGGGCCAGGTTGTACTTTTGGTAAGAAGCAATACACCAGGAAGAGTGTCTGAATGAAGTTGTCTTTTTTCATTTACTCTTGCAATAGCAAAAGGTCGGCCTGTTTGGCTATCTTTTACTATATATGTTCCCGGACCTTTATAATATCTTTGACCAAGATGTCCATGAATTCTTTCTGTCTTGGTATGTGTTCTTATTCTGACCCAACGAGATGATGTCTGTGGATCTTTAATAAAAATAGTGTAAATGGGTACCGGTTGTGGCATACATAGAGTATACCATTAAGACTATTTAGTCTTGTACCTCTTCTTTTCCAAATGTATTATTTATATTTTCTACAATTGCTGCAAGAAGAAAATACTCTCCGAGAATAGGAACAAGAGACAGAACAGTAAGAAAAGCCCACATAACTTTATCTGGTATTTCTTGTTGATCTTCTTTCTTTTTCTCTTCCATGGCCTTTTGAAAGGCGTCTTCTTTTATAGCAAACCAATTGTCTATAAATAGATAAGATCTAGAGACTGTATAGTAAGTCAGAATCATGGAAGGAAAGAACACACTGCTGCTGTAAGAACCTGCTCGCGCATTGGTGTCTGAGTTCCAGAAGAGCCTGTAGAGGCTTTTCTCCAGATTCTTTGCCCCATACAATCTCTTGTTGACGAACATTCTACGATCACTGACTTGTGAAGAGAAAAAAGAGTGTGTATTTTAATTCTATAGTCATTGCTAACAACAACTATTCGTCCAAAGGTTGAAGAACCTTGTGAAATAGGTCCTTCCCATAGAATTTTAGGAAATTGTGTCATATTATTTTCTTTTGTTAATGTTAAATCCAACCACTAAGAGTTAGCTTCTAGAGTTTTTCTATTCTTTCCATAATTCTTTATAAAATTGATGAAGAAATTCAGATTTATTTATAATAATTCCATTTATAAAATATTGACAGTTAAGCTTAAGAGATGACCCCAGTCTCCAAGTGCATGCTGGCATTTCTTTAGAATGGACTTCTCTATTTTCATTAACCAAAGTCAAAACCAATTGTTTATCATAATTATAAAAATAATAAAGACCAGGCCCTTGGTACATAGAAGCTTTTAGTTTCCATTTATAAGGATCTTCTTGCATTAAAGGATGGTCTTTATAATGGTAAAAACGTTGTGTGTTAAAAATACCATAAACTTTTGTGCCAAATAATTCCATAATTTACCTATGGTAGGGACTTTTGTTTTCTCCTCTTAGGAAGAGTCCCCCAACTCCCTCAACGACCCCGGATAAAGCTCATAAGCAACTATTGTCGGGTTTGCTCCCTAGCACCACCATCATTGGGACGGGATATCTTTTTGAGGAAAGCTAATTGCGTGTATTGCTACATATAGTACATCGATAAGCAGGCCCTGCACACCCATTGTGCACTCTCATTTTATTTCCATATCTTTTATCTTGGAAAATATGAGACTTGCAGGGACTGCAGTGAAGTATTTTAGTATCATTATTTCTCTTTTTACTTTCAGCCATTGTTTTCTCCAATCATTATCTCTTTATATAAGAGTTGTCGACGCAAATTTTTGCCTTGTTCAGAGGGAATTCGCTGTCCATGCCACCACCACTCACAGTATACAGTTTTGTTAAAATTAATCTCAATCCAGGCGGGTGTTAATTTGGAATGAATTGTTCTATTTTTATTTACTCGAACTATAACTTGTTTACAGTGGGTCGGCTTGGGTTCTAGATCAAAATCAATAATCTCTACTACATAGGTTCCTGGTCCTTGAAATATTTCTCTAAATATTTTGAAAAAACGGTCTTGGAATTCCCAAAGATTTTGATAAAGTGTTTTTATTTGGAAAATCGAAATAGGTTTTTTCATTCAGGAATTAATCCATCTTTAGTTTTCTCGGCCCAATAGTCTAATGCTTTATCTTGAGCCCAGTCAAGTGCCTTGTCTTCATTTTTGGTCAAGAAGCTCATAATATGTTTTGCCACATACCAAACTGGACCTAAGAAAAGACCAAGAACAATTGCTTTAAGAGCAAGCTCTAACCAAAGAGGAATGGAAAGAATAAGACAAAGAAGAATACTTCCCTTTACCAAAGAATATGGTGTAGGTTTACTCATACTATACCCCCATTAATCTTATTAACTGTTAGTAATAGATATGAATACATTTTTCTCCTTTGCTTTTTCTTATAGTAAAAGGTGCTCTCTATTAATGATATTAGGGAGGTTGTCAAGGTGCAGCGCGACTTAACTAAACCTATTAGAGAAACTTTAGTTTCAATCTAACCTAATCAATTCTACGTGGCGTCCGGATAACCCAATAGAAAGACTAATAGAGAGCTAGCAGATTACCAATTACTGGCGATCCACTCGAAGCATTTCGCCTGCAAGGCTTGTGCTTCATGTTTTGGTCGATGATCTGAATAGAATGGGTCTAGCTTAGTGGCTCTAATTTGTTCACTTAGGTCTGGCCTCATTTTACAGAGCACATTGAATATAGTTTGTCCATATCGCCAACCAGGGTTGTTGTTATAAGCTGCTCTTACTCTGAGCTTATAGTCATTAAATGTAGAGTCCATTATTCATTCCTTTGATGAAAGAATTTCGTTAAGATTTATTTGAGTGAAAGAACTTTCTGGATTTAATTTCTGAAAGACATAAGCGTCTTCCTCGTCTTGAAGAACAGCTTCCTTGTCATCATATAGAATCTTAGTTCCATCTGCACTCTTGGGAAGAGTATCGAACAAGTCCATTACTGTTGGTAGAGAATAGATATACTCCATGTACGGAGGCATAAACTCTGTAAGAATCTTTTGGTTAGACTTTGCGGAGTGAGTATGCCCCTTTAAGTTTGCATCAAGATAAACAATACTTCGTGTTTCTACATCAAGAAGTGCAATGTACTTAGTAAGAGCTTCGTCCTTAATAGTAAAAGTAAGTTGTGCGCGAGAAGGTTCGAAAATCTTACCTTCTTGTGCATTTTCTCCCCATTGAAGTGCGCCGAATACACCTTCTGGAGCTTCAGAAAACTTCTTCCCTGAGAAACAGAGGATGTTCCAGACTGCATATCTGACACCAGCAGACTTGAGTTCATCAATGTTTAGATCAATGACTTGACAAGCGTGACCATCCTTGGTCCTAGAACTCAATGGATCTCCAGAAAAGAGAGCACCTATAGCGTCTGTCTTGTTCCAGCAAACACTGTCCATTCCAATCCATTCTTCATTAAAGAAGTTCCAACCATTATCAAACCAAACTGTGTGGCGGGGGCTAGTCCAAAAAGAAGCCGTTCTTACGAAATTGGCTTCTTGAGGAATATGGAATACAGTCCCTCGATTATATTCAGTAAGGGTGCTGTCGTTTTCTGGCAAAGTAATATCTGAACTCATTGGATCAAGACTGACACCTTGAGGATAACGAAAACTCAAACGCTTGTTAAGCTCATTTTCGATAGCACTAATAATCTTAATGCGACCAGGAATATTTCCAACTGGTTCGCCAATTTGTGCCTTTGTCCAATTGCCTCTTGGAGGAAAGATACGAGTCTCTCGAAAAGAAATTGTATCCAGATAAGCCTTAAACTTAACAAGTTGCATTATAGTTAGCTCTGGAATAACTTCTGTGAATCGCATAGCAGCTAGATTTCCAAAAGTCTTAGCAGTCTTAACAAATCTACGAAGAAATACTCCAGGACGAGTAACGAGAAGATCAAGAACTTCTGGGTTGTTTTCTGCAAGCATAATCTCTATCTTAGAGTTATAGCTTTTCGGAAGAGACTTCTTATAGAGTTGGTTGTAAGCTTCTACGACAACAGGATAATGAGCCTTGTAGTCGCCAGGGTGTAGACTGTATAGGAATCGCTTCCAGACCTCAGGCCGCATAGCAACATCATTCTTAAGAAGATGATTGGTTGAAAGCATTCCAAGAAGCTGTCGCCGCTCACTACGCTTAAACTTACGAAACCTTACAGGTCCATTAGAAAGGTCTGCTCCAGAAAGAGCAGCACCCATTCGAAGAACATCTGTAGAGTTTATATAGGGAATATTTTCCATCTCAAGAATGGATTCGGCAAGAGAGGCGAAATTCTCCTTAAAGGAGATTTCGCTTAGAACGGCAACAGTGCCATGCTTAATAATAAATTCGATCTCTTCTTGTTCAGTCTTGTTCCAGCGAACAGGAGACTTGAGTAGACTTGATGCAATCTGCTCAAGAGTATTACTCTTTTCAACATGAAGAATCTTAAGATCGATAGCTTCATTTAGAGGAGCACGCTCCTCTTCCTCTTGAGTAAAAAGTTCCTTAGAGAAACCGACATACATGCAGACTTGATTAAACCAGTACTCAGCCTGGCTCATAGAAAGAACTTCAGCAGGAAAGTTCTTGTAGACTATCCCTAACTCAATGTCCTTGTCATCACCAGTTAGTGTTGCCAAGACCGGCTCAAGTTCTACCCAGTAAGACTGCAGCTCTTCGCTGTCTAGCTGCTGTAGAAGAGTTATGGCCTCAGCAGAGGGGGCATAACCATAATAGGCCATATTTGCTATTACAGTACCAAGCTCATCTACAGGAGCAGAGAAGCCCAAGGAAGAAAGATTACTTGGGAGGTCTATGTAGCCATGGTTAGCAAGGACAAAGGTTAGTGTAATCACAATATCTCCTGATTAAAAAGGATGAGGTAGGAAAGCCAAAGATCTGATTTTGCATTGTAAATAAAATAGAAGGAAGATCTTTAATAGCCTACCCCAAAAGGGAAAAGACAGGAAAGCAGACAATCTAATAGTTTTGATTAAAAGTCAAATGCACAAAGTGCTTAGAAGGAAGATTATCTATAGCCTGTCTTTAATGGTACGGATAGTAGGATTTGAACCTACGACCCCCTGCTCCCAAAGCAGGTGCGCTAGCCAGACTGCGCTATATCCGTATATGGAGCCTCTGGACGGAATCAAACCGACGTCTAAGTCTTACAAGGACCTTGCTAAATCACTCAGCTACAAAGGCATAAATTACTCTAATTCTTTTAATTCTATTTTTGAAGAACTTATTAATCTTATTACATTAGAATTCAACATTAACTTAACTTCAAGATGAAGGCCCCACGTTTCGATTTCTATTTCAAGATTTTCTTTTAAATATTCCTCAATAATTTCTTGTATTTCTTTTTTAGTCATTTTGTTTAATTCTTTTTAAAGCTAAGTCTCTAGTTTTTTTGGGAATAAAGAAACATATTATAGAAACAATAAAACCGAAACCATCAGACCCAGGCCATGGAAAGAGGTTAAGTAAGTTTCCAAGTATTTCAATAGTTGCAATAAGCAGTAAAATTGGATTAGATGTTATTGCAGATAGAATTACCCATGGAATAGCTCCAAGAGCAGGACCTGCCAAAAAGACAAGAATTCCTTTAGATGGGTCTTTGAAAGCCCACTTGACTTCTTTTGGTTTCATCAAGCCAGCAAAGGGAAATAATTTAAAAGCGAATAGACCCCATTCTAAAAGAACAGGACCCATTCCTATTTCGATTACCTCTACTTCAATATCTAGCTTACTTGCCATGTAGTAATGTCCAAGCTCATGGAATAAAATTCCCATGTATGAAATTGGCCAATAGACTAAAAGAATGGCTAATACAACTAGAGTGTATTCCATTAGAAAAGGAAGAAGAGAGGGATGACGACAAGAGCAAAGGGTGCTACTGCGCAGCACGTTGCAAAAAACATGTTCTTCATTGTTTTTCCTATTTGTTTAACTGTTAGCGGGAATAAGCTTTCTTACATAAGAAGTAAGAATCTTATTGATATGAATGGATCCAAATGGTGTTTGAATCCATTGAGGAAGGTTCTTGAATTGAGTTTGTGCCAAAGACTTTTGTACTTGAATACGCTTCATTTATCTAATCCTAAAATAAGTCGTTTGTAGTCGCGTTTATAGTAATACTCAGTGAGTGATTGATAATCAATTTCATCTTCACAAAGATGAGGATTTTCTTTGTATGTTAAATAGAATTTGCGTTTAAGAAGTCTTTTTTTTGCCGAACCTTGAATACTTATTAAATATTTTAAATAACCGTCTTTATCAATGGTCAGAACTTCTCGAATTAAGCTTGTTTTATTAATATATATCCCTGGTCCTTTAAAATATTTTGATTCCAAAAGAAAAGGCCAAGTTCTTTGCCAACATTTCCCATCAGGGAGTTGATAAATCATTTAATGTATTCTTTCTTCAAAGTAATGAACAGGACAAGATACGGCCTTTCTAATAATAGCTTCATCTGGAATATCAAAGAGAGCTAATGTAGCAGCTCCATATGTTTCATAGGTAGCTAAATCTAAATCATCCAAAGCTAGTGGATCATTCCAATTGTCTTCAAACCATATTTGAGGAGGAATCTCCCAATCATCTGGATTGTATTTCTTCAGATTAGGTTTGATTTCTTTTTTGGATATACCAATAAGAACATTTACATATTTTTCAGGCATTCTTCACCCAGCATTATCTTTCTATATTCTATTTCTTCAAACCATTTTTTCTTTCGGTATAGTTGTCCATTAATATAATGGTGACTTGTTATAGAGGGTTTTTTGTATTTATTAAAACCCTGATAAGCAGGTTCTTCATAAGAGTGAAGTTGTCTATTAAAAGAGACAATAAGCAAAAGAAGAAGAATCTCTTCTTTTGCTGTTTTATATTCAATAAGATAACGTCCTGCGCCTTGAAATATTTCCTTTTCAATAGAACCATCAACATAAAGTGCTTGATATGGTTGAAAGCCAGGATTATAATCATATAAAGAAACGTAATAGTCAAATTCTTGAAAAAGCTTTTGTTTCATTCTTCTCCAAGCATTATCTTTTTATAATGAACAGTAAGTTCAAAGTCTTTTTTGAATAGATATTCGCCATGAATATAATGGTCACTACTATTTTTTGTTGAATCAACATAAAGTTCAACATGTGCTGGGCAAAAATCAGAATGCATATATCCATGACTGTCTGTTAAGACTAAATCAGGTATCCATCCATGGTGGGGATGTGAGCTCTCACAAGAGCCTCGCCGCCGCCCTCGCCGATCTATCTTTTCATAAGGATAGGCATCTATAATATATAGAGCTTTTCCTTTGGGGAATAAGCCGCCGTTACTAGGATCGTAGTCAAGGCTATAGACTTTCCATCCGAAAAAGTCTTCACATACTAGTTCACACATTTGAAACCATAAGGTTTTTATAAACTTTTTGTGCCCATGTTTCAAGTGTACAAAAGTGACCATTTAAATAATGCATAACACATATATTGTTTTGTCTTTTCCAACCGATGTAGGCAGGCTTATCATAAGAGTGCAGGAGAGCTTGTTCATTACATGTCAATAGAATTGGAATTATTCTATTTCTGTCATCAAGCCACTCTATATAGTGTGTTCCTTTGTCTTGAAAAACATATTTATGCAAACCAGCTGAAGACCACACCGATACTCTTTTTATTCTCTTTGGGTTGTAGTCTTTTAGGCTAATGTAATAATCATACTCAGACCACATACATTTCTTTTCCTTGTTTCTGTCTATTCGGCGGCATTTCTCTTAAATCATTAGAGATCCCACAGGTTAATATGAATCTTCTCTTCCCCTACTCGAAGATGAGAGGCTTTCTTCCAAGTATCTGCCGTGCCGCTCCCGACCTTAGGCCAAGGATGATTGCAGAAGGTAAGAGCAAACATCCTGTCTGATGCTTCTGCTACTGTGGTGTTCCTCTGCTTGAAACCACCACCTGTAAAGAAAACCACCTTGTCGTTTCCTTGAAGACTATTAAGAGTCAAGAGAGTATTCTTCCCCATCTTCTTACTAAACTGACGATGGTAATAGTTAGAAATGTTTCCTGAGGAGCGCCAATCAGTCTTGTTTTCAATGAATTGCTTCTTTTGCTGGTCCCAAGAGGCAGGGAGGTGTAGTTCAAGAGAAGAGAACACACCAAGAAGAAAGAGGGAAATCGCCATATGGTCAGCCCATGCGGCGCCACCACTTACTCCAATCAACTCTTCCTCCTGATAAGGAAGAAGCTCTGCTCTAAGTCGAGCCACAGCATTAATATAAAGCTTTTTACTTAGCTTATCGTAATCTTCTCGTCTACCTGCTGTTCCAATAATAGAAATGCGCATAAGGTACTCCTTTGATTACCCTTGAATTTCATATACTTTTTTATTAACTTTCATATTTTTTAAGAGATTATATACTTATGTTCTTTTTCTAACTATAGACAAGGCATAGTTAAAGCCAGGCCCGAAGACCTGGCTTTATGTTTTTAGAATACATTGGAGAAAAGAAGGACTCGAACCTTCACGCTCTTTGCTTGTCAGACTAAACAAGAGCAGCAGTTTTCGCCATGAGTCTGAAAGATTAGTCTTACGAGTTAATCCCTATTCATGTAGGCTTAGACCACGCTTGCGTATGCCATTTCGCCATGATCTGCAATGTATATTGTGTAAGTATAAGGCCACTGCAGCTTACATTGTCCTTTTGACCTCATTTGTAAGGACTTTTCCAGGGTACCAGACCCGGCAAATTATTGGTGTTTATCCCATGTAGCTTTTACAGCTTTTTGGATAGCATCTTGTATCGCTTCTATTTTAACTTCATCTGATGCTGGGAAAATCCATTCTTCAGTCGTTTCTGTACATTTTGGGATAACATCCCCATATATCTTTTGAACTAAAGGAAACAAAATTTCTAATTCTTGATTAGTAAAGAATGAGACAAAAACAGGTTTTGTATCTTGTTTCCTAATGCACAGAGAGAAAACCATTATTCTCTGACAATCTCAATGTCGATAATACTGGCCTGCCCTAGAGAACAGGTGGCAAGACCATCTACTTCAGTATCCATCACCACGAGCTTAAGAACAGGTCCTGTCTCGTGTTGAGTAACTTTGCACTCGCTCTTGACAGGAAATGAGACTACCCAGGTACCCTTGGATCGAAGAAGACAGGCAGGGAGATTACCTCGCTTGGCAATGGTATCTCCCAGAAGAGTGGGAATACTAGGCCACATCTTCTTCGCTTGGAGAGCGCATCCCTTACCTATAACACACTGGCCATTACGCTTAACGAATCCATTAGTGGTAATACAAATAGCATTAGCAGTACCAAGATGGTCCCACATGTTACCCTTGAGTTCTTGCATGATTAATTCCTAGTTAGATAAGGTTTGCTTCCCTCATCTTTGAGAGAAGTTTTTCTCTAAGTTCAGAATCATTGAGAATAAAATGAAGTGCCTTTTGATTATAATCATCTTCTGGCTTATAGGAAACAACAGCATCCTTGGCTTCAAGGTAAGCATACCTTGCTCTAGCATCATACCCTTCTTCTCCGTAGAAGAGAGGTCTTTGTCCATTAGGGCCGTTAGTAGGGTGTTCTTCAAGAATCGTAATAATTTTCTGAAGTGCTTGGATTGGAGTCATTGTTTTCCTTATTGTAAGAGGATGATGAAATCATTAATTCCTTATATTCTAACTCTTGATAAATCTTATACATAAACTGTACAGCATTTTCATAGGTATCTAGAGCCTCTAGAGTAAGGATTTCTTCAGTATCATCTTTTTTGATATAGCAAGTGAATTGTTGACTTATGAAATATTGCTGACTTAAAGTAAAGGTATAAGGGGTATTACCTATGAAGCGGGAGAATCCGTAGCTTCTAGGCGAAAGGTGGCCATGTCGAAGAGCATTTCGGAATTCTTCTAATGTCATATATAAACCTGTAAAATGTACAAGGAGTAGGATAATCACCTTGTTCTGAGCTTATTCCATTCAGCTCTTTCACCATCGCTTGCAATCTAGTAATTGATACTTCTTAAGTTTCAGTCTGAGAGAAAAGGCTTTACCTTTGTCTGAGACGTATGTGGCATAATGGTAACATTGTCCTGATACAACCTGTGGGCAGATGGTTATGGTACCCCTGACACGACTTGAACGTGCATGTCCTTATAACGGACGGAAAATTTTGAGTTTTCTGTGTAAACCGATTCCACCACAGGGGCTAATAATAGTTGTGCCTGGTGTACTAAACTGCTCTATTCTTTCTATTAAGGTTTTCATTATCTACCAAACGAGCACTTCTCCCATCCCTTCTGGTCTTCACCATATAGAGGAATCCAGCATTCTTTTGCTTTCATCTCTGCATTGATATCTTCACAAAGAAGAGTACAATGATTATTATTTTTAATACTTTTCATATGTCCTGACACAGAAAGAACAAGAAACAAGCCTATAAAGATAATAGGAATGATGATAAGAGATTCTTGCCTTACTCCAAATAAAGTTGTAAAGCAAGTGCCCAGGAGAAAAGAGAGAAGAATGACATAAACTATAGTCATTAAGTCTCCTAAAGAGTAAAGTTATTCTGCTGAATCCAGGCATCAACCTGAATATGAGAACACTTGCTGGTGTACTGATTCCGATGTCCTTGTCTTTCAAGAAGAAGCATGCGCGCGAAGAATGGCATATTGATATCAGGATGACACTTGTAGTCACCAAGATTACCGGGACTACGGCGGCGCTCTCTGGTGCGAAGAGCAGTAGACCGACCCTTGGCAAGACGTACACGCTTGCTCTTTTGGTTCATTCCCTTATCTGTCCACTCACGATAACGCGCCTTCATCACGGCCTTACGCTTACGCTTTTCACTGTCACGACGTTGCTTTGCTCTTGCACGAGCATTTCTTCCTTGCTTAGCCATTGTTGCTCCTGGTTTGGAATTTCTAACATAATTCTTTTATATATTTCTTGCTTCCATTCTTCTTCAAGAAGAAATTTTCCCTCAATATAATAGTATGAACGAGCTTGAGTAACCCAAGCTGGTTCTTCAAGTGAATGAACAAGTCTATCTTGATTAATTATTGCACTTATCGTTCGAAGAATTGTTGTATTTTTGCTCCTAAAGATATATCTTCCAGGTCCTTGAAATATTTCCTTTTTCATTAGATAAGGAAAAATTTTATGAAAGCAACTCAATGGGGTTTCAGTTTCTATTATTGGATAAGTTTTCATAAGGAGAGGATAAGTAAAGGGAACCCTATAAAAGGGTTCCCTTTTACTCTTTAGGGGTAGATTAAGACGAGGAGGATTCGATAAGAGAATGAAGACGAGCACGCTCTCGCTGAGCTCCTACATTCTTTCCAAGACGCTTGTTAAGAAGAGCAAGCTGTTGTTGTGGAGTTCGGTCTGCGCGCGCGGCACGATTCCTTTCCACTACTACCATACGTTCTTGCTTACGCATCTCTGGGTAGCCAGTCTTGGGATGACGGGTCTTTGAAGGACCAATAGAGCCATCGCCATGACGAACTACGGGTCGACGGTCATAAAGTCCAGGATATTGAGACTGCCGCTCGGCGGCCATCTTGTCTGCATATTCACCCATGGTTTTCTCCATTATTAGGGTTCTTTGTCTTTAATATAAGATTTCTGTATTCTACTTCTTGTCTCTTGTTTTATGGCGCTGCCAGTAGGATTCGAACCTACGTAGGATAACCCGCATGATTAACAGTCATGTGCCTTTAACCACTCGGCCATGGCAGCGTATATTAAAATGGAGCCAGATAACGGACTCGAACCGTTGTCGGCGCCTTACGAAGGCGCTGCTAAACCAACTCAGCTAATCTGGCATTTGTATTGAATTATTGTCTATACAGCTAATAGCTTTATTTCCATAAACATAACAAACTATGTTGTATTTAGGATCAATAATTCTGAGAAAGTGATAGTTTTCATTTTGATAAAGATCTGTTACATTTTCTTTACGCCATTCTTGTAATTGATTATCTCTTTCAATTTCAAAAGAGGATCGAAAATCTCTATTCATGAAATCATATATAGAGTAACCCAGAAAGAATATCATTGCACTAAAGGCAAATATTCCCAATGTTGCGAATATTTCTTTTAGATCTGTCATGTTTTTCTCACAATATAAATTAAGAAGGTATCAACCCTTCTGGTGGATAGTCATAGGGGTCTTGCTTTCATAGATTAATCCATTCTCTATGTCTACTGCTTCCGGGTTTCTCCCGGCGCACCCTTCTTTATTAAAGTTTATCTCTCTATTCTATATCTTCGTCTTAATCATGTGTAAGGATTTGAACCTTTTCCCGCCATGGGTCACTACTATCTGAAGAAAGATAGGATTAAGAACTATAGAATAGAGAGAGGGGACCACAGTGATGAGTTTCGACATCATCCTTGTAGCCCACATAGATGGTAGGTCCCCAGGGACTCGAACCCTGATCTCGCAGCTTAAGAGGCTGGTGCTCTAGACCATTGAGCTAGAGACCTATAATGTTAGAATGATCAATTACTCCATGAAGAGGAATCACTTATTTCATCTACTGTAACCATTATCATAGATACAGGGATGATGATTACAGCGGAGACTGCAAACCAATAACTTGCTCCAGAGAGTACAGTAGCAAGCCAGGCTATAAGTGCTCCTATTCCAAATACAATTAGTACAAAAGAAGAGAAGATAGTAGCTGTGATAGCTACTCTTGCGAGCCAGATAATCATAATTTAACCTATATGTATATGAATTTCCCATTCATCTTTGCACAACCATGTATGAAAGACTGGACCATGTTCTATGCCAGTCTTAATATCTTTAAGTAGATATTCTGGTCCAATACGACCTTGAATAATTTTAACCACTTGAAAGATAATCTTAGAACTAGTGTTATAGAATTAATCTAATGTTTTTATATTATCTATTTGTGTAGAGGTCATAGGCTTTTATTGTCCTGGTAAAAAGATATGTCCTACCTGGTCTCTTCAGTAATAGCTATTTTGCTTCTCTCCTCTCTTTGGTAGAGGAATATTCATATCCTCTGTATATCCAACAGTAGAGATGGGGTAGGTTGCCTTTAGGGAGGAGACAGGAAGGTGGCCCTCGAAGGCCACCGACGAGTGGTCGATGGTGTAAAGATTAACACCGGAGAAGAATAGGAAGTACTTGGCGAGTGCTGTCCAGCTTGCTTCGCCGGGCATCTTATCCTCATCCCAATAACATGCAGTAACATGTGTTGCTGTAACATTATCTCCTACTCTTACCACATATGTATAGTCTTCACAAGTCTTGTTGACTAGATGAACTTCGTTAGCAAAAGCAATAGAGAGCAGAAGAAACATCATTGTTCTTTTCCTAGAATAAGTTTAATTTGAAATCAAAGTGATAACAGCACTAACTCCAATAATACCAACAGGGATAGAAAACCATACACTAGCTTGTCCAAGAAGATAAAAACAGTAAGCTGCGCCACCTAGTACCCCACCAAAAAGGGTGGTACCAAGGGCCGTTAGAAGTGTATCTACAATAAACTTTATCATGATTCACATGTCCCATTCTTAAGGGGTGCAAAATCTTCTTCTCGAACTGTATAGTTATCATTACAATAACAATAAAGATCCCAAGCATTTTCATTCACGGGTGAAGTTTTAAGACTATTCATTCCTTCATGTTCTTGATAAGTCTCAAAACATTGATCTACCTGACAGACTGGAATATAAGTAGGCAGAAGGCAGGAAAATAGAAGAATAAGCATTAAATAAACTCCACATGTTTACAATTAGGATTGATACAGAAGAGATAATTCTGACGTTCAGGTATTTCCCACCACATAAACTTCTTCATAGTGTCGGAGGAGCACCGCTTACACGATTGCCCACTAGTATTCTCTCTTTTCCATATTTGTTGTTGTTTGTCAGTAACAATTACTGTGTATTTACCAGGTCTCATTATTCTCTCTAGGTATATCCAAACATCTTAGTAGAATACATATAAAGATAAGTATCAATAGCAAGACAGATAAAGGGAATCATGTTATCTCCTAATTATTAATGTGACAGGTAGTCTTGGAAATACAGCCATAACCATGCACACATTTGACAGTGACAGACTTAGTAAGTCCATCACATGTCATAGACACTTCTGTCTGAGCAGGGTTTCCGCCTTGTCCATAATGATGGGAGAGATACTGGTGATCTGTGCATTCAGGAAATGCGCGCTCAGTGTACTCTACAGCCCTGTCAGGAGATACACAGGCGAGAGAAAGAATAAGGAAAATCATGTTGTTGTCTCCAATTCAGCAATTAGCTTAAGAAGAAGTTCCATTTGCTTATCATTGAGACTAATGTCTTCTTGATCTTCAACACTTCCATCTTCGGCTAGATGGAGCTTAACAATAATTGTTCTCTTCATGTTTGTTCCTGTGTCATTAGGTATTGATAGTATCTGTAGGAAAACTGGGAGACAGGAGGAACTAAACTAGTATGTCCTGGTGCCTCCCATATAGATGTAAGCAGGCGGTAAATTCAGTAACCAATACCTGCAAGCGATACATCTATCGGTGGGTCTTAAACACCGCTGAATTGCTTCAACTCCGCGCATGATCTTTTAACTGATCTTAAAGATGAGTATAGTGTGCATGCTAAAACACTTTACATAGAATCATACAGAGCATTAAATTCTAAAACCCCTTGGTACCTCTAGGGGATGAGGGTGAGTGGTTAGTCAAGCCACTCGTTAGGACTTCCAACACCCGCTCTGTTTTTTATACAGTCGGATCCCTTTGTGTAGTTTCTAGTACATGTTTGTGCACAACATGAGATTGCTAATCTACTACCAACATTGCGTCTGCTTCATTAACTGGAGTGCGCAACTATTCCAGCGTACATAGTTTACGGATCGTAACGGGTAAACGTTAGAACTAAGAAATACGCTCGCCACCGTCTGATTTTAACCCACCAGAAAGGATTAGGGTCTCCTAATGATATTCAAACAAGCCCAACTTATATTGGGATAAATTAGGAGAAAAAGTTAGTACTTAATAAGAGATGTTGGGACTAGAGTAATCACCCAACTGTAGGACACAGCTCGCATTTCCCTTTGACCTTATTATCCTTTATCCCATTGCATTAGGTTTTAAATGGAGGAACCAGAGTCAGTAATAGGAGACTGTGGATTTAAAAGGTACGCCTGGCAGGACTCCAGACTATGGTAGGGCTGACGGGACTTGAACCCGCATGCAACCGATTACCCTTTCTACAAGATATAAGCTTGAGGGGATACAGCCCAACAGACACCCATATGGTATAATCTTTCTATCAGTATCCTCTTTAGCATGCAGCTGTTAATTCAGACTTAATAGACCGGCTCTGTTCTGGTTTGATATACAAGACATTTGCATGTGACGCATACCACCCTGGATTCCGGGCCTCATCGGGGACAAAATGAGTTGGGTAGGGGTCAAGCCCTACAGCCTCTCCTTATATCGGAGACACTGGTTTATATCCCAGCCGCTCGACTTGCATCTTGGCGTACCAACTCATATTGAAAAGTGACAATGGGTTAGATTCGAACTAACATCACCGCTACTTAAACCAACCAGACCTGTCGCCCGTAATTCTACGAGAGTATCTCTTTGACTAGAGATCGGAATGGTTTAGTGCGGACCCTTATAAAATAGCACCCAGGTTTTACTTTCCCAGCTGATCTCTTTAAAAGTTGAGCTTTAGACCATCCAGGCCAAATGTCACGCCCGCAAACAAGAAGTCTAATCTTTAACTTTTTACGGACAGAATAGTCTTTGAAAATGATAGTGTTCATGGGGGTTTAAGGGTAGGTCTTTTCTCTAAGGAAATACAGGAAAGTTGTCCGTAGATTTAATCATTCTTTTCTTCATTAATCAAATATTGAAGAAGACCTGTATTGTAAGCTTCAAGGTCAGAAAAACAATAGCCTTCGATAAAGTATTCTTCATAGTCACCTAAGCCCACAACAGCAGGCCCATCTTCTCTATGCAAATATCCTTCTGCATTTACATAGAAAGAAAGATGTTCTTTTACTAAATATAGGCCCGCACCTTGAAAATGTTTATCTTTTACACTTTCTCTAGAGGCTTGTTTCCCAGAATAAGGATTTACTGTTACTTTTTCCGATGTGAAAGGATAGAGCACAAGGTATGTCTTCATGTTTCTTGAACCATAAGCTCTTCATATTCAGTCATAATATGGACTGCAGCAGCATAATTCCTATCTTTATAAGGTACGACATGTGAATCGAAAAGGATAACCTTTCTTACAGTATATTCTGCAATGGGTTTAAGTTGATAAGGTTTGAGTTGGAGAATATCACCTGCTCTAGGAATTACACTTAAAGTAGCTTGATCAAAGTATTCTCCATTGAGCATTACCTTTATTTTAAAATGGTATGTGGGCATTCACCATCCTCGGCTACTGAACATGGATTAGGAAGTTTGTGGATAAAGCCACACAAATTGCATTCTGGTCCATCAGAACTCCACTGATATGCATGTTCTGCATAAGGAGGCCCATTACAATAGTCACAAAGTTCAATAAACTCTACTATCTTTTGAGTTTCTTGTTTTAGCTCTTCAAGCTGTTTGGGAGTGAGTTCTCTTTTGTAGAAGTCATCAATTTTAATAGGCATGATTACTGAGTATTCTTCTTCAAATGGTCGCAATCAGGACAAAGAGCAAACATGTTCTGTCTGTACTCTCCCATCTTAAACTTGTATTCCTTAGTGAAGAGAGGGGTAACCCTGTCCCTGCTGTGAGTGAAGACATAGTAAAAGGTTCCAGTTCCAGCGCGCGAACTATCAATTACCGCATTGTCACACTCTGCACAATAGAAACTGTACTGCTCTCCTTCGGTAAAGGAAGCAGGTTTGATGGCATTCTTGAACAGCATGTTTATATCCTTTAAAATATGTTGAAGGTGAAATACAAGAGATAGTTTAGTGCACTAGCCCGCGCCTATTCTTCCTCTTCATCCTTTCTATTACACCTTTGAGTACAGTACTCACAACACATACACATAGAGTCATCATCTTCACCACTAGTACTAGAACAAAGATGCATCTCATGCTCTTCACTACAGGTACAGTTATACATAGTTTATCTCCTAGACAAGAGAAGAAGATAGGATTAGAGAAGGTTGGGTGAGATAAGACTAGAGGATGAGAGAGGACTAGATTAGAGAAGACTAGAGAAGAGAAGAGAAGAGAAGAGAAGTATACCTTCCCTCTCTTATCCTTCCTCCTATATACCCCCTATTCTCAAACACAGGTTTGTATATCCTTCAAACAGGCTTAGTCCCCTTCTACAGGCTAGTCTACCTAATCCCAAGAGATGATGTGGTAGACTTTTCTAGTGATATCAAAATCAGGTATCTCTACCTTGAGTTCCTGCTTTCTCAACCATTCTCTTGTTCTGTGGCTGAGAGCACCCTCATATCTCATTCCTTTTGAATAGGGAAAGCGCTTCGCCGCTGTAATAAGCTCCTTCCAGACAGTCTTCTTCTCATTCTTAAAGGCCAATTCTTCTTCTTTGAGCTGGGCGAACTTCTGAATCTCTCTGATTTCTTCCAACAAAGTCATGATATCTCCTCTAGATGCCCTCTACAAGGGGATGTACGCGGTAGGGTGCGGAATAGTCTAATGATTTCACACACTTAGCAGATTCTTTCTCCTTCAAACAGAGGAAAAGCTTCTCTATACACGGGGTAGAAGCTTTCTTGGCGGCAAGATGATGCCGTCAACCCATTCCTTTTGTTGTTCTGCAGTGATAAGAGCAAGATAACCTGCGCAAACGAAGATACCACCTTCTATGATTCCACCCGTACTGAATTGGATAATAGCTGCGAAGAACCAAATAAGAGCAATAAATTGATAAAACATCCTTATTTCTTTTGTTACTGGTTTAGAATAGAAAAGAGTAGAGTGTTCCCCTCGCTTCGCTCGGGGCTTACTCTACTACTTTACCTCCCCCTGTACCCCCTCCGGGGGAGGGGGCTGTCAAGGGACTAGTGTCGGATGGCTCCACCAACCCTGTACTTCTTCTTGAGGCCCATCACGAAGGCCCCGGTCTCTGCACAGATGTGGTCCTTGTCAATACCCAGGTCCTTGGAGTTGGCCGTGTACCGCGACTCGGCGCGCCAGCCTCCTGCACTTCCACGAATCTTCCCTACATCACGAGCCGCTCCACTGGGCAGCCTCATGTCAATCTCTTCTCTGGTAATGGTCTTCATATATTATCCCTATAGGTTCTTGAGGTTGTTGAGAAGTACACGCAGCTCGACCCGATGTTTGGTGAGCATCTTCTTGGTGTAGGGTTCTTCCTCCGTCATCATGTCTCGGAGGGTGCCCAGAGCGGTGAGAAGCTTGGCCGCACTGTTGATAGCGTCTACGACTGCAGTGTCGTATACAGTAGTGCAGCGCCCTTCGCCGCAGTAGCACTTGTTCATGCTTTCTCCTGTAAAAGGTGGGACTGGAGAGGATCGAACTCTCGACCTTGAGTTTAAAAGACTCTTGCTCTACCGCTGAGCTACAGACCCATAAGGTTAATGTGAATCTTCGTCTTCTCTACTTCTAGGACCTATCTGATAGAGAATTCGTAGTCCTCGTCGTAGGGTTCGCCGTGTGATGCCCATCCACCCATCTTTGGGTTACAGATAGGGGTGTCCTTGAGGTTTTCGAAGAGGAAGTTAGCGAGCGCCTCCTCCTCGCTCTTGCCAATACCGTAGTACTGGTATTCTCCACCAGACATACAGATGGTGTAGTCTGCCCACATGGAATCATTCAGGACAGTTTCTGCTGCCTCGAAACCAACCCAGATGACAAGGTCACCCTTGAAAAGACGAATGTGCATGGCTTGTCCCTATAGGTTGAAGGGGTTGATAGGTGGGGGTGGTAGGATTCGAACCTACGTATACTGGCACCAAAAACCAGCGTCTTAGGCCACTTGACGACACCCCTGTGGCACAAGTAAAGGTAGACCCTTGGGCCTACCCTCACTCACCCTCTAAAAGGGAATCTCGTCGGAGGGGATGTCCTCGGCCGCAGGTGCTGCCGAAGAGCTGGACCCTCCGCTCTTGCTGCCCAGGAACTGAACGTTGCTGGCGTTGACCTTGGTGGTGTACCGGTCTCGACCCTCGCTGTCCTGCCACTTCTGGGTACGGATGGAGCCCTCGACCAGGACCTGACGGCCCGACCTCAGGTTGTCAGCGCAGGCCTTGGCCCGATTGCCCCAGACGGTGACGCTGTGCCACTCGGTGTGCTGCCCCCAGGTGCCATCCTGGTTCTTGCGGGGTTCGTTGGTAGCGATTCGAAGATTACAGACTGCGGTTCCACCACTGGTAGAACGCAGCTCCGGGTCTGCACCGAGGCGACCCATGAGAATGACCTTATTCATGTTGTACTCCTTGTTGTTTAGTACGAGTATTTGTTCAGAGCTTTTCTAGAAGAAGGGGAGGAAGCTGAGCATGCCACCATCGCTGGCCCCGCTCATGCCTTCGATGATCTCACCCTCGGGGGCTCCTTCTGCGAGAGCCTCCATGTAGCTGTTGGTGATGACAGTGCCATCGTCGGTCATCGGAATCTCGCCGTCATCCGTGAGGGTGACGAGAGGGTCGACTGCCGTGATTTCACCGGTGCCAGGGTCGGTACTGACATCTGCGAAGACTTGGTCCAGAGCCAAGCCCTGGTTTTCTGCTGCTACCACCAGGTCGGGGTAGGTTGAACTGACGAGCGCCATATGCTCTCCTTGTTGTTGTTTGAATGTTTGATTAGACCTTTTCGCCTAACCGACAAAGAAGAAGTAGATTGCTCCGACGATGCCGATGAGGATGATGATGTCTTTCACTCCACCCACTCCTTCCACACGAAGTGCTTGCTCATACACCAATTGAGCCTTTCCTGAATCTCCTCCAGGTTCTCTTCCTGCTTCATGTTCACCGTACAGGAGTCTCCTGCGATGTACACTGCAGCACCAGACTCATGGGGGATGATGTGATCACCCCAGTGTCCTTGTAGGTAGTGAGCGCCTGCCGAGACGCCGAACAGGACAAGGACGCCGACGAGCACGAGCGAAATTAGTTCGAAGAAGGAATTCATACGTTCTCCCTAAAAAAGTTCATGAGTATGAGTAGACCTTTCGGCCTACTCAGTGACTCTATGCCTTGACTCTCCCGCTATATTCCGTTGTCGTGCCTGTCTGTTGGACGTAGACACGCTTAGCGCCCGTAACGACTTGCTTCTCCTTGGCGCTCATTGCTGCTGCTACCTTACCCGCGATATAGTACACTGGCCCCATGAACAACCCGAATGCAATTGCCTTCAGGATGGTGGGGAACAGAGCTACAATTGCGATTCCTACCACAGCCAGTAGGAGGTTCTCACTCTTCACAGATCACCTCGTAGGCCTTCCAGTACTGTTCCTTGCGATGCTTGAAGAATCGCCCAGGCCATGGTTTGACGATACGCAGAGTCTTCTCTGCCGCCTGCTTTGCCAGGGCCATCCAGCCGACCAACTTCTTCTGCTCCTCGATAGAAGCATTCTTGTAGCTGTCTTGGATGAGTTTCAGATCGAGCTTGACGGAGGTCACTCTCCACCTCCGGGCTTGATGCAGCAGACGATGGTCCAGTAGGGCTTGATGCTGGTCATGCTGTTCTCCTTGTTTGTTGTAGAAACCTACTTCTTGACCATGAAGACGATGAAGGCAGTGGTGATGGGCTTACTGCCGTCACTGCTGATCTTAGGGACGATGGAGTGGACCCTGTAGCCCTTTGTCAAGAAGTGTTCGACAAGCCCGTTTTCGCAGGCGCTGCGGTAGTCGAGGTGCTCTGCGACAATGGTGATGATCTTCATGTTTATTCCTTTGTTCATACATGTAACAGAGCCTTTCACCTGTCACCCTGTGAGCCCTATGGGAGAAGATTGGCTACTATGGGTCGGGAAAGACTCTGCACATGGTTCCCAGGATTCAAGCCTTTTCGCCTGAGATGGCTATGGGATCGCTTTGTGGAGTACTTACGCGTTTTCCTCTTTTGTCGATCACTTCAACGTATGAGACAGGATTCGAACCTGCATTGCCGGCTGGGCGTTTTACCAATTAAACTACTCTAACGTCTGTGCCATACACACCCACGACAGGTATTGTGCTGGCTATCCGATTTACTGTGCATTAGGTGGTAAATCAACACCTGTCGTAGACGCGCAATGCACTTGGGCGTTAGTAGCTACGACGCTATCATTTACTGTCTCTGTGGTGCCGCCCCACTACGCTCGTTTTCCGTACCCATCTATGTGTACACGTTGGGAAGACAGTCATGGCACACCCATCAGGACTCGAACCTGAGACCCTCGCTTTAGAAGAGCGATGCTCTATCCATCTGAGCTATGGGTGCGTGGGTGTGGGGAATACTCTTACCCCACCATGGACCTGAGATGGCTGGATAAGCCATAGTCCTTTATGTCAGTTTTACCAGAGATTTTCCGGTCTCTCTGGAAGCGTTTATAGATGTCACCTATGCGGCGCATCTACCCCCCTGACATATACCATTGCTTCATACTTGGGGGCTTCTAAAATAGGACCATGAGGGATGCGTACGATACCCTAAAGCTCAACCACCTATTCCATCTTCAGTGGTCGCCATGGTGTTAGTCTCAAAGATCGGCAACCGCTTGGTTACCGGTTGAGAGTTCAGCGAGAGGTACTATACGCCCACTGTGCTTTGTCTTAAGGCCTGTTTGACGCAGCTGGTAGTCAGAGGTGATGTCCTGCTTGGTGACTCTCATAAGTAATAGTAGACCTTTCGGCCTACCACTACTTGTTTCTCTCTACTGTGCCAGCATCTTCTGCACACTGTCGGGAACGTGGATGCGCCCCTTCAGCTCGGGAGTGGTGTGCTCCCGATCGCGCCGACTGTGGCTCTTCTTCTTGGGGCCACGGACCTGCTTGTCGCGCCAGACACGACCCGTGAGCTTCTGGAGCTGGAGCTTGAGGGACTTGAGCCCCTCCTCGGCGCCGTGGCGCTGGTCGACCATGGCGTCGATCTTGGCCTTGGCCACGAACTTGCCATTCTTCCGCCACTTGCCCTGGCTGTCCCGCTTGAGGCTGCTGAGGAAGGCCTCGGCTTCCTTGATCTGTTCCTGGCACTTGGTGATGCCATCGCGAAGCCCCAGCTGCTTCATGCTGGTCGGGAACGTGGGTGTGTACATGCTATTCTCCTGATTGAATCGAAGATGAGAGAGTGAAACTCTTTGTATAGATTTTCGCCTATACTTTATCGCAAGGTCGCATGTGACCTATGGCGTCCACGAACCCATGTGGCGGTCTCGAACTCTCACAAGTTTAGGTAGACCTTTTGGCCTACCCTCCCCCGGACGCCCTTACTGAGCGCCCAGGAACAAGACGGAATGGATGAACGCCATCCACATGATCCATCCCCAACCGACGAGGAGAATCCCCTCGGCCACGGTCTTCAGAATTCGCTTCTTTTCCATGTTTCCTCCCTTCATGAGTATGGGTAGACTTTTCGGGCCTACCCTCTCGTGCTATAAGAGAACGCTGGTGTCTCGGAGGTGTCTAATCTCCTGCGGGTAGTTCCATTTACCCTAACCAGTGTCTTCATTCACAACCACCCTACTTACTGAAGAGATGACAAGTCTCAGTAGACTGATTGCGGGAACCGCAGGGGCTCGGCTCGTCTCCCAGGGCACAAGCGGCTCCTGGTTACTATTCGATCTCGAAAGATCAAACCACCTCCCGACAAGGAGGACGATGCTGGGTGTACAGCACCAGTATGGCCTTGCACGATGAACCCAGGGTAAGTCGCGGGAGCAGTAACTCCCTCCCTTCGCGGGCTTAAACACCATTCACTACCCTACTCTCGTAGACGCTCTTGGCTTAATAGTCTCTTTATACTGGCCAAGTCCAGTTATCTCTACGATAGAGATTTAAAGGGTGTGGGCGATAGTTCCTCAACCCACTACAGCAACACGGTCATCCCGCTGGGAATCCCCGAAGCCTTTACATCAATGGGAACCACCCTAAGGTGCCCTAACCGCCTGACATATGCTTTCAGTTTGACGGAAGTCGAGGGTTCCGATTACTTACACCCTGGCGTAGGTGCTTTCTTCTTTGCATCCACTGCTCGCCAAAGCAGCTTCATACTGACCATCCAGGAGTACCAACCACCCCATGGGAGTGAGTGTGGAATCGAACCACCTACCTTTTAGCCATCCCTCTCACAAGTTTAGGTAGACCTTTCGGCCTACCTCCGTGGAACCCGAGTTGCCTCAGAGTTCCACTGGCTCCACGCTGACGAGAAGCCAGTCCGGCTCCCCAGCCTCGGGCGCGTACGCCCAGGTCTCCATGGAGTCGTCTCCATCCTGGTCCCAGACCAGGACACAGATGCTGAGCGGCTCAGCGCTGACCACGAATCCCAACGGGGGGCACACCACCCCCATGTGAGACAAGCGGTCGCCCGCCTTGTATTCCTTCACTTCTTCTCCCGAAGAAACGAGTCCCAGTCCATCCGAGACCCTCACAAGTTTGGAAGAGCTTTTCGCCAGGCCTCTTCAGCCTCGCGCCCTCTCTTCCTCCCTCTGCGCCTCTTTGGTATACCTTTTCTCTTAGCACTCTACCTTTCTCTTATCTGTGAGGCTTCGCCCTTTCTCTTTCTCTCCTATGTATAGGGTTAGCACTGACGCGCGCCTCTCCTCCCTTCCAACTCCAACTCAACCTAGTTTAGTAGACCTTTTCGCCCAGCCTCTACGTTGATATAAACGCTGGGACATAGCATTAGCTGCGCTCTGATTAACAAATCAGGGTCTTGGGTTAAAAGATAGGTTCTCACCTCCTATAGTTAGAGGTTATTGAGTTAGCACCATGCTAACCCTCACCCAACCCCTGGATACCCTATTGGATACCCAGGAGAAAGGAGAAGGTAGGCAGTTTTACGTCATGCCTAGGACGTGGACCAGGCTAGTCCCGGGGGAAGTACCCCAGGCTCTGGAGGAGCGTCTTGCTCCCCGTCCTCTTGGAGACCCTCTTGGTCTCCTCGTTCGTCACGAGCCGGTCCTTCCAGCTCCTCCTGACATCGGCCTTGATCTTACCGATGTCGTTGGTCCTGCTCCTGTCCTCGCAGAAGTAGAAGCCGGGGCGGAGGTTACCCGACCTCTTGTCCCGGAAGGAGCAGAGCGCCTTCACGCAGGACTCGAGGGTGCCGTTGGGCACCTTGTCCCCCAGCTCGATGAAGAGCCAGGTCATGATGGCCTTCCTGGCCTTCATGGCACCCCAGGACGGGATGCGGGAGGAGCCCATGATCCAGGTGCCGGCCTCCCTGTCCCAGCGGTTGGTGCTGGCGTACACCAGAGCCGCCCCGACCCGCTCAGCGACCTGGACGAGCCGCCCGAGGGTACGACGGTTGGAGGACTCCGTCACCAGCCGGAACTGGCTGATGGCCCAACCCACGGCCAGGCGGATGTTCTTGGCATCCACCTCGGTCTTGGCCGTGTAGCTGTTGTCGAAGCCCCGACCGGCCTTGTCCCGGCCCTTCGAGCCGTCCTTGGCCCGCTGGATGCTGGCCTTGACCTTGGCCTGGTAGGCCTTGGTGAAGACCGTCTCCAGCTCACCCCACTCTTCCATGTGGGCCTGAAGGAAGACCTCCTTGGACGTCAGGGTGGTGTCCTGGCCCTGCTCGTAGGCCGCCTGCGTCGTCGAGTAGAACTCGAACGACTCGTTGGCCTCCCCCAGCAGCGGGCTGCTGTTCACCCGCTGCTGGAGGGTGACGGGGGTCGCCTCTCCGGTGTCCTGGTGCTTGAGGCTGGTGATGATCCGGCGCATGACCTTGGTCTCCTCCAGCTGGCTCAGGACGCTCTGCCACCAACCGGCAGCGTCCGCCACCTTGGTCGGATCCTGGATCGTCATGCCCAGGGTCCGCTCCCAGATCTTGGCCTGGTAGGCTTCGACCTCGGGGGTGTGGCTGTAGTAGGCCTCGACCTCGGGCCCGTCCGCGTCCTGCAGCTTCTTCTTCCAGCCGTAGTACGCAGCCCAGATCCAGTTACGGGTCTCGACCTTCTTGGCCCACGCCTGCAGGCTGTCGGTCGAACGGTTGGCCCTCACCTGCTTCCAGCTGCCCTCTCCGTAGACCTCGTGGACCATACGGGCCTCGAGCGGGTCTTCGGTCTTGACGACCTCGTAGACGGGGTTGCCGTCTTCGGCCAGGTGCGAGATCTGACCCCAGGCCTCGATCTCCCGCTCACGGATGGCACCGTACGCCACGCCCTGGCCGAAGATGCCGTAACCTTCGGGCATGGACTGGTTGACCAGCCCACCAGCGTTGGCCTCGCCATCATCGGCGTCGGCCTCACCCGTCATGGGCACACCGATACCACCGATGGCGCTCATGGCCTCCTCCACCAGGTTCTGCTCCTGGTACATGGTGTCGATCAGAAGCGCCTTGGCCCACTTGGGCACGGACGCGAACTTGGCCGTCTCCTTGGAGCGGAAACGGACCTTACCGTCCCGGCCCTCGAAGGCCTCGTAGGAGGCCAAGACCCGACCGATGGCGGTCAGGGCCTCGCCCTCCCCCGTGTCGATCGTGTCGACCACGATCACCCCCGTGTTGGGGTGGAAGACCTTGACGTGGCCGGTCTCGGCCACCGTCTCCTCCATCGCCCGCGTGAGGGCCATGAGCACCCCCCGCGTATCGCTGGCCCTGTAAACGAGGGCCGGGTTAGCCCCCTCGTCGATGAGGGCGAACGCGGCGGTCAGGTCGTTGATGATGCGGGACATGGTATCTCCTTTCTGGAGTTGTGGACTCATGCAATCGACCGTACCAATGGTCAGTCCGTTATGGTAGAGACCCTTCAGTGCATGGCTGAAGAGGATCGTGAGGTGCCCACACTCACTGGCTTGCGGACTCAGGACTCTGTCCTTATCCTTGGCATACAGGTTGGCCTTCATGGCCTGGGACTCACTTCCGCTGGCAACGGAGGTGAAGGGGGAGAACGGGGTGTCGTCAAACAGTCCGCACTCACTGGTGCTACTAATCGTCAGAGCGACGATATCGAGCGTTTCAGCAAGAAAACCAATCAAAGCACGCAGCCACAGAACCCAGACAGGATCCATAACAGTCTCTCCAAAAGGGGACTGTGCCACAGAAACGCACTGTGACCTACGCGACTGCACCCCGCAGTCTGCACAGCCCCTCCTCGATCCTAAGAAGGAGGAGAGGCTTTTCCAGACACCGGGATGTCTACATGGACTTGGTTAGAGTCCTAACGGCTGAACCGCGTAGCCACGTGCTTGATTAGTTCTTGTTAAAAACTAATTTTACTTGTGTTATTTGAACAGATTTAAGCCAACCAGCCGTCCAGCTGGCAGCAATCCATACACAGCACACTGTTCGCTATGCTATGCACGGAAGATGTAAACTACTTACACCCTATCCTCCCCACCCACACCAGAAGCATGGATGGAGAGACTAGGACGTCCTCTAGCCAAGGAGTCCCAGTACCGGCCCCAAAAGGGACAGGTACGGGGAAATCCAAGGCCAGAGGATCCAGGCCGTAAACCCTATTACTAGGGCATATACAGCCAGGATGTCCATGTCCGTAGACATGGTGTCTCCCTGGTCTAAGACCAGACACAGGACCTCTGTGCAAGGAGAGTGAAACTATTTCACCCTGATCTCCCTACCCACATGCGTACACATGGGTAAGGAGTGCAGGATGTTCCCTAGAAGGGAATATCGTCGTCGCCGTCGTCGCAGTCCTCGGTCGCGACGCTGCCCAGGATGTCGAGGGCCCACGTCTCCAGGGCGAGGAGGTCGTGGTAGGCATCCTCGTAAGAGTCCGCACAGGACACACACATACCACAGTCGTGGATACAGGCGCTGTCGGCGACCGCCTCTACCAGACGGAAGTCGTGGTAGAAGTTGACCTCGCGAGCGTTGATCACGTACAACATGATGTACTCCAAACCATTCCTCTGTCAAATGGCAGTTACTGAGTTGTGTGGCATCACAGGACAGAGCTGTGATGAGAGAGGTGGACGAGTTCACCCTCTGATCTCC